TGTAACTGTAACAATGACTGGTGATGTAACTGGTTCAGCATCAGCAACATTACAGGATTTAGCTTCAAACACTATTTCTATAGCAACTACAATAGCATCCAATTCAGTTGATTTAGGTACTGATACTACTGGAGCTTATGTTGCAAACTTAGTTCAGGGGTCTGGTATTACATTGACTGGATTAACAGGTGAAGGTGCTACTCCTACTATAGCAGCTAATGTTACATCGGTAGGTACTTTCATAGGTACTGTTTCTAATACTAACTTGTTAAGTAGTATTTTACAAGTTGATGGAACGGGATCTACTTTAGATGCTGATTTACTAGATGGAGAACAGGGTACATATTATTTAGATTTTACAAATGCAACTAATAAACCAGATCCAGTAATCACAGTAACAATGACCGGAGATGTAACTGGTTCAGCATCAGCAACATTACAGGATTTAGCTTCAAACACTATTTCTATAGCAACTACAATAGCTGCTGATAGTGTAGCTTTAGGTACTGATACTACTGGATCTTATACAGATCGAGTTATTCAAGGTACAGGTATTACAGCTACTGGAACAGCAGATGAAGGAAATGTAATAACTGTTGGACTTACTAATACTGGGGTTTCTGCTGCCACATATGGTAATGCAACTATTGTACCAGTTATAACAGTAGATGCACAAGGTAGAATTACAACAGCAGCGAATGTTTCTATTTCATTCCCTGAAAGTACAACAGATTATAATGATTTAACTAATAAACCAGCAGCAAATATATTATTAACAGGTGATGTAACTGGTTCTGCTAATGCTCTTTTAACAGCAGATTCAACAATTTTATCTATTAATACAGCTTTAAATGCAACAGGAGTTTCTGCTACCACATATGGTAATGCAACTATTGTTCCTGTATTTACTGTAGGTTCTGATGGTCGTATAACATCAGCAGCTAATGTTGAAATATCTGCTGGTGGTGGTTCTTCAGTTTTTGCTGTTACTGCTACTGATAATATAGCTAGTTGTACATCTGGTTCTTCAACTACTGGTAGCTATAATTTCTTTGCCGGTACTTGTGCTGGATTAAGTACTACTACAGGTAGTTATAATAACTTTATTGGTTTTAATTCTGGGTATTGTAATACCACAGGTAGTGATAATAACTTTTTTGGTAATCAAGCTGGATATAATAACACCACAGGTATTCACAATTTCTTTGCTGGTATGTGTGCTGGTTATGGTAACACTACTGGTTCATATAATACGTTTATAGGTCGAGAAGCTGGGGATAGTAATACATTTGGTTGCCATAATAACTTTATTGGGTTCCAGGCTGGATATTGTAATACCACAGGTAGTTGTAATAACTTTATTGGTCGAGAAGCTGGAAGTAGTAATACATTTGGTTGTTATAATAACTTTTTTGGTTTTCTTGCTGGATTTTATAATATTACAGGTAGTTGTAATAACTTTATAGGTTATCAAGCTGGATATTGTAATACCACAGGTAATAATAATAACTTCTTTGGTTTATTTGCTGGATGTTTTAATACCACAGGTAGTAATAATAACTTTATAGGTACTTGTGCTGGATATTGTAATACCACAGGTTCTACTAATAACTTTATGGGGTGTGCAGCTGGATATAAAAATACCACAGGTTCTAGTAATACCTTTTTTGGTAATCAAGCTGGATATAATAACACCACAGGAGTAAATAATACCTTTATTAGTTCTCAAGCTGGATATTGTAATACCACGGGGAATGATAATAACTTTTTTGGTAGACAAACGGGTTATAGTAATACCACAGGTTGTTATAATACCTTTATCGGTTTTTGTGCTGGATATAGTAATACCATAGGTAACTATAATAACTTTATTGGTTATTGTGCTGGATATAATAATTCTACAGGAGGAGCTAATAACTTTTTTGGTCTATGTGCTGGATATTCTAATACCACAGGTTGTTGTAATAACTTTATTGGTCATTCTGCTGGATCTTGTAATACCATAGGTAATAATAATAACTTTATTGGTCAGAATACTGGATATTGTAATACCACGGGGAGTGATAATAACTTTATAGGTTCTCAAGCTGGATATTTTAATACCACAGGTAGTTGTAATAACTTTTTTGGTGCATGTGCTGGACGTGCTAATACCACAGGCTGTTATAATAACTTTTTTGGTAATCAAGCTGGACGTTCTAATACCACAGGTTGTTATAATAACTTTATTGGTTTTTATTCTGGATATTTTAATACCACAGGTAATCATAATAACTTTTTTGGTATTTTTGCAGGAAATTATAATACCACAGGTAGTAATAATAACTTTTCTGGTTATTATGCTGGATTTTGTAATACCACAGGTAGTTGTAATAACTTTTTTGGTAGACAAACGGGTTATAGTAATACTACAGGTTGTTACAATAATTTTATAGGTTCTTGTGCTGGATATAGTAATACCACAGGTAATTGTAATTTCTTCGCCGGTTTTTGTGCTGCTTATAATAATACAACAGCATCTAATGCAATCGCTATAGGAAATTCAGTTGATATTGCAGATGATAATTCTGTAGCAATTGGTTACCAATCATCATCACCAACAAAAGGTAAATATAGTTTTGCTTCTGGTAGATTTGCTAGCAATGGAGATGCACAAACAGGTTCTTATGTATTAAGATCAGATACTATAAACGCAACTTCTGAAGTAGTAACTACTAATAATAGTGCAGCAGATGCAACAAATCAAATCATTTTACCTGACAACTCAGCATATTCATTCTTAGGTTCTATTATTGCAAGACAACAAGCTGCTGGCGGATCAGATTATGCTGCATGGGAAATTAAAGGTGCTATCATAAGAAATGGAAATGCCGCAGCAACTACATTAGGAAGCTACAATATCAATACATTAAGCAAAACAGCAGGAGCTACTAGTTGGAGCATTGCATTATCCGCTGATACTACAAATGGTGGACTTGCTATAACTGTTACCGGTGCAGCATCAACTAATATTAGATGGGTTGCTTCAATAAATACTAGCGAAGTTGTATATGCATAGGGGAATTAGATGGGTTCAATAAACATTGATAATACAGGATCTGGAAGTGCTATTACTTTAAGTAGTGATGGTACTGATCTTCTTGTTAATGGCTCTACTGTAGGTGGTGGTGGTTCTTCAGATTATAATGATTTAACTAATAAACCAGCAGCAAATATATTATTAACAGGTAATATCACAGGTTCTTCTAATGTTTTATTAGAAGCTAATACAAATATAATTAGTATCGATACTACTTTAGAAAATACAGGAGTAACAGCTACCACATATGGTAATGCAACTATTGTTCCTGTTATAACAGTAGATGAACAAGGTAGAATTACATCAGCAGCTAATGTAGAGATATCTGCTGGTGGTGGTGGAGGTTCTTCAGTTTTTTCAGTAACAGCTACTGATAATATCATTAGCTGTACATCTGGTTCTACAACTACTGGCAGCTACAATTTCTTTGTTGGTACTAGTGCTGGATTATGTACCACTACAGGTAGCTATAACACATTTATTGGTTATCAAGCTGGATGCAAAATTTCATATGGTACCAATAACACATTTATTGGTTATCAAGCTGGATTAAGTAGTACAAATGCATGTAATAATAACTTTTTTGGTTATCAAGCTGGAACTAGTAATACTGGAGGTGATTTTAATAACTTTTTTGGTTATCAAGCTGGATGTGCTAATACTTCAGGTAATTTAAATAACTTTTTTGGTTGTCAAACTGGATATTGTAATACCACAGGTGATTGTAATAACTTTTTTGGTCCTCAAGCGGGATATTGTAATACCTCAGGTGCACATAATAACTTTTTTGGTTATCGTGCTGGATATCGTAATACTACAGGTAGCTGTAACACATTTATTGGTGCTAGTTCTGGATATGATAATACCACAGGTATTTATAATAACTTTATTGGTGTTAATGCTGGATCTAATAATACCTACGGTTCTGATAATAACTTTATTGGTTCTAATGCTGGATTTTGTAATACCACAGGTTGTTATAATAACTTTTTTGGTAGTTGTGCTGGATATAAAAATACCACAGGTAATTATAATAACTTTTTTGGACTTAATGCTGGATCTTGTAATACCACAGGTAGTGATAATAACTTTTTTGGTTATAACGCTGGATGTTCTAATACCACAGGTAGTAATAATATCTTTATAGGTACTTTTGCTGGAGAAGGTAATACTACAGGTAGTAATAATACCTTTATAGGTGATCAAGCTGGACGTAATAATACCTACGGTTGTTATAATAACTTTTTTGGTTGGCGAGCTGGACTTAATGTAACCACGGGTAGTAACAACCTTGCCGCTGGTACATGTGCTCTTATAAACGCAACAGGAAATTATAATACAGTTATAGGTAATTTTGCACGAGGTTGTGGCTGTCGTAATGTTATTGCCGGTTATTGCGCTTCTAGTGACAGCTCTACTAATGTTGATAATGTAATTATAGGTTTTAATGCAGGAAGCACCAGTGGATCTGGAGCTAATTATAATACAATTATTGGTTCTTGTGCTGGTGCGTGTTCTACAGGTACAGTATGTAGTGCTTTTTATGGATTTGAAGCAGGTTTTGCACAAAACGGGTTAGAATGCCATAATAGTTTTTTTGGTACTCAAGCTGGACGCAATAGTTGCGGATCATTTAATACTTTTGTTGGTTCTTGTGCGGGTTATAATTCTGCATATGGTGACTATACTACCGCGGTAGGATTTAATGCGGGTAGAAATAATGCTGGTTATGGTAGTTATTTGGGTGCATATGCTGGATATTCTGATACAGGTGATAGCTATAATAGTTTTATAGGTTATCAAGCTGGATATTATACTACAGGTAGTTATAATACCTTTATTGGTAGTTGTGCTGGATATTGTAATACCTCAGGTAGTTATAATAACTTTTTTGGGTTTTGTGCTGGATTTTCTAATACCACAGGTAGTTGTAATAACTTTTTTGGTTATAATGCTGGATCTAGTAATACCACAGGTAGTTATAATAACTTTTTTGGTCTGAATGCTGGATGTTCTAATTGCATAGGTAGTTATAATAACTTTATTGGTTATAACGTTGGATATTGTAATACCACAGGTTGTTATAATAACTTTTTTGGTTATTATGCTGGATTTTCTAATACCACAGGTTCTTGTAATAATTTTATTGGTTTTCTAGCTGGATGTAAAAATACCACAGGTAATTGTAATAACTTTATCGGTTTATGGGCTGGATTTTATAATTCTACAGGTAGTAGTAATAACTTTATTGGTCGAGGAACTGGATATAATAATACCACAGGTAGTTGTAATAACTTTTTTGGTTTTTGTGCTGGATATGATAATTCTTCAGGGTGTTATAATAACTTTATGGGTTATCAAGCTGGGGCTAATAATACCACAGGTTGTTATAATAACTTTTTTGGTTATTATGCTGGACTTTGTAATACCACAGGTAGTAGTAATAACTTTTTTGGTATTTATGCTGGATATAAAAATACCACAGGTAGTAATAATAACTTTATTGGTTCTAATGCTGGTTATTGTAATACTTCAGGTTATTATAATAACTTTATTGGTTATAGTGCTGGAAATTATAATACCATAGGTGGTTCTAATAACTTTATTGGGCCAAGTGCTGGATATTGTAATACTACAGGTGGTTTTAATAACTTTATTGGTAATAATGCTGGATTTTCTAATACTACAGGTACAAATAATAACTTTATTGGTTATTTTGCTGGATATAGTAATACCACAGGTAGTGATAATAACTTTTTTGGTACTAGTGCTGGATATTGTAATACCACAGGTAGTGATAATAATTTTATTGGTTATCTAGCTGGATATGCTAATACCACAGGTTATTTTAATAACTTTATTGGTAATCAAGCTGGATGTTCTAATACCACAGGTTGTTATAATAACTTTATTGGTTCTAATGCTGGACAGTATAATACCGAAGGTGGAGCTAATAACTTTTATGGTAATGCTGCTGGATATTGTAATACTACAGGTTGTTATAATACCTTTATCGGTTCTAATGCTGGATATTTTAACACAATTGGGGCTTATAATGCATCTTTTGGATTTTGTGCTGGACATTGTAATACCACAGGAAATTGTAATACTTTTATAGGACCTTATAGTGGACTCAGCGCAACAACTGGAGAAAATAATTCTACATTAGGTTATTATGCAGGTGGTGATGGAACAACTGGACTATGTAATCTAGCAGGAGTAAGCAATCACGTTGTAATTGGTAATTCTAGTATTACAAATGCATTAATACAAGTTGGTTGGACAACAGTTTCTGATATTAGAGATAAACATATCTTTGGCAATGTACCACATGGTAGATGTTTTCTACAAGGTATTACACCAATTGAATTTTCATTCAAAAATAGAACAACTAATGAAATCACAGACAACAAACGTAGATATGGTTTTTCAGCACAAGAAATACGTAAATTAGAAGATGATAAGAAGATCTTAGTATCAGATCTATCAGAAGAAAAATTAGGTTTAACTGGTGATTACTTAATACCGATTTTAGTTAATGCAATCAAAGAATTAAACAATGAAATTGACTCATTAAAAACAAGGATAAATACATTAGAAACTAAATAAAATAATGAGAATTTGATGAAAAAAATATTAATTGCTACACCATGTTTAGATCAAAAAGTTGATGCTTATTTTGTTCATAGTTTATGTGAGTCAATAAAACTTGGACTAAAACACGATTTAGATATCAAATGTGTATTCCTAGCCAATGAGAGCATACTTCCCATGGCTAGGAATGAATTGTTCAATCTTGCATATATAGAACAATATGATTGTATGGTTTTTATTGATGATGATGAATATTGGAATGAACAATATCTAATTGATATCATTCTATCAGAAAAAGATGTTATATCTTTACCTGTAGTAAATAAAGGTGATAAAAATATTCAATATAACATCTTTTTAGAAACAACTTCTCCAGAATCTGATTCTACAGATGGATATATAAAAACAAACAAAGCAGGAACTGGATTTCTAAAACTTTCAAAAAAAGTAATAGAAGATTTATGGATCTCCAACCCCGAGATATTTTTTAGAAATAAAGTACTAAAAAATATATGTGAATATGGATTCCATAAAGGATCTTTTGTTGGAGAAGATATAACTTTATCTAGAAAGATAATTGAATTAGGTTATACTATTTGGGTCAATCCACATCATACAGTTTCACATATTGGTAATAAAATGTATAAAGGTAATTTTAAAAGTAGCATAAAATGAATACAATTGATATTGCTATGCCAACAATGTGGTTTGTTGATGGTTTTACAGATCTTCTCAATTCTTATATACAATCAGAATATATAAACAATATATTTTTAATTGATAATAATAGAAACCATCGCCCAAAAAATCTACCAAAACATGAAAAATTAAATCTGATAGATTATGGTAGAAATATATATTGTAATCCAGCATGGAATGAAGGATATTATAGATCACAAGCTGATATAATAGGATTATTTAGTGATGATGTTATAGTTCATGATGATATCTTTAAATTAGTAGCAGAGGCTGATATTACAGATATTGATCTTATTGGAGTAGCTTTAAAAGGCACAGAAGATAATTTTCATATAGATGATTCATTTTATAACTCTGATACACTTTCCAAATTAGAAGTATTAAAGAGTCGTCCAATAGGTGAACAAGCATGGGCTTTTGGAACCTGTATGTTCGCTAAAAGAAAAACATATAAAGTTATACCTAGTCTATATCAAATTTGGTATGGTGATGATTATCTAGTACAAAAAAGTAAAAACATTTATGTGTTAAAAACAAATAAGATAATAGGTGAAGTTTCTAAAACTTTAATGTGTCTACATGATGATGAAGATGTGCAAAGAAGAATAGCATTGGATGCTTTAAATGTGTATAATTTTAATCATTTTAAAAATGGTAAGAATTGGGAAAATGTAACTGATACATTGAAAGCAAGAACTAAATTTATATTGAAAAGGTAATTATAATGAAATACAGTATTTTTCATGTACAAGGTGGAATTGGTAAACATGTTGCTGCAACTGCAGTTGCACAAACAATCAAAAATAATTATCCAGATAGAAAACTTATTGTTGTATGTGCCTATACAGATATCTTTATAAATTTAAAGTTTGTTGATAGAGTATATCAGTTGGGAAATACACAATACTTCTATCAAAATTATATCAAAGGTAAAGATTCTTTAATCTTTCATCATGAACCATATTTTACTACAGATCATATCCATCAAAAAATGCCTTTAATTCAAAATTGGTGTAAGATGTATGGTCTTACTTATAATAACGAAAAACCCATTGTGAGGTTTAATAATATCCAAAAAGATTTATCAAGAAAATTTTGGAAGGTTAGTAATAAACCTATCATGGTTATTCATACAAATGGAGGATTGATTTCTTTAGATGCTAAACCCTATGCATGGACTCGTGATATGCCAGAAAATTTAGCACAAAGAATAGTTGATCATTATAAAGATCAATATTACATTTATCAAATAACAAAACTCAATTCTCCTAAGTTAAATGGTGCTACACATATATTTGCTACTCCAGAAAAATCTTTAACTATAATGGAGCTATTTAGCTTATTGATAAATACCAAAAAACGTGTATTAATAGATTCATGTATGCAACATGCTGCTGCAGCATTAGATTGTAAGTCCACTGTATTGTGGAACGGAACAAGTCCAAAAGTATTTGGATATAAATTACATGATAATATTGAGACACAGATACCATATGAGTTTAAGTTACCAAAAAGTTATCTCTTCGATTTTGATTTTAATGGAAATGAAGTAGAATATCCTTTTGGTGAACAAGAAGAATTATTTAATTTTAACGATATAATACAATCAATAGATAACCAATGAGGTATAAACATGCAAGAGATGATTAAACAAATTGTAAAAGAAGAGATGTATCGTAGTTATAAACAATACTATTTTATTGCTGGGTTACCAAGATCTGGAAGCAGTCTTATTTCTGCTATTCTAAATCAAAATCCAAAGTTTTATGCTGGACCAAATTCTCCTGTATTGCATCTAATGACTCAAATGGAGCAAAGTTTAAGCCAAGATGCTTTTTTCAATGCTTATCCTAAACCAGGGCAAGCAGCATTAATCATTGGTTCAATTATCAATAATTGGTATAGAGATGTTGAGCAGAATGTTATCTTTGATAAAAATAGTTTTTGGTTAAATCATATTCCATATATTAATGGATATATAGATCAAAAACCAAAGATCATTTGCCCAGTTAGAAATGTTGAAGAAATTTTAGCATCTTATATGGATATGATTAATAGAACTCAATTAATCAGTACTGAAGGCAAACTTAATATGTTTGATGATATTTTAGTGAAAAACAATTTACCTATTACTAATGATAATAGATGTATGTTGTTAGCAAACAATGGTGTATTTGGTCAAGTGTTTACATCATTGAAGAATGCTTATGAACGTGGTGAAGATGAACATTTACATATCGTTGAATATGAAAACTTAATTTCTGATCCTAAAGGTACAATTGAAAAAATTTACGAATTTATTGAACAGCCTTATTATGAGGGACACAAATTTACAGATATCTCTACAGATATTAAAGAAAAAGATGCAGAGGTATATGGATTCTCTGATATGCATGAAGTAAGATCCACTATTGCAAAACGAAATATAAATATTGAAGAACTTTTATCAGAACAGATTAGAACTCTATGTCAAAATCAAGAATTTTGGCGTGTTTCTAAAGAAACTAGTGAAGAAACAGAGGAAAACTTTGATATAAATAACAAAGATGATGAAACCACGGAAACAAATTTAATTTAAGGAGTAAAAAATGCCAGCATTAATTACAGATACAATTTCTTCTCTTTCAGAAGTTGTTTTAGTTGAAAGAAGAACTTCTAGTGAATTCAAAGTTAGAGAGATTCAAGAAAGTATTGAAGATCGCAGAGTGCGTGCTGAGATTGAATTTGGTCCTTTTGTTGAAGATGATGGTCCTATTTCTCGTATTAGAGGAAGTGGCGGAAGAGGTATCACTGTATGGGAAGGTGAAGAATATGATGCTATTCGTGATTCGTGGACAAATGCCGATCTACTAGAAGCAATTAAAGCAAAACTATAATAAAAAAATTCTCCTTATAAATATTCATATAAGGAGAATCTATTATGGCTATTGCATCTAGACAAGATTTAATCGATTACTGTTTAAGAAGACTTGGTCATCCCGTTATAGAAATTAACGTAGATGATGACCAAGTTAGTGACCGTATTGATGATGCTTTACAATTTTATCGTGAATATCATTTCGATGCCACTGAAAAAGTATATTTAAAGACTGAAGTTACAGCATCAGATTTTGTTTTAGGTTCATCGGTTGCTAATTCTTTTGTCAGCGGAGATATAATCACCGGACAAACATCGGGTGCTACTACTCAATGGTTTGCTGCAAATACAGCAACAGCAATTAAATCTTATAATACATCTGAAACTGATTTTATAAATGGAGAAACTGTTGTTGGTTCAGTTTCTAGCACAACATCTACTTTTTCATCTATAACTAAAGGTTCTTATGATAAGAGATATTTTGATATCTCCGATGCTGTTATTGGTGTAGAACGTGTATTACCATTCTATAACAAAACTTCTGGTATAAATCTCTTTGATATTCGTTATCAGATGTTAGTGCAAGATCTATATAATCTTATGTCAGTTGATATGATCCATTATACTATGATACAGAATCATTTACAGATGATTAATATGCTTCTAGTTGGTCAAAAACCAATTAGATTTAATCGCCATATGAATAGACTTTTTGTTGATATGGATTGGGGCAGAGATGCTTCTATCGGTGATTTATTGATTGTTGAATGTTATAGAATTCTTGATCCGGATACATTCACAGATGTTTATAATGATATGTTTTTGAAAAGATATGCTACTGCTCAAATAAAAAGACAATGGGGTGATAATCTTAAGAAGTTTCAAGGAGTACAATTACCTGGTGGTGTAATTCTTAATGGACAGGTGATTTACGATGAAGCTGTAACTGAAATTGAAAAAATTGAAGCAGAAATACAATCAAGATTTGAGTTACCAGTAGATTTCTTTTTGGGATAAAGAAACAGTATTAGTGTTGTTATCATCATTCGCCACATAGCGAAGTATATACGGTTGTCAATGATTAATCAATAGAGAAGATAACTTTTTAAAAGTTTAAAAGAATAGTGTCTACAAATTTCTATTTTCAATCAGGTATTCCAATGGGTCGCCGTTCGGAATCGAATCTTCAAGAAGATTTGATTATCGAATGTTTAAAGATCTATGGATTTGATGTATACTATTTACCTAGATCTGCAGTAAATAGAGATTATATTCTTAATGAAGATTCTTTAAACGAATTTAAGAATGCATATCCAATAGAAGTTTATCTAGAAAATGTAAATGGATTTGGTGGAACTGAACTTTTATCTAAGTTTGGAATAGAATTACAAGACACAGCAACATTTGTTATGGCACGTAGACGATGGGATCAACTTATTCGTAGAAGCGGCAATACAGTATTAACAACAAGACCTGCTGAAGGTGATATATTATTCTTTCCTCTAACTAAATCGTTTTTTGAAATAAAATATGTAGAAGCCACAGATCCTTTCTTTCAGGTAGGAAAGTTATATGTTTATAAACTTCAATGCGAACTATATCAATTTAGTCATGAAACTATTGATACTGGAATAGAAGAAATTGATGATGTATCGGATGCATTGAATATAGATATACTTTCTTATGAACTTACTTTAGAAACAGGGGATTCATTCTTATTGGAATCAGAAAGAGCATCAAGTCTTATATTAGAGAGTTATGATGAAGAGGAAATTGATCCTATTGCAGATAACGTAAGATATGATGCTGAAGCTATTGATATATTGGACTTCACTGAAAGAAATCCTTTTGGAGAGGTATTTAACCGATAATGTTAAATAATAAATTTTACTGGGGGACAATTAGAAAGTGTATTGTTGCATTTGGAAATATGTTCAACAATATAACTATAGATAGATTAGATGAGAACAATGTTCCACAAAAATCTATTCGTGTACCACTATCTTATGCGCCTAAACAAAAATTCTTAGCTAGAATAGATCAGATTTCAGGTCCAGCTGAAGAACGAAAAGTAGAGATTTCTTTACCAAGAATGTCATTTGAGATGATTGGTATTAATTATGATTCTGCAAGAAGAATATCTTTAATGCAACAAAACCGAGTAGTGAATTCAACATCAACTACACTTACTACTCAATATTCACCTACACCTTACGAAATAAAAGTTAATCTTTATGTTTATACAAAGAATATAGAGGATGCTCATCAAATAATTGAACAGATATTACCATATTTTAATCCAGAGTTTAATCTTACAGTTAAAGCAGTACCAGATCTAGATCTAAAACACGATCTACCTATAATTTTAGATAATGTAACATTTGAAGATAATTATGAAGGTAGTCTGATAGAACAAAGAAAAATTATCTGGACTTTATCATTTACATTAAAGACAAACTTTTATGGTCCTTCGTCCAAACAAGGATTTATACGTAAAGCAATTACTGATGTTTATAATAACAAAGAACTTAGTAATCTTCATGGAACATATTCTGTTGAAGTTAGTCCCTCAACAGCACAACCAGGTGATACGAATATTACATTAGTAGAAACATTTGAGGGCTTTGGTGATTAATTATGGAGAAGTTAAATACTATCTTTAATATAAGTTCTGACATTCCAAAACAAGATTCTTTACCTGTTATAATACAACAAGACGATGTTATAGATAGTGAAAGTGACTATGAACTTGCAAGAAATACACTTAGAGAAGTAATAACTAAAGGTACTTCTGCTTTAGATGATATAATTTCATTGGCGAGAAGTTCAGAACATCCTCGTGGATTTGAAGTTGCCGGACAACTTATGAAAACTATGTCCGAGGTCTCTAAAGATTTGTTACAGTTGCATAAACAAAAACAAGAGATTGATAAACCTACAGCAAATGTAATGCAACAATCTATAGGGCAACAAAATAATATTGTTTTTGCTGGCTCTACACAAGATCTTTTACAAATGATTGAACAAAAAAATACAGAGCGGTTAATTGATTCCACAGATTCTTAATACTGTAAGAAATCGTTATAAAGGTAATTCCAATTTAAAACAAATTGGTTATATTATCCCCTATACAGAAGATCATATTGCAGAAATTATTCGATGTAAAAATGATCCTATTTATTTTATAGAGAAGTATTGTTTAATTGTTTCTCTCGATAAAGGTTTAATACCATTTTTATTATATGGTTATCAAAAAAAGTTTATAAATGTTTTATTGAATAAGCGTAAGATTATAAGTATGCAGCCACGACAGATGGGTAAAAGTCAAACTGTGGCAGCCTTTATACTATGGTATACATTATTTGAAAAGAATAAAACGGTTGCTATTCTTGCAAATAAAGCACCTGCAGCGAGAGAAATTTTATATCGTTATCAACTAATGTATGAAAATTTACCTTTATGGTTACAACAAGGTATAAAGACATGGAATAAAGGTGATGTGGAATTAGAAAACGGTTCTATTGTTTTTACAGCAGCAACTAGTGCATCAGGAATTCGTGGTAAATCAGTTAATTTATTATATGTAGATGAAACTGCAATCATTCCAAATAATATAGCAGAGGATTTCTTTACATCGGTATATCCTGTTGTCTCTGCTGGTGAAACAACTAAAATTGTGTTAACATCTACTCCATTGGGTTATAATCATTTTTGGAAGTTTTGGAATGATGCACTGCAGGGATTAAATGGATTTTTTCCTTTTGAGGTTAAATATTTTGAACATCCAAATAGAAATGAATATTGGGCTGCGGAGCAAAAGAAACTTCTAGGTGAGATTAAGTTTAATCAAGAAGTTTTATGTTCTTTTATTGGAAGCTCTTATTCTCTTATTTCAGGTGATGTATTAGCTCAGATGTCATCTCTACCTAATGTATATTCTACAGATGATGGATTAGACATTTTAGAGGAACCATTATTAAACAAACAATATTCTATAATTGTCGATACATCTAGAGGAGTGGGTGGAGATTATTCCGCATTTACTGTTATAGATGTTACTCAAATTCCTTATAAAGTAGTTGGTAAATATAGAAATAATAAGATTAGCCCATTACTTTATCCTAATATAATTTATAAAATTGCTAAAGATTATAACGATGCATATATATTAGTTGAAGTGAATGATAATGGGCAACAAATTGCCGATATCTTACATTCCGAATTAGAGTATGAAAATATTTTTAGAATTGGATCAGATGCAAAGAAGGGTCAATTTATATCTATTGGATTTAAAGGTAAAACTTTATTAGGTGTTAGAACAACAAAACAAGTTAAACGAATTGGTTGTTCAAACTTAAAAACTTTAATAGAATCTAAAAAATTACAAGTTTTCGATAAAGATATAATATCTGAACTCTCAACATTTATAGAGCAGAGGGGTTCATATGCTGCCGATGAAGGATATCATGATGATTTAGTCATGACCCTTGTTCTTTTTGCATGGATAGTTAGAGATCCGGTTTTTAAAGAATTAACAAACTTTGATCTTCGGCATGCAATTTTTGAGCAACAAATGAAACAGATTGAAGATGAGCTTACACCTTTTGGATTTAAAACAGATGAACTTTCTGATGAAGAAAAACCAATGATAATGGCAGGAGATTTATGGGTTTCTGGAGGAGAAAATCCACAAGATTATTTCAGAAAAACATACGATGAAATTATAGGAAGTTGAAATTGAGAAAAATATAAATAAATTATAGATTATTATAAACTATTTGAAGATTTTGTTATATTTCTAATTAAGGAGAATTATATGGCTTTTCAACTTTCACCTGGAGTTTTAGTTAAAGAAGCTGATCTCACTACAGTAGTGCCATCAGTTTCTACTAGCGCAGGGGGATTTGTAGGTAATTTTGCATGGGGTCCAGCAAATGTAGTCACATATATTAGTTCTGAAAATGAACTAGCATCTGTGTTTGGAAAACCAAATGCAAACACTTATTTATCTTTCTTTACAGCAGCTAACTTTTTATCATATTCTAATCAACTTTTAACTATTAGAGCTGTTGGTAGCAATGCAAAAAACTCTGTTGCAAATGCAAATGTTGGGGCAGCATCTAGCGCCGAACTTATCGAAAATAGAGATGCATATGATGCATTATCAGTTAGTACTAGTAACTTTGTAACATCAAAATATCCTGGTACCTTAGGTAATTCACTAAAGGTTCTTATTGCATCAAACGCTAATTGGTCAAATATAGGTAACACAAACCAAGCTATATTTGACACTCAACCTGGTACATCAACATATGCAGCAAAGTTTGGTTCAACCAATGATGAAGTACACGTTGCTATAGTTGATGAAGATGGATTAATTACAGGTACACAGGGTGCAGTATTAGAAAGATATCAATATCTTTCTCTTGCTCCTGATGCTGTTGGTGCTCAAGGTGAATCAATTTATTATCAAAATGTTATAAATGACTCACAATATTTGTATTGGAGAGGTCATCCGGTACCTAATTCTAATGCCGGTAATGCTGCATCAGGTAATCTTACTTATTCTTTAACTTATGCCGGAAATCTTTCATTATCTGGTGGAGTTGATGCAGACCCAACAGATGGGCAGATCTTAACTCAATATGATCTATTTTTAAATACTGATCTTTATGATGTCTCCTTATTACCAATGGGTAATTTATCATTAACTAATGTCAAAACAGTTGTTGAGAATATTGCTGAAGTAAGAAAAGATTGTGTAGTATTTTTATCACCAACATATGATGCAGTTAAAGCAGGGACAGCGGATTCAGCGAAAGTTACTGCTGTTGTAAGTGACAGAACAACTGATCTTTCTAATCTTTCATCATCTTATGCGGTGATGGATTCTGGTTGGAAGTATCAATATGATCGTTACAATGATGTATATAGATGGATTCCATTAAATGGTGATATTGCTGGTCTTTGTGCAAGAACAGATTTAGTATCGGATCCATGGTTTTCTCCTGGTGGATTGAATCGTGGACAAGTTAAGAATGTTGTTAAACTAGCATTTAATCCAAATCAATCACAGCGCGATACTTTATATAAAAACGGTATCAATCCTGTAATTTCTGTAGCAGGACAAGGGACTGTTCTTTTTGGTGATAAGACATTATTATCTAAACCAAGTGCTTTTGATCGTATTAATGTACGTAGATTGTTTATTGTTTTAGAAAAAGCAATAGCAATTGCATCAAAATATTCTTTATTTGAATTTAATGATCCTTTTACACGATCACAGTTTAAGAACTTGGTTGAGCCATTTTTAAGAGATGTAAAAGGTCGTCGCGGAATTACTGATTTTCTTGTTGTTTGTGATGAAACAAATAATACAGGTGAAGTTATAGATAGAAATGAATTTGTGGCTGATATATATGTTAAGCCTGCACGTTCAATTAACTTTATAACACTTAATTTCGTAGCTACAAGAACATCAGTGTCATTTACAGAAATTGGCGCCTAATAGGAGAATTAAATGCCAGCATTTAATATAGATCAATTTAGAAGTACACTTCAAGGTGGAGCAAGACCTAATCAGTTTGAAGTGACACTTACATTTCCTTCGGGTATTGAAAATGGTGCAGGCGCAGTTGCACCATTTTTAGTCACGGCTGCATCATTACCAGGACAAACTATTCCTCCTGCTACTGTTCTTTATAGAGGTCGTGAAGTTCATCTAGCAGGTGATAGAACATTTGTCCCTTGGACAACAACAATTATCAATGATAGTACTTTTATTGTAAGAGCTGCTCTTGAAAGATGGATGAATACAATTGAAGATATGGGTACAAAGGTAGGTAGAATTGAGCCAAGAAATTATTTGGCAACATTATATGTCACACAATTAGATAAAAACGGTACCGATTTAAGAACATATCAATTTATCGATGCTTATCCTACAGATATCTCTGAAGTTGGATTAAGTTTCGGTGCTAATAATGATATTAGTACATTTACCTGTACTTGGCAGTATCAGCACTTTTATCCATATGAGGGGACGGGATTAGTTAGCGAAAATAATGTTTCTTCAGCATCTCTATTTAGACGGTAATTATTAAAATTTATGGACTTATCATTATTTGGTTTTAGAATAACTAAACCCAAGAAAGAAGAGCCAGCCAAAAATCAGGGGTTTGTAACACCAACCCCTGATGATGGTGCAACTACAATTTCTGCGGGTGGATATTATGGTACATATGTTGATTTAGATGCTACTTCTAAAACAGAGTCTGAACTTATTACAAGATACAGACAGATGGCTATTTATCCTGAATGTGATATGGCAATTGAAGATATTGTAACGGAGGCTATTGCTAATATAGACGAAGAGCCTCCGGTACAACTTGATTTAGAAGAATTAGAAATATCTCCAAGTATAAAGAAAACAATTGAGAATGAATTTGAAGAGATATTAAAACTTTTAGATTTCAATTCTAAATCGCATGATATATTTCGTCGATGGTATGTAGATGGTAGAGTTTACTATCAAAAGATTATTGATACAAAAAATACTAAACGAGGAATAACTGAACTTAGATATATCGATCCAAGGAAAATTAAAAAAGTCCGCGATATAAAGAAGGAAAAGTTACCTAGTGGAGTAGAAGTAATTAAGACTATTGATGAGTTCTATATCTACAATGAAAAAGGTATTAATCATTCAGTATCTTTTGCTAGTAGTCAAACTGTTGCAAGTGGAACAGGTATTCGTATAACACCCGATACTATTACGTATTGTCATTCTGGTTTAATAGATTTGGATAAAAATATTGTAGTAGGTTATTTACATAAAGCTATTAAACCAGTTAATCAATTAAAAATGATGGAGGATGCTTTAGTAATTTATCGTTTAGCTAGAGCACCAGAACGTAGAATTTTTTACATTGATGTGGGAAATCTACCAAAACTAAAAGCGGAACAATATTTAAAAGATATCATGGCTAGATATCGTAATAAAATTGTTTATGATTCATCTACAGGTGAAATACGTGATGATAGAAAATTTACATCAATGCTTGAAGATTTTTGGTTACCTCGTAGAGAAGGTGGACGAGGAACTGAAATTACCACTTTACCTGGTGGTGAAAATTTAGGACAAATTGATGATATAGAATATTTTAAGATGAAGATGTATCAAGCATTAAATGTACCTATTACACGTTTACAACCACAACAAGGTTTAAATTTTGGTAGACAAGTAGAAGTTACAAGAGATGAATTAAAATTTGCCAAATTTATTGGTAGATTGCGTAATAAATTTTCAGATTTATTTAGAGATCTTTTAAAGACACAACTTATTTTAAAAGGTGTTATAGTAGAACCAGATTGGAATGAGATTAAAGAATCTATTCGCTTTAAATTTGCTGAAGATCAATATTTTGTTGAAGCAAAAACAGCAGAGATGTTACGCAATCGTATAGATTTACTTAATCAAGTTCAACCATATGTAGGTGTATATTTTAGTCAAGATTATGTTAAGAAGAATATTCTATATATGACAGAAGATGAAATTGAAAATGTAGCTAAAGAGATATCACAAGAGCCACCTATAGAAGCACCTATAGTTCCAGGACAAAGTGCAATAAATAATACACAACAAGGAAAAGGTTAAGATTATGGATTATGCAGATGGTATTAGACAAATGTTAGATAATATTTTAAATGGTGATAATGTATCGGCGCAGAATAATTTTGATGATTTAATATCTGCTAAAGTATCTACAGAGCTTGATGCTAAAAAAGTAGATCTAGCTCAAACTATCTATAATAGAGGATCCGAAGATGTCTAGCAAATCGTTTAAAAGTTTTGTCTTAGAAGATGCAGAAGAAATTGATGAAGTATTATCACAGAGCGATCCTGCGTCTAAATGGATCCATGATTTTGTAAAATCTGATAATCCAAAATTTAAAGGTAAGACAAAGAAAGAACGCATAAAGATGGCTCTTGGAGCATATTATGCTAAGCAGCGTAATGAAGAAGTTGAATCTATTGATGAAATTTCTCAACAAACTAAAGCATCATATACTGCTAAAGCAAAAGCACAGGTAAAGGAATTAAAACCCTTTACACAGAAAAAATCTGAATATCATGATTTAGCAAAGAATCTAATTGCAAAAAGAACTGCTGGTATTGCTAAAGCTAACGAAGAATTACAAGATGTGGCGGAAACCACAGGTGTTACAAACTATAATCCTCCAAGTCAAGGTGGAACCCGAAAAGAGTTATTAGCAAAATATCATAAAACCAAAAATGCCAAAGATGCTGAAGCTGCTCGTAAAGCAGGAGCTACACAAAAAGAACTACAAGGTGTGGCGGAAGGCAGAGTTGACCAACTTCCAACTAAAGGTGCTGATTATAGTGATTATGATACAGAACACTTACGAACTTTATTGAAGCCAGGCATCTTACATCGTAATGAAGCAAGATTCAAAGCATTGATTCGCAAAGAATTAAAAAAGCGTGAACAACAAAGTCAGCAAGGTGTGGCGGAAGGCTTGAATGAAATGGACAAATCACAAACACCACCTGGTCGTGATGGTGGACACCAATTCCCTGAACCAAAAGTATCTAAAAAAGATAGAGACGCAGTAAAGAAAGATCCAGCAAAGCATCTTTCAGACCTTTTTGCTAAGTATGATAAGAAAAAGAAAGGTGTGGCGAAAGAAGTAATTGAATCATCAGCTAGATCACGTATATCACGTATGATGCAAGATAAAGCAATGGTTAAAAATCCACCAAAGATACCAAGTCATGCGGAACGTAGAGCAGAACTTGAAACTAAAGAAAAAGAATCTAAAAAAGCGGAATAAGGTAGAGATAAATGCCTATTACAAAGACTATACTTAAGAAGCAACGTCAACAAGCAGTTATCGAATTGGTTGGAGATGGTACTGCTAATATTGATCTTAATGCAGATTTAACAATGGCAGATGAAACATTTAGAGGATATGCTAATTGTAATGTAAATATAACATCAGTTGTATATTCTGTTCCCGAATCATCGGGTGGATTATCTTCTATTAATAGAGATGGAAGTAATATTTTACTATTTTATAGTAATGATAATTGGGCATTTTCACAACAATTTGGCTATGTATTAAGTCAAAACAATACTGCAAATATTTCAGTCACTATACCTTCACCTGGTGGTACAGTATTATTAGGTTTATCTAAAACTGCTGGGTACGAAGAACCTGATCAACAATCAGTACCAAGGTAAAATACAATGAAATTAATTACAGAAATTACACAAGAGCTTCAATATATTACTGAAGCTAAAGAAAACGGAGGTAAAAGTACTTTCATTGAAGGTATTTTTATGCAAGCCGAACAACCCAATCGTAATGGTAGAATATATCGTAAAAATATTCTTGAAAAAGAAGTTGACAGATATCAACAATTAATATCAGAAAAACGTGCTCTAGGTGAATTAGGTCATCCAGCCAATCCTTCAATTAATTTGGATAAAGTATCGCATCTAATTACTAATTTAAGATTTGAAGGCAACGATGTTATTGGAAGAGCAAAGATCCTTGATACTCCTATGGGAAAGATTGCAAAGAATTTTGTTGAAGAGGGTGTTCGTTTAGGAGTTTCTTCAAGAGGATTAGGTTCTTTAAAGATGAATAAAGAGGGTGTTAATGAAGTACAAGATGATTTTCATCTTGCTACTGTAGATATAGTTGCGGATCCTTCAGCCCCTCAAGCCTTTGTCCAAGGTATTATGGAGGATGCTTCATGGCTTTATGTAGAAGGAAAAGGTTGGGTACTGGAGCAGATTAAAAATGAGATTAAACAACATAAATTAACTGAAGAAAAGAAATTACAATTATTCAGTAAATTTATTACTTTAATCTCTAAAAATTAATTTTTATAAATAATATTTGTCAATTCAATTAGGAGAATTTCTATGTCTGTTGAACAGAAAATTAAAGATTTGTTAGCACGTTCAGGTGCTCAACAAATTGATGAGGCTGAGGAAATGGGAGCAGCTTCTGTAAAGAAAGATACATCTGTAAAAACTGCTGTTGCGGGTGATACAAGCATGCCTAAACAAGGTTCATCACAAGAAGCTTCTTATGATGAAAGAGAAGAAGATGAAGAGAACCAAGGTGCCAAGGCAGCTGCTTCTATTAAACCTAATAATTTACAAGCTCAAGGTGCTGGACAAGCTCCTAACTATACAACAGTCGCAGATGCAACATCTGTAGTCAATATGCAAGCATCTTCTGGAAATGTTGCTAAAGAAGAAACAGAAACAGAAGAAGACCAAATTTCTGAACAGCCATCAGTAGATGTTAAATCAGAACTTAATGCAATTTTTGGTGAAGATTTATCTGAAGATTTTCGTAATAAAGCAACATCAATTTTTGAAGCAGCAGTAATCGCTCGCGTAAACTCTGAAATGGAAAAAATTAGTGAACAACTACAAGAGCAAAAAGAAGCTGAAGTAACAGAGCTTAAAGAAGCACTTGTTGAAAAAATTGATTCATTCCTCAACTATGTCGTCGAACAATGGATGCAAGAAAATGAGCTAGCAGTTGAGAATGGATTAAGAACTGAAATCGCCGAAGATTTTATTGGCGGTCTAAAGAATCTCTTCCAAGAGCATTATATCGAAGTACCAGAAGAGAAATACAATGTGTTAGAGCAGTTAAATGATAAAGTTGCATCACTTGAAGAACAATTAAATACTATAGTAGAAAAAAATATTGAGCTAGTAAAAGAATCATCAGAACTTAAGAAAGATAAGATTCTTAGTGAAATGTCTGGCGATTTAGCTGATACAGAAACAGAAAAACTTTCAAAACTTCTTGAAGGTATTAGCTATGAGTCAGATGAATTGTTTAGAGAGAAGGTTAAAGTCGTTAAGGAAAACTATTTCCCCAAGATTCAAACAGCTTCTCCCGAAGAACAAATTCTAAGTGAAGAAGCACCACTCGATACATCAAATGATACAATTGCACGCTATGCTCAGGCTTTATCAAGAGCTGTTAAGGCACGATAATTTATAAATAATTAAACAATTTATTTTTCCATTAAGGAGTAACAAAAAGATGTTAATGACAGAAGGACTACAACAAAAATGGGGAGCTATTCTAGAGCACCCCGATCTTCCTGAAATTAAGGATACTTATAAGCGTGCAGTTACCTCCGTTCTACTCGAGAACCAAGAAAAGGCTCTAAGAGAAGAAAGAGCTGCACTTTTTGAAACCGCCCCAGCTAATAACATCGCTGCAACAAGCGGCATCGATAAGTACGATCCAATTCTTATTGGTCTCGTTCGTCGCGCTATGCCTAATCTAATGGCATATGATGTTTGTGGCGTTCAACCAATGACAGGCCCAACAGGTCTTATCTTTGCAATGCGTTCTATTTACGGTACAGAGCGTGCAAACACCTCAACCCGTATAGAAGCACTATTTAATGAAGCTGATACCGATTTCTCAGGTGCAGCTTCTCCTGTACATGCTGGTTCAAATCCAGTAAATGGTACTTATACCACAGGTACAGCTAACGTTACAGCATGGGCAGAACAACTAGGTTCAACCGGTTATGACTTTGGCGAAATGTCTTTTGCAATCGATAAGACAACAGTTACCGCTAAGTCACGTGCTCTAAAGGCAGAATACACCATCGAACTCGCTCAAGATCTTAAGGCAGTTCATGGTCTTGATGCCGAGTCAGAACTTTCAAATATTCTTTCACAAGAAATTATGTTTGAAATTAATCGTGAAGTTATTCGTACCATTTATAAAGTTGCTAAGACAGGTTCTCAAGCAACAGCAACACCCGGTACTTTTGACCTAGATATCGACTCCAATGGTCGTTGGTCAGTAGAGCGTTTCAAGGGTCTTCTATTCAATATCGAACGCGATGCTAATCACATTGCACAAGATACACGTAGAGGAAAAGGTAACTTCATCGTTTGCTCAGCAGACGTTGCTTCAGCTCTAGCAATGGCTGGTGTTCTTGATTATGCCCCCGCATTATCAACTAGCCTAAATGTCGATGATACTAGCAATACCTTTGCAGGCGTTCTAAATGGTCGCTTCCGCGTTTATATCGATCCTTATTCTGCAAATCTAGGCGCTCAGTATCAGTTCTATGTCGTAGGATACAAAGGCACAAGCCCATATGACGCAGGTCTTTTCTACTGCCCATATGTTCCTCTACAAATGGTTCGTGCTGTCGATCCTAATACTTTCCAACCTAAGGTTGGTTTCAAGACACGTTATGGGATGATTGCAAACCCATACGTTACAAGTTCTTCTAGCTTAAGTGATGCTGATGGATCAACATTCACAGCTAATCGCAATCAATACTACAGAAGAACCGCAGTTCTAAATATTATGTAATTTGTAGTATCCTGTTCGAGAGAAATAGGGACCTTCGGGTCCCTATTTTTTTGGTATATATTTACAAAGTTTTGTTTGTAATATATAATACATATATCTTAAATCTAATTTAAATATAATGAATACATGTATTACTTGCAGTAATCCTATACCGAGTTCTAATTCCAAATATTGTAACTTTGATTGTTACAAATCTGATCTGTTAAAAAGAAATGAAGAAACACAAACTAAATTTGTTCGAGTTAATGGAGAAGTATTGCCTTTAACACATGCTGCCAAAAAGTATAACAGTAATCATTATTCTATAGTTAGAAGTATTATAACGGGTGGAGAATTTGAAGCAGTCATAGGTAGAGATAAATTTATTGAGAAAGAGCTCATCAAATTTTATCAAAAGTATACTACAGCGCCGTCTAAGGAAGAAATACTACAACATAAAAATAGTAATAAGCCACTAAAAGAATTGGCTAAGAATTCAAATATATCGTATAATAATTTAAACTTCCTGTGTATATTATATGGTATATCTACAAAGTTTGATCAAGTTCCACAAGAAACACATGATTTATATCTAACTGAAGAAAGTTTAAAGAAAAAACTAAAAGAGGGTTGGTCTGCAGAAAAAATAGCACAATCAATTAATGTTTCGCCATCTTTGGTTTTGCAAAAGATACATTCTTATGGTTTATATGTTTCCCCATCATTTACTTCTACAGGTGAGCAAGAGGTAACAGATTATATAAAAACATTAGGATTTACTGTAAAAAAACATAAAACAAAAAGATATGAAATTGATATCTTCATTCCGGAGTTAAAGATTGGTATAGAATTTAATGGAGTATATTGGCATTCAAGATATACTAGATCGTATCATTTCGACAAATATATAATGTGCCGAGAAGATGGTATTCGGTTAATACAGTTTTGGGATGTAGATTGGAATGAAAAGAAGGATCTAATAAAAAAGAAACTTTGTCATATTTTGGGTGCTAGAACGGAAAAGATTTTTGCAAGAAAATGTTCTATTCAGTCTATAAGAAGTGGAGACTTAAGAACTTTCTATAATGAAAATCATATTCAAGGTTATAAACCTTGTAAAAATAATTTTGTTTTAAGATATAATAATACTATAGTAGCTGCAATATCAATACAAAAGAATAAAATTGAAAGATATGCCTCCTCGATTCATGTGGTAGGAGGATTTACTAGATTACTTAAATATGCAATTGAAACTTTGAATCTAATCTCTATAGAAACATTTGCAGATTTATTTTGGTCAGATCATGAACAGAATCAATATATGAAAAATGGCTTTAAGTTCATTTCCATTACCGAACCCAATTACTATTGGTGTAAAAGCGGTAAAATGTATTCTCGAGTAAAGTTTCAAAAACATAAACTAACAAACATGCCACATTATGATATAAATAAAACAGAGAAACAAATTATGGAGGCGAATAAATATTATAAAGTCCATGATGCAGGAAATGCTAAATTTCTTCTTATTGTAAATAGAGATTAAAAATGTATACAGGAAACTCTTTCGTTGCTTCAACATCATATTTAGATAATAGACCATCTACATATGATTTCTTAAAACCCAATGGATTTAGATTTGTCTTAGAAAATTATCCCCAAGTTTCTTATACATGCCAATCTGTTACTCTTCCTTCTATTGGATTGGGTTCAGGAGTACATTCAACCCCTTTTATAGACTATCCGATAGTAGGTGAAAAAGTTTCTTTTGGTGATCTTGATATAAACTTTATTGTATCAGAAGATATGAGTAATTATATAGAGTTATATAATTGGATGACTGCTTTAGGTGATTTTAAAGATTACTCTAAGATACAAGAGTTTATAGAAAACAGAAAAAATAGAATAACGCCTTCTTCTATTGACAAAAAAGATAATGATCATGTAAAATATAGTGATGCTACTTTAGTAATTCTTAATTCATCGTATAATGCAAATATAAATATAAAATTCACGGATGCTTTTCCTGTGGATTTAAGTCCTTTAACTTTCGATACTACAGTAACCAATATACAATATTTTACTTGTAGAGCATCTTTTAAATTTAGAATGTTTGAGGTAGAACCACTTTAATAATATTGAGGTAAATTATGTCTGAAACTCGTGTTGAACAAAAATCAATCTCTGTAGCAGAATTACAAAAAAATAAACTTTTTATTGCCACACCTTGTTATGGTGGAGCATTAACAGAACCATATTTTAAAAGTATTTTACGTTTAGTTTTCTTTTGTGATAAACATAATATTCCTTTGCAGTTTGGAACTATTGCAAATGAAAGTCTAGTTCCTAGAGCACGAAATACATTAACTGCTTTCTTTTTAAAATCTGATTGTACACATTTATTTTTTATTGATGCTGATATTGAATTTAAGGTAGACGATGTAATCCGTTTACTTGCAGCTGATAAAGATGTTGCTGTTGGAGCATATCCCAAAAAGGGTATTAATTGGACTGCAGTAAAAGAAAGTGTTTTACGTGATCCAGAAGTAACTGATGATGTTCTTGCTTGTGCGGGTAGTGAATATGCTATCAATTTTAATTTCTCATCTTTAGAAGATAGAACAGTTGCCATTACTAATGGCTTAATGTCTTTAAAAGATGCGGGAACTGGATTTATGATGATTAAGCGTGAAGTTATACAAAAAATGACTGAAGCATATCCCGAACTTCAATATAATAATGATATCAATGTTGATAAAGAATTAGATAAATATACATATGCATTATTTGATACTATTATCGAAGAAGAATCGAAGCGGTATTTGTCAGAGGATTATACATTCTGCCGGCGATGGCAAAAACTTGGTGGTGACATTTGGCTTGATCCAAATGTTTCATTGAATCATTTTGGTACAATTCCCTTTAGAGGTAATCCTTTTGTTATTTTTGAAAAAACAAAAATTTCTTAATTATGAAATTAACAGAGCTTCAAAATCTTTGGGAAAAAGACTCAAAGATTGATGAAACAAATTTAGGTAAAGAAGCAACAAGGATTCCCACATTACATGCCAAATATTTAAATTTTCTTTCTTCTGCAAAACTTAGTTTAAGAAAAGCAGAATCAAATTACTTTTTTATGCGAAGAAAGAAATTTAGATATTATCGTGGTGAGATGACACAGGCAGAATTACTTTCTGAAGAATGGGAACAATGGCAAGGAACTAAACCATTGAAAAATGAAATGGATGAGTTTCTTTCCCATGATCAAGATCTTGTAGAGCTACAAGATAAAGTAGAATATTTTAAAACTGTCATCTATCATCTGGAGCAAATCATTAGATCACTTAATTCAAGAACATGGGATATTAAAAACCATATAGAATGGCTTAAGTGGACTAATGGTTCATTTTAATGACCGATATAATAAAGATACATAAAAAGGATGAAGTCCATCTAAAAGTAGATGCTTCGCCTTCAATTTTACAGGAACTACAAGAGTATTTTACTTTTGATGTACCTGGAGCAAAATTCCATCCACTATATAGAAATAAAATGTGGGATGGAAAAGTTCGCCTCATTACTCCTTTTACACGAGAACTATATATCGGATTAAAAGATTATCTGCAAAAATTTGCTGAAAATAATGACTATAGTTTTGATCAAACCGCATATATACCTATAGCAGATATTGTAACATATGAAGAAGTAAAAGAATTTTGTAATTCCCTTGTACCAACATCTAATGAAAAAAGAATTGATTATAGAGATTATCAACTTGATGCTATTTATCAAGGTATAAAAGAAGGACGAAAATTATTATTATCACCTACAGGTTCAGGGAAATCTCTTATAATATATAGTTTAATTCGTTGGCATCATCTTAGAAATAGAAAACAACTTGTTATAGTACCCACTACATCATTAGTGGAACAGATGTTTACAGATTTCAAAGATTATTCATATGAAAATAAATGGAATACAGATGAATACTGTTATAAAATTTATGGTGGATCGGAAAAAACTGCAGATCATGATGTAACAATATCAACATGGCAATCTTTACAAAGATTACCAAAAAGTTTCTTTGAACAGTTTGATTGTGTTTATGGAGATGAATGCCATCAATATAAAGCAAAATCTCTATCAGGTATAATTACAAAATGTATTAAAACTCCTTATAAAATTGGAACAACAGGAACATTAGATGGTACACAAACACATAAATTAGTACTAGAAGGTCTTTTTGGTTCTGTTTATAAAGTTACTACTACGAAAGAGTTAATGACAAATAAACAGTTAGCCGAGTTAAGAATCTATTGTATTACATTAAGTTATGATGATAATACAAGAAAGCTATTATCTAAAGCGGATTATCAAACTGAAATAGATTTTTTAGTAACTAATTCAAAAAGAAATACCTTTATAAAGAATTTAGCTCTTTCTCGTAAAGGTAATACGTTAGTGTTATTTCAATATGTAGAGAAGCATGGAAAAGTTCTTTATGAAATGATTAAAGAAAAAGGTGAAGAGAGTAGAAAAATTTTCTTTATACATGGTGGAACAGAAGCTGAGCAACGTGAATCTATTAGAGCTATAACTGAAAAAGAACTTGATTCTATTATTGTAGCATCTTATGGTACATTTTCGGCAGGAGTAAATATTAAAAATCTTCATAATATTATTTTTGCTAGCCCCTCTAAATCTCGTATAAGAAATTTACAATCAATTGGTAGAGGATTACGTATATCAGATACAAAAACCGAATGTAATTTATATGATATAGGTGATGATCTTAGTTGGAAAAGAAGAAAAAATTTTACATTACAACATTTGGTTGAACGTGTTAAAATCTATACAAGTGAATCTTTCAATTACAAGTTAATAGAGGTAAAATTAAATGAATAACGAAACAGATACAGAAGAAATAGAATTCCTTTTTGTTAAACTTGTTAATGGAGAAAATCTTCTTTGTGCATCAAAAAAAATAACTAAAACAGATTATCCTTTCTTAGAGGCAATAGAACCCATAGAAGTAGTTTCATTCAAAATGCCAATTAATGGTGTTATTATGGAACGTTATATTATGCAAAAATGGATACCTTTTTGTGATGCAAATATTATACAGATTCCACATAAAAATATACTTTTTATTGGTGAGCTTTCAAATATGTTTAAAGAAAGATATTTGGAATATTTAAAGACAACACCCAATGAAGATTTTATGAATTCTGAAGAAGATGATGAAGATTTTGATGAAATAGATGAGATGTTACAAAGAGAAATAACAGAAACTAAGAAATGGTTACATTGATGAAAAAAGAAGCAAATTATATAGATAATAAAAAGTTTTTACAAGCATTGATTGATTATAAAGAAACATGTAAAATAGCAGAAGAATCTAACAAAGATACTCCTATAGTTACAGAATATTTGGGTGAATGCTTTATAAAGATCTCAACTCATCTAAGTTATAAGATGAACTTTATTAATTATACTTTTAAAGATGATATGATTTCTGATGGCATAGAAAATTGTTTAGTTGCAGTTAGAAAATTTGATCCAACTAAATCTGAAAACCCATTCGCATATTTTACACAAATAGTTTTCTATGCTTTTGTTAGACGAATACAAAAAGAAAAACGTCAACAAGTTACTAAATACAAGATGATGGAAAATTTTGATCTAGAAGAAATCATTACTCAGGAACAAGATTTTGGTGATTTTGATAGTCAAATTTTAGATAATATTAGAAAGCAAATGGAATATTTAGATATAGAAAAGAAACATAATGTAGATAGAAAACAAAAAGTACCTGAGGTGAAAAAAACTTCTTTAAATTTTGACGAACTGTGAGATGAACTTCTATGAGTAAAATTAAAGTTTCAGAATTATTCTATTCAATACAAGGTGAAGGTAGATATATGGGAGTACCAAGTATCTTTCTTCGTACTTTTGGATGTAATTTTAGTTGTGGTGGATTTGGAATGCCCAAAGGAGAATTAAGTGCAGAACGACTTAAAATCGCAGCTAATGGAAAGACTTACGCAACTTATAGGGATCTTCCTCTTGTTAGTACTGGCTGTGATAGTTATGCTTCTTGGGATCCTGCTTTTAAGCATCTTAGCCCTGTTCTTAGTATCGATACTATTGTTAACACCATTATGGGGCTCTTACCACATGGTATGTGGAGGGAGGAACATCTGGTAATTACAGGCGGAGAACCATTACTTGGATGGCAAAGAGCATATAAAGATCTTTTATCACATGAAATGATGTATGATCTTGCCGAATTGACTTTTGAAACAAATGGAACACAGTCTTTACATGAGGATCTATACGATTATCTTTGTAATTGGGCAACTCCAGATAATATTACATTTTCAGTCTCACCTAAATTATCTGAATCAGGTGAAAAATGGTCTGAAGCAGTTATTCCTGATATTGTTGTAGAATATCAAAGTATTGGTTATACTTATTTAAAGTTTGTTATCTCAAGAGAAGAAAGTCTTGAAGAAGTAGAACAAGCTGTAAGTGAATATGTTAAAGCAGGATTTGGGGGTCCAGTGTATTTGATGCCCGTTGGAGGAACAGAGGAAGTATATTCGCTAAATAATCGTAAAGTTGCAGAGATGGCAATGAAACGAGGATGGAGATATTCAGATAGATTGCAAGTTCCTTTATTTAAAAATGAATGGGGAACCTAGATGAATTATACCTTTGACATGTTTAGTGATGATATAAACAATATTGTTAAACAAATTAAAGAAGATAAGTTTGAGCCATTTACAGTAATAGGGATTACACGAGGTGGATTGATCCCTGCTACAATGTTAGCACATGCTCTTAATATTAAGAATGTTGAGGCTTTAAATTTTAATGATGATTTAAAACTCAATCCCATATTTAGAGTAATAAACAAGTACAATTTAGAAGTTCTCGTTGTGGATGATATTGTTGATACGGGTGATACTTTTTTAAAAGTTAAAAAACTTTTTCCTAATTGCAAATATACCTCATTGATTTATAATAGAGGTCAGATATTAGGTGAACCAGATTTTTATGGTAGAACAATTGACAAGACATTAGATCCTAGTTGGATTACTTTTTGGTGGGAAAATGAATAAACAGAATGTGATGATTGACTTAGAAACTATGTCAACTAGATCTAATGCTGCAATTTGTTCTATTGGTGCAGTAAAATTTACAATTGAGAGTGGCATTATAGACACATTCTATTGTACAATAGAGGCTCAATCATGTAAGAATTATGGATTGCACTTTTCAAAAGATACAATTGAATGGTGGATGAAGCAAAATAAAGAAGCACTTAAAGCATTGACTATAGATTGTATATCTTTAGATGATGCTTTAACAAAGTTTAAAGAATGGTATGGTGAAAAAAGTTTATTTACATGGGGTAATGGTGCTGGATTTGATAATGTAATTATGGAAAATGCTTATTTTGCTATAGGAAATATACGTCCATGGAATTGGTGGGATGATAGATGTTATAGAACAATTAAAAATATTATTGTTCTTCCTGAAGATGAAAGAGAAGGTGTTTATCATAATGCTTTAGATGATGCAATCCATCAAACAAAACATTTACTTAAAATAATGAGGTCATAATGGCAATTTCTGATAAAATTCGTGCTCGTATCAATGAAGCAGGTGCATCATTTGTTTCTAATGATAATATTTCAGAATATTTGAAACCTGGTGAAAAAGAAAAATTAATTGAAGAGATTGAAAAGAAGATGCGCGGTATCTTACAATCTCTTGTTATCGATATTGATAACGATCATAATACGAAAGAAACTGCTCATAGAGTAGCGAAGATGTGGATTAATGAAGTATTTGGTGGTAGATATGATCCTGCACCCGATGTAACAAGTTTTCCAAATATAGGTTATAAAAATTTATATACTTGTGGACCTATTTCTATTCGTAGTACATGTGCTCATCATTTTCAAAATATTGTTGGAAGTTGTTGGGTAGGAGTTTTACCTAATGAAAAAGTTATTGGTTTGTCAAAGTTTAATCGAATTGTACATCATATTGCTGAAAGACCACAGATTCAAGAGGAGATGACTACTCAAATTGCTGACGCTCTTGTAAAATTCGCGGAGACACCTGATATTGCTGTTGTTATTAAAGCAGAGCATCATTGTATGACTCATAGAGGAGTTAGAGAACATGAGTCAGATATGACCACTGCAGTTATGCGTGGTTGTTTTTTAGAAGATAAAAGCATTAAAGAAGAATTTTATCAAATTTTAAATCTGAGGCAAAAGTAATTATGCAAAATGTTAAATTTGAATATGTTGCCTCAGGTTTTAGTTATTTTAGAATCAATAAGAAGAATGGATTAACTCCAAATATTCTAGATTTTTTCAAAAAAACATATGCATCTATAAACGATAAACACAATCATAAAGTTTCATTACTTTATAATGCCTTTGTTGAAACTGCTCATGGTGAGATGTTTCAAGATACTGTAAGACCTTTAGTTCATCAAATTCATGCTGATTCGGGTGGATTGCAGATGATTACTTTAGGTAAAACTATTACTGAACAACTTAAGATGGATATTTATGCTAATCAAGCAAAATATAGTGATGTTGCTATGTCTTTTGATATGATTCCAGTAAAAGTTTTAGGTGATCGATCTGTAAGATTAGATACTACTACAAGAAAATTTGATCCAGAATCATTAGAGTCATGTGCTAAAGAATCTGGTAAAAATTTAGAAAAACAAATACAATATTTCTTAGATCAAAAATCTAAAACTAAACCTTTTCTAATTGCTCAAGGTAATTGTTATGATTCTTATATGAAATGGGTTGAATTAATGTTAAAAGAAATTCCATCTAATCATGTAAAGTATATTGGTGGAATTGCTATGGGAGCCGCTGCTTTAGGTAAAGGAACATTAGAAGATATTAAACGAGCATTTTACTTTACTCAATTACCCATTGAATTAGAACATAATCATATGCATCTTTTAGGTGTAGGTGCATTTCCTAGAATGATTCCTACTTTAGTATTTGTTCAAAATGAACTATATAAAAATATGGTTATCAGTTATGATTCAACCACACATACTGCTTCTATAACAAGAGGATTATATTTTTATAAAACAAAAATGTTAAATTATCCTAGATATCTTAATTTAGATTATGAGACTATTCATAAAGATATAAATAGTAATTTTCCTAATGTTTTTAACCACGATGTGCATCTCTTGCATGAATGTTTAAATAATCCACCATCTGTTATAGCAAAGAAATATGGTTCAACAGATCCTTCTATAGAAACAGCAGTTGCATATATTTCATCCGCTATTAAAAATTTTGCTAAATGTGTAGATCATATGGTTAATAATGAAGAAGATATGTTAAAACTTTTATCTCCGATTTATCAAAGTGCATTTAGATCTTTAAAAGAAGTACAAACTTTAGAAGATTTCAATAAATGGTTAAGTTCTGTTGGTAAATATATTGACAGTGATGCGTTAGGGATTTATAATCCTACTCCAGCACTTGAAGCATTATTTGGAGAATAAGATGGTTAAAAGACGAATTGAAGTTAAGTTTACAAAAGAGGGAGTACATAGTTATCCAGCCGCTGCTATAGATTCCAATTTAAAGACTGGTGATTATTTAGATGTATCTTTTTTAGCTAATGCTCATAGACACATCTTTCATTTTTATGTATCACTTGAAGTAACACATAATGATAGAGAAGTTGAATTTATACAATTTAAGAGATGGTTGGAAAATTTATATAGAGTAGGTACTCAATATATAGATTTTAAATCTTGTGAGATGTTAGCTGAAGATTTATATAATCAAATACAAACTCATCCCGTTTATAGTAATAGAAAAACAGTTATTAAAGTTTATGAAGATGATGAAAATGGAGCCATTTTAGAGTTTAAACCATGAAAACTATTTATATTGTACCTATAGAACCTATAGAACAACGTTATACTAAACAATGGTATGATAATATACCTAAGATCTTAGAAAAAGAAATCAAAAAAAATAAATTACAAATTAGAATTGAGAATATAGATGGCACTTTAATTTCTTCTAGCACTACAAAAGGTGCTTTCTTAGATTTTGGCTCTACAAACCTTTATAAAGCATCTCAAGTAGAAAGAATTTCTTCACTATTTAGTTTTGGACAAGTTAAACCAGGAGATAAGTTTCTTGTCACTGATGCATGGAATTTTGTAATAACTTCTATCAAATATATGAGTGAATTACTAAATATACCTGTAGAAATTCATTCAATTTGGCATGCCGGCAATTATGATCCTTCAGATATTCTTGGTATGAAGATGACAACAGGTTGGGCATCTAATCAAGAGCGAGCATGGTATTATGCAAGTGATTATAATTACTTTGCCACAAATTTTCATAAAGATATGTTTTGTGAAAATTTATGTGTAGGTGCTTTAAAAGCATATAGATCAGGGCAACCACATACTCCTATTATTGAAGAATTAGTTTGTTATAAAGATAACAAAGAACGAAAAAATGTTATCATGTTTCCACATAGATTAAATGAAGATAAACAACCCGAGATAGTTACAGATTTAAAAACAGATTTCGATATTCTCATTACTCAAGAAAAACATCTCTCCAAAGAACTTTATTATAAGAACTTAAGTGAAGTTAAAGCTGTATTTAGTTGTTCTTTGCATGAAAATCTTGGTATCAGTATGATGGAGGGAACATTAGCAGGTGCTATACCTATTGTTCCTAATAGATGTTCATATCAAGAAATGTACCTCGATATATTTAAATATCCATCAGAATGGACTTCATCATTTGATAATTATAAAAAATATAAAAAGAATCTAATCAATTTTATAAACAATCTTATAAACAATTATGATAATCTATATCAAAGTATGGAGGAACAAAGAAAAGATCTAATTGATAATTATTTAACTCCTACAATTATGATTAATAAACTTTTAAAGGATTGATATGAGTAAATATATTTCAACAAAAACCTATGGACATGAAAGAGGTTATGCCGTAGCATATCGCCAATGGAGAGCAGATACTCATTGTAATAAAATTCATGGTTATGCTTTGGCTTTTCATTTTGAATTTGAATGTACTGAACTAGATAATAGAAATTGGTGCGTTGACTTCGGAGGATTCAAATCTCTAAAAGAAAAATTAGATGATTGGTTTGATCATACTTTATTAGTAGCAGAAGATGATCCCGAATTCAAAACCTTTGAAATGTTACATGAAAAGAAACTATGCAAAATGGTTGTTGTTGAAAAAACTGGATGTGAAGGATTAGCAAAGTTTCTTGCAGATTATATCCAAGATATTTGGATGGAAGAAAATGGTTATAATGATGGTCGTGTTAAATTAAGAATGGTTAAAGTAATGGAAACTCCTTCAAATTCGGCAATGTGGATTAATGAATAATGCAAATAGCATTAGTTACCGATACGCACTTCGGAGCACGTTCCGATTCTATAATATACGATAAGTTTTTTGAAAAATTCTATACAGAGGTTTTCTTCCCCGAACTTGAAAAACGAGAAATAGATACTATCATTCATCTAGGCGACGTTTTTGATAGAAGAAAATATATCAATTATGTTACTCTTAGATCCTGTAAACGATACTTCTTTGATGAACTAGAATCTAGAGGTATTACAGCACATGTACTTACAGGTAACCATGATACAACATATAAAAATTCAAATGAGATTAATTCACCAGATATTCTTTTAATGGGTTATTCTAATATTATTACTTATGCTAAACCTGAAGTAGTTAGAATAGGTGGAATCGATATTCTTATGATGCCATGGATCTGTGCAGCAACACATGATGAATCTATACAAATAATAAAAGAAGGTGCAGCTTCGGTATGTCTAGGACATTTTGAGTTCTCTGGATTCCCTATGTATAGAGGACAAGTAAGTGAAGATGGAATGGATCCTTCTCTTCTTGCGGATTATAAATTGGTTTGTTCAGGACATTATCATCATAGATCAGCTAATAAGAATATAGTTTATTTAGGCAATCCATATGAATTTACTTGGCAAGATCATGGTGATCAAAGAGGATTTAATATTCTTGATACTGATACTTTGCAACTTGAATTTGTACTAAACCCTAATACAATTTTTGAAAAGATTTATTATAATGATGAAAACACCGATTATAGCAAAGTATCAGTGAATAAGTATTCAAATAAAAATGTAAAACTTATTGTAGAAAAGAAAACAGATTTTTATATGTTTGATAAGTTTATTGATTCTTTGTATTCTTCTATACCATTAGATTTAAAGATTGTTGAAGATTTTTCTGATTTTGAATCGACAGAGGATAATGAATCTGTTAGTATAGAGGATACGATGTCTTTACTTTCTTCATATGTTGATGCAGTGGAAACTCCTATGAATAAAGATAAAATAAAAACAATTTTAAAAAGTCTTTATGTGGAAGCACAGGTGTTAAACGAATGAGTGTAAATTTTGAAAAAATTAGATGGCGTAACTTTTTATCTACAGGTAACTCTTTTACAGAGATTCAATTAAATAGAAGCACAACTACATTAATTCTTGGCGAAAATGGTGCAGGCAAAAGTACTATTCTCGATGCCATTTGTTTTGCCCTTTTTGGTAAAGCATTTCGCAATATCAATAAACCACAATTGATCAATTCTATTAATCAAAAAGAATTGATTGTTGAAGTAGAGTTTATAACTAATAAGAAGAAATATATTGTAACAAGAGGAATTAAACCTAATATCTTCACTATATTTTGTAATGGGGTATTAGTTAATCAAGATGCTGCATCTAAAGATTATCAAAAAGTACTTGAGGAGCAAATTTTAAAATTTAATTATAAAGCATTTACACAGATAGGTATTCTCGGTAGTGCATCTTTTACTCCTTTTATGCAGTTGCCTTTAGCACATCGTAGAGAAGTTATTGAAGATATTCTTGATATTCAGATCTTCTCTGTAATGAATACTTTACTTAAAGAAAAATTATCATTTAATAAAGATACTATTCGGGATCTTGATAGTAAAATAGAATTACAGAAACAAAAAGCGAAGATGCAAAAAGATTTTATTAAAAAGATCGAAGATACAAGAGATAAAAAAGCAGAAGAAGTTCGTAATGAGATAGAAAAAACTACTACAGAAATAGAAACTGCTCAAAAAACCATCGATCTATTAATGAATGATGTTACTGAAAAAAGAAAGAAAACTGACAGAAAAGATACATTAGAAAGTAAACTAGTTAAAGTAAAAACAATGCAGCAGAAACTAGACACATGTAATGTAAAGTTATCAACTGAAATTGTTTTCTATAAAAATAATGATGAATGTCCAACATGCAAACAATCTATTACACAGGAATACAAAGAAGATATCATTCAACAAAAACAAACTAAATATAAAGAAGTAGAAGAAGCAATTAAAAAATTAAATAAAGATTTGAAAAAGATAACAAGAAGTATAGATACTATTGATCATCTTAATGATGAAATTGATGAACTAAACAAAAAGATCCATGAGCACAATAGTATCATTCTTGCGAGTGAACGATACTTAACCAAATTACGAAAACAAGAAACTCAACCAACAGATGATATAGTAAATAATTTAGATCAGGAGAAGAAGAAGTTAAAGGAACTCGCTAAAGAAGTACTCAATTTATCCAATGAAAAAACATCTTTAAAAGAAGAACAAGAATATTACAATATCTGCACTCTATTGTTGAAAGATACAGGAATTAAGACAAAAGTAATACGACAATATCTTCCTATCATTAACAAATTAGTAAATAAATATTTAACATTGATGGATTTCTTTGTTCATTTTGAATTAGATGAAGCCTTCAATGAAGTGATAAAATCCCGTCATAGAGATGAATTTAGTTATGCATCATTTAGTGAGGGTGAAAAACAACGTATAGATCTATCACTTTTATTTACATGGAGAACAATAGCTAAAATGAAGAATTCAGTAAGTACAAATATTTTAATACTTGATGAAATCTTCGATAGTTCATTAGACAATAATGGTACAGATTTTCTTATGTCTCTTTTGAATACTTTGGGTGAAGAGACAAATCTTTTTGTAATCAGCCATAAACCAGATGCACTCTACGACAAGTTTCGTTCTGTAATCAGATTCGAGAAACACAATAACTTCTCAGTAGTTAGAAGTGCTTGACATTCCTCTTAATACATGTATAATATTCGTTCACTCGTTAGGAGATGTACATGAAAAAGACTCTTTTTGTTGCATTGATGTTGGCAGCAGGTGTTGTAAACGCACAACATCGAGGACATAATTATCATAGATATAACCATGGTCATCATCATGGTCATCATCATGGTCATCATCATGGTCATCATTACAAATGGATAGGTCCTATGGTTGCTGGTGCTATAATCGGTGGTGCGGTAGTGTATACTCAGAGACAGTATATACAACCTTCCACTATATACGTGGAAAAAGTACCGGAAAATCAAGTAGTTTGTGATTCTTGGATAGAAAAAATCGATCAAGATGGTAATGTTTCCCGCGAACGAATTTGCTATCAACGATAACTCATTGATTATAAAGTATATTATGAAAAGTGTTGAAATTCAACAAGTTATTTACGATTGGGCAATGACTCAAGATTTCACTGCCCCATATGGTGTTCTGATGGGTAAGCATACAAATAAAAAAGGTAAACAATATCTTAGTGTTACATTCGGACGTGCAAGAACCCTTGATGCTACAGTAGAAATTTACAATCGTAACTTCATGATTCTACGAACAAATCTTCATGGTAATAAAATCTTTAAAGATTTCAATGAGTTACAAGAGGCATTAAATCTTCTTTAAACTGCTTGACAATTAGTTCAGACTCTGTATAATCTCAGTATACGTTGATTAATTGATGAGGGAAAATATGCAAGCAGCGAAGATCGTTTTTAGCAAGTCACTGAACAAGTATACTGCTATTGTCGGTTCTAAGATCATTGCAAAGTCGAGGAATCAGGACTATCTGGTCATGCGTATTGCTTCGATGGGTTACACTCTCGCATCTGCACCTTCGATAGCAGAGCAGCAGAAGAAAGCAGATGAATTTGGCATTAATAAGCGGTTCGACTTTGTTGGTAAAATGGTCGATATGGTATCAAGCAAGACCATCGCCTCTGCCGTAATTACAGGTCAAGGTGGTTTGGGTAAGACGCATTCGGTGCTGAAGGCTCTCGAAGAGTCTGGTATGCAGAACGTGACTGAACTCGCATCGTTCGAGGTCGGTGCCAAGGTTCAATCGTCAAATTCCTATCGCATCATCAAGGGATTTTCGACTGCTAAAGGTTTGTATCGAACCCTGTTTGAGGGTAACGGTATGGTGCTGGTGTTTGATGATTGCGACAGTGTTCTTAAGGATCCTGTTGCATTGAATTTGCTTAAGGGTGCTCTTGATTCTTACTCGGAGCGTTATATCAGCTGGAATGCTGACATTCGAGATGAAGATCTTCCTCGTTCATTCAAGTTCACGGGCTCTGTTATCTTTATCTCTAATATGGATCTGGACTCAATCGATCAGGCAGTTCGTTCCCGCGCTCTTTGCGTGGATGTATCGATGACAGAAGAGCAGAAGGTTGAGCGGATGGAGAAGATCATCGAGGACAAGGAGTTTCTGCCAGAATATTCGATGGAACAAAAGATTGAATCTATCGCATTCATCAAGATGTGTCTCAAAGAGATTAGCAATTTGTCTCTGCGGTCGTTGATTGCGACAGTTAAAATTCGTTCGCGGGGTGGAGATTGGAAGTCTCTTGCAAAATATATTCTCACCCAAGGAGCTTAATGTAATGGTAATAAAAGTAATTGAGCGTAAGTTACAAAAAAATCTAGTTAAAGAAACTATATGCCATTGTTGTAATAACACTCTAGAATATACATCTGAAGATGTACATGAATATAGAGAATATGACTTCGATTTGCGCGGTGATATAGTATACTATATCGAATGCCCAGCTTGTTTTCAGAGAACTCATGTAACAGGAAAAGTTTAAAATGCTGCTTGACATCTTCTCTTGTAGCATTTATAATATAAAAAATTGTTAAGGAGTTAAGAGTGATTTTATCCCAATCAAAGTCAATTCTAGCAAAGCTTCTTGCTGAAGAAGATATTAATGTGCAACATAAGAATGTCTCAACTGCCTACTTTGAGTTGAAGAATAGAACACTTGTCTGCCCTATATGGAAAGACATGACTGCAGATGTATATGATCTTCTAATGGGGCATGAAGTCGGACATGCTCTCTTTACTCCTGCTGAAGGGTGGCATAATGCCATTGATAAGAAGAATTCAAAGGGATTTAAAACCTATCTAAATGTAGTTGAGGATGCTCGAATTGAGAGGATGATTAGAGGAAAATTTCCTGGGCTTCGTAAATCCTTTTACTCCGCATATAGAATTCTATTTGATAATGATTTCTTTGGAGTGAAAAAATATAATCTAGATGTAGAGAAGTTGCCTTTGATTGATAGAATCAATCTTCATTTTAAACTTGGTTCTATTCTCAATCTAAAATTCAATACAGCAGAACAATATTATGTAGATAAGGTTGATACTTGTCAGACGTGGAGTGATGTAGAGAAAGTATCTACTGAGATATATGATTATGCGAAAAAGACTGAATCTAATCTTCTCCACTTTGATATCATGGATGAGATGATGGATCAGGATGGAGAAGATGCTGATTCAGATTATTATGAAGAAGTAGATGAAGAAGTAGATGAAGAAATAGATCCTATATCTATCACGGATCAAGAATTTAGAAATCGTGAGAGTGATCTGAGAGAAGAATCTTCTGAAGATACTATTTATCTTACTTTACCTAAGATGAATTGGAGACCTCGAATTATTGGCTATAAAACAGTATATAAGAATATTGCTCAAAGTTATTATGATGTCTACAAAAACTATGATCTCGCAATTCTTTCCGATATCGAAGTAGAAAGAAACAAACTATTTTCAGAGTTTAAAAAGAAAAATGAGAAATATGTTGCTTATATGGTCAAGGAATTTGAGTTGAGGAAAAATGCTCAGCAATTTGCAAGAGCAGCAGTATCAAAGACAGGTGAGCTTGATACCAAGAAACTTTTTTCATATAAAATTGCTGATGATCTCTTTAAACGCATGACTATCATCCCTAATGGTAAAAATCATGGGTTGATTATGTTTATTGATTTTTCTATGTCAATGCATGATCATTTTAAGGCAACAATAGAACAAACTATTCTATTAGCAATGTTCTGCAGAAAAATTAATATCCCCTTTCATGTTTACTCGTTTACTAATGCCGCAGACCTATATAAGGAAATCCCCACAGTAGCAGAAGAACAAAAAATTCCATTATTCCCTAATGTAGAAGATGGTAATCCTATCTTCCCAGAACGAGGATTTAGACTACGTGAGTATATTAATTCAAGAATGTCTAGCCGTGAATTTAAACATGCGTTGAAAGTTCTTCTACTTATTGCTGAATCCTATACATATAACAATAAATTTGTAATGCCTTATTCAGAAAAACTAAATTCTACTCCTTTGGATGAAGCTATTATCGCCGCTATTCCTCTGGTAAAAGAATTTAAAAAAGTTAATAAACTTGATATTGTGAATACTATCTTTCTTTCAGATGGAGAGTCTGATGGTTGCACATCATATAATGTTATAAACAATAACGGGGCAACATATCTGCCTAGATATTCTTCAACTCGTATAATCACTGATCCAGAAACTAAACTACAAGGGCTATCACATAGTAAGCAACCTCTTACGTGTGCTTTACTTCAACTATTTAAACAGTTAACCGATTCTAATGTTGTTGGATTCTTCTTGGCAGGTAATACAAGATCTAAGATCCATAAATATATCTCAATTTATAGTTCTAAACTTCTTACAGAAGAAAATTTTAAGAAATTTAGAAAACAAAAATATTATGAGATCAATGGTGGAGGTTATGATAGTTTCTTTATTCTTACAGGTGGAAAGGATCTAGAAATTAATGATGATGGTATAGAGGTATCTGAAAAAGCATCTAAGAATGAATTGAAAAAGGCATTTATTCTCAACAGAAATAAAAAGAATTTTAATCGTATGTTTCTTAACAGATTTGCTGAGATTATCTCCTAAGATTTTGCTTGACATCTGATTCTAGTTATATTATAATATATTTTTAACATTGAAGAAGGGATATACATTATGGCACGCACTAGTTTTTATACTCCTGAGCAACAAAAGAAAGTTATTTCTCAACTAGTTGAGAAGTTTGGTCCAATTGTTACTAGGAAACAGATTCTTTCTTTTATTGAAGAAAACAAATATCCCTTTCCATTCTTCATCTTTAATTTTGGTACATATAAAAGTGGTCATGGATTGTATAATTTTATCGTCAATGCACCTGTGGCCAAGAGTGAAGAAAAAGTTATTGAAACTGAACCCGCAATGGCAGTAGTTCCTCTACGGCAGAAACGTATGCATACAGAAGTAGACAATCTTGTTCCTGAAAAAGATTCGACATATGTTCCTTTTGGATTTTTCAAGGATCTAGAATCGATTATTCGTTCATATGAATTCTATCCCGTGTTTATCACTGGACTTTCTGGTAACGGTAAGACAACAATGGTTGAGCAAATCTGTGCTCGTATTAAGAGGGAATGTATTCGTATCAATGTATCAATTGAGACAGATGAAGATGATCTAATTGGTGGAAATACTCTTGTAGATGGCAATATCGTTTATCGTGAAGGACCATTTCTAACTGCAATGAAACGTGGTGCTGTAGTCATTCTAGATGAAATTGATCGTGGATCTAATAAACTAATGTGCTTGCAAGCTATTCTAGAAGGTAAACCATATTTCAATAAAAAGACAGGTGAGGTTGTACATGCAGCTAGGGGCTTTAATGTAATTGCAACAGCAAATACTAAAGGACGAGGTACTGAAGATGGAAAGTTTATTGCTGCTCAGATTCTCGATGAAGCATTTCTAGAACGGTTTCCCATTACAATTGAACAAGAATATCCTTCTTCATCAGTAGAAAAAAAGATTATTATTAATAATATGGATGTACATAATTGCACAGATGAAAGTTTTGCAGATAAACTGGTAACATGGGCAGATATCATTCGCAAAACCTTCCAAGAAGGTGCTATCGATGAACTCATTTCTACTCGTCGTCTAGTTCATATTGTTAAAGCCTATAGCATGTTTAAAGATAAACAGAAAGCAATTCAACTTTGTATCAATAGGTTCGATGAAGAAACTAAAGGTGCTTTTTTAGATCTTTATTCTAAAATTGATACTGAAACACAACCTATTCAAGAACAACCACAACAAGAAGTAACACCTGAAAATACTGCAGTATAAATAACAAGGAAGTTAAAGGAAGCGGGCTTAAGCCCGCTTCCTTTATTATATAAAAACAATGTGGAAAATATAATGAAGAAAGTTGCTTTAATTACAGGTATTACAGGTCAAGATGGATCTTATCTAGCAGAACTTTTACTTGAAAAAAATTATGAAGTACATGGTATAATTCGCCGTAGTTCTTCTATTAATACAAGTAGAATTGATCATGTATATGAGCATCCAAATCTAAAATTACATTATGGTGATGTTACTGATTCTCTTTCTCTAACTTCTATTATTCAAAAAGTATGTCCTAATGAGATATACAATTTAGCGGCTCAGAGTCATGTTAAAGTCTCCTTTGAGATACCTGAATATACAGCTCAAGTTGATGCTGTAGGGACATTGAGAATATTAGAAGCAGTTAGATTTCTAAAATTAGAAAAAGTAACAAAAATTTATCAAGCATCGACATCTGAACTATATGGATTGGTGCAAGAGACTCCTCAAAAAGAAACTACTCCGTTCTATCCTCGTTCCCCCTATGGAGTGGCGAAACTATATGGATATTGGATAGTAAAAAATTACCGAGAAGCATATAATATGTTTGCTTGTACTGGTATACTTTTCAACCATGAGTCACCTCGCCGTGGACATAATTTTGTGACTAAGAAGATTGTAGATGGATTAAGAAATATCTGTAAGGGTAAACAAGATGTATTATATTTGGGCAATTTAAATGCAAAGCGTGATTGGGGACATGCAAAAGACTATGCTAGAGCAATGTGGTTAATGATGCAACAAGAAACACCTGATGATTATGTTATTGCAACAGGGGAGCAGTATTCAGTTAAAGAATTTATTGAAGAGTGTGCTCCTCATTTCAAAATGAGTATATATTGGGAGGGCGAGAGTGAAAACGAAGTGGGTTATGATCGTTTTACTGGTCAACCAGTAATTAGAGTTGATCCGAGATATTTTCGACCATCAGAAGTAGATTCTTTATTAGGTGATGCCACAAAAGCAAGAGATGTATTGGGATGGAAACCTGAATATACATTTGAAAAATTAGTGAATGAGATGTGCAATGAATAAACATGAGAAAATTTTTGTTGCAGGACATAGAGGTTTAGTTGGATCTTCATTAGTTAGACGTCTAACTGAACTAGGTTATAGTAATATACTAGTGGTGGATAAAGAAAAAGTAGATCTTAGATTCCAAACAGCAGTTAATCAATTTTTTGAAAAAGAAAAACCCGATTATGTTTTCTTAGCTGCAGCTAAAGTAGGTGGCATTAACTACAATGCCACTCATCCAGCTGATTTTATCTTCGATAATCTTGCTATACAGAACAATGTAATCAATGCAGCTTGGCATGTAAATTGTAAAAAGTTATTATTTTTAGGTAGTGCATGTATCTATCCTAAAGTCACACCACAACCTATTAAAGAAGAGTATTTACTCACTGCACCATTAGAACCTACTAATGAACCATACGCACTAGCAAAGATTGCAGGTCTACGCATGTGTCAGGCGTATCATAAACAATTTGGTTTCAATGCTATCAGTGTTATGCCTGCTAATCTGTATGTATTAATGATAATTTTCACCCTGATAGATGCCACGTAATTCCTGGTATGATTAACAAGTTTTACAATGCTAAAGTAAACAATCTACCACAAGTTGAGGCATGGGGAGATGGAACACCTACGCGAGAATTTTTGTATGTAGATGATTTAGCAGATGCTTGTATTTTTCTTATGAATTATTATGATTCACCCGATCATATTAACATTGGTAGTGATGTTGAAATTACTATCAAAGATCTTTCTGATATCATTAAAAAGAAGATTGGTTATGAAGGTGAAATCTTTTGGAACATCAATAAACCTAATGGTACTCCTCGTCGTAAAATTGACAATGAAAAGTTATTTTCTCTTGGGTGGAGACCAAAAGTGTCATTTGAAGAAGGATTAGAGAGATCTGTAAATTGGTTTATTGCTAATAAGGATAGATTTCTATGAGATGGCCTTTGATGGGTGAAACAATTACCTTTATGGATAGAGTCAAGATGGCTAAGTTCGTACTTACTACCAAAAGATTTACTAATGGTAAAAAAGTATATGATTTTGAAAAACAATGGAGTGAGTGGTTAGGGTGTAAACATTCACTTTTTGTTTCAAGTGGTAGTACAGCAAACTTTCTTCTCATTGCTGCAGTAAAAGAACATTTTAAGTTACAGCCCGGTGATAAAGTTTTGCTACCCGGATGTACTTGGATGACTAATGTCGCACCAATTATTCAATTGGGGTTACAACCTATCTTTTGTGATATCAATTTACAAGATTTTAGTTTTGATTATAACGAAGTTTGTGCAATAGAAAAAGTTCATCGAGATATTAAACTAATTTTTACCACACATTTACTAGGTTTTCCTAGTGATTGCTCTGTATTAAGAACTATTTTTCCAAAAGCTCTTATACTAGAAGATATATGTGAATCACATGGGTGTATTATACGTAGTAATTTTCCAGAAAAAGTTGGATCAAAAAGTTTAGGTGCCACATTTAGTTTTTATTTTGGTCATCATATGTCCACAATTGAAGGTGGAATGGTATGCACAAATAATGAAGATCTTTATGATCTCATGAGAATGAAACGTAGCCATGGATTAGCGCGTGAATCAACTTGGTACGATGTTTATGCTAATGCTTATCCACATATCGACAAACAGTTTCTTTTTATGACGGATGGTTATAACTTTAGAAATCATGAGATCTGTGCTGTTTTAGGTATTGAACAACTTAAACGTTTAGATCGCATGAATGAACAACGTGAAAGAAATTATAAAAATTATTGTGAAATAATTAAGTATTATGATAGATTATTCTATCCACACCAGAGAGATTTTTATGCTAGTAGTTTTTGCTTTCCCTTCATTTGTAGAAAAGAAGATACAATGAAGAAACTTAAACAAGTATTCATTAAGAACGGTATTGAGTATAGACCAATTGTGAGTGGCAATCTTTTGGAACAACCTTTCTTAAAATCTTATTCATTAACAACTACAAAGAAGATTACCAATCTTGATATTATTCAGAAAAAAGGTGTGTATATTGGTAACAATCACTTTGTCAAAGATAAAGATATGCAGTTTCTTCACAAAATTATTGGAGAAGTATTATGATAGGTGTTTCAATAGAGGAAACAATTAAGCAAGCAGTAGAGAAAACTCTAACACAAAGAACTCTACCCGATACTGAATATGTTGCTACAGACAATTTGGGTGAGGTTATAGAGAAGTTAGTAATTCTTCACATTCGTACTTGGATGTTAGAGGATGCAATTCAAGGAGCAAAGACTGATGCTGAGATTGCAGAGCTAAAGCGCAAAATAGATATTTGCTTTAAAGTAAAAAGACCAAAATTTGTTCAAGCTATTAATCTAATGATCGATGATTGTATTGTAAGAAACAAAAGTTTAGTTGAAGATTCAGTTAAACTTTATAAAGGTATCGATAGTGTTTAACAGAATAGTATTCTTCAATCACTTTCACCGTGGTGATCTTTTTACTCATAAAGAGTTCGTTCGTGAGATAAAAAAATCATTAAAAAATGTGGACTATGAGTATTGGCATTTTAACCATCCTAAAGTTAATCTTGATCTACAAATTCCATTGACTGGTGTTCCTAAAGTACCCAAAAATCATTTATTTTATAGACATGAAGATACTCTTCTGATTAATACTTGGATTGGTGTGCATTCACAGATTTTTAATGAATGTGGAGGAGTAAATCTACAATCGTTATCTAGAAGTTGGACAACAATATATGAGACCATTAATAGTTTATTTAATGTTAATCTGGTTACTTACAACGACATTACTAAGTATCTTCCCACAGTTAATTACTCTTTTTTCAATTTAGAATCTATTGAAGTATACTTGAAGCAAAGATCATCACAAAAAAAGGTGCTAATCTGTAATGGTATACCAATGTCGGGTCAATCTTTTCAATCCTCAATGGAGGCTGAGATTCAAGAGTTTGCCCTTAAGTATAAAGATATAGATTTCATTTGTACTAAAAAGTTTAATTGTAGTATTCCTAATATATGTTTCACAGATGAAATTATTGCTGATAAAGAAGAATACACTTATAAGACTCCATGGAATGATAGAAGTTTAAACAATTGTGATCTAAACGAGATATCGTATTTGAGTACAAAATGTGATATGATTATAGGGAAGAACTCAGGTCCATTCGTTTTCTGTGAAACCTATAATAATCTGATGGATTCCACAAAAAAGATTATCTCGTTTAGTCGTGGTGAAAGAGAATCGATGTCTAACGGAATAGATAAGAAGTGTGATTACCATTTAGTTACAGATCATTCACCTGACAATATAAAGTACATTATTGAAAGAGAGTTGAATAAATTATGAAACAAAAACTGAAACTAGGATTTACTGATACACATGACCATCTAGCATCATTCTTTTATCACATTCTCTCTAAAAGATATGATATTGAGATTGATAATGAGAAACCAGAGTTTCTCATCTTTGGTGATGAAAATTTTGGTACAAATAACAAAAACTTTTCAAAGCTGGATTGTATTAAAATTTTTTACACTGGTGAAAATCGTAGACCAGAAAATTATGATTGCCATTATGCAATAACTTTTGATCATAACTTTAATCCATGGCATTATCGGTTGCCTCTGTTTATGATCTATATTTGGTCTTTAGAGAATATACATAAAGCACCTTATCCCCAGGACTATATTCTAGAGAATCATATTCAACCTAAGACAGATTTCTGTTCTTTTGTTGTAAGTAATGGTGGATGTAAGGAGAGAAATGATTTTTTTCAAAAATTAAATGAAAGAAAACTAGTTCATAGTGCAGGTAGACATTTAAAGAATGTTGATGTACAATTAGATACTGAAGTAGATAAGATCAACTACTTAGCTAAACATAAGTTTAATATTTGCTTTGAAAGCGGATCTCATCCTGGTTATGTAACAGAAAAGATTCTTCATGCTTTTTATGCTGGTACAGTGCCAATCTATTGGGGTAGTCCTACAGTATCACTTGACTTCAATCCAAATGCTTTTATCAATGTTCACAGTTATAAAGATATAAACCATTGTATTGAAACAATTATGGCTATATATAATGATGATGAACTGTATAATAGAATTTTGACTCAACCAAAGTTTCCTTTTAACATTCCTCCTTCTTATTATCTTTATGATAATTTTTTAAATTGGTTTGATGCTATTGTTTATAGAAAGATTGAATCGAGAGATGCAAATACACTCATTTATTTTTAATTGGCGAGGTCAATATGAAAAAGCCAAATATAAAGAAAAACAATTAAAAGATCTTGGATTAAAAGTTACTGTTATTAATAGTGATGATACAGTAACTGCACAAGAGGTTGATTGGATCAATATAGGAGAATGTTCTTATTTTACATCTCAATTTTTAATGGCGTTAAAATTATTTGATGGTGATATTTTATTCCATATTCAGGCAGATGCATCTTATGATAATTGGAATAAATTGATTGAAGATGCAAAGATATATTATGAAAAGTATAAATGGGGGATATATGCACCTAATGTAGACTATACATGGTATGATTCTACGAGAACAGATATTTCTCAAGTAAAGTTTAGAGATGATGCCAATTTGAGATTAATATCTTGTCCTGATTGTACCTGTTGGTTTATACATAAAGATATAATAGAAGAGTTTAATAATAGACAGATTGATATGAGTCCATATAAAATGGGGTGGGGTTGGGATATTATTTTTCCAGGAATAAGTTTTCTGAAGAGTAGATTGGTCATTAGAGACTATAATCATACGATAGAGCATCCTCCGGGAACCAACTATAATAAGAACCAAGCTGAAGTTGAGATGCAGCAGCTTTTCAATTCTCTCCCCAATGATCTAAAAGTTATGTTTAGTTTGATTAAAGGTGATCGTCAACAAATTTTACAAATGTTCAAAAAATAGATATGAAAAAACTATTATCCTTTTCTGTGTGGGGAAATAATCCTCGTTATGTGGTGGGAGCACATCGTCAAATTGAACTTGCTAATAAGTATTTTCCTGATTGGAATATTAGAATTTATACTGATAATTATTCAAACTTTAAGAAATATCAGTATGTTGAGTTAGTAAGATGTGAAGATGGTTCACCAGGATTATTTTGGAGATTCTTTCCTTTATTTGAAGATACTTATGACATTATAGCGAGTAGGGACTCAGATAGTAGGTTTTCATTCAGAGAATGCAAAGCTATGAAAGAGTTTGTTGAGAGTGGTAAACGATTTCATGTTATTCGAGATCACGAAGCACATTTTCAATTTCCAATCATGGGGGGGATGTTTGCATGTAAGGGTGGATTACCTATCTCTCTAAGAGAGGTGATGATTGACTTTATGCTAAAACAAAAAGAATATTTAAGTGATCAAATTTTTCTGCGCGACTTTGTTTGGAAAGATGTTGAAAGTGATACGCTTATTCATAGTATGAATGAAGGTTGGTTCGGTGAAACAAGAGCAAAGTTAAAGAATCGCTTTTCTTTTTGTGGAAACGGATATGATGAGCATGACATGCCTTTGTATGCTCCAACACTAAAGGAATGTGTTGGGTTTAACCCAAAAAATGTACAAACACAGTATAGGTTTGATTTTGGGCAACTAAATGACTAAAGTTATAGTTCATCATCATTTGGGACTAGGTGATCATTTTATATGTAATGGTATAGTCAATGCCCTTTCAAAACAGGTGAAAATTTATCTAGTCTGCAAAGAAAATTATTATGAAACTGTTAGTTATCTATATACAGATAATTTCAATGTAAAATTAATACCTCTATATAACGATAGCTACTTTGGTGAATTTGAACAGGTATCTCATATTCAAAAAGTTCTACAGAAAGACTTAATAAGAATAGGATTTCAAAACATAGAACATACACATTTTGATAGAAATTTTTATGAGTCAGTTGAAATGCCTTTCGAGTATAGATATACAATGTTTAGATTGCCTAAAGTTAATCAAAAGGCATCTAAACTATATCAACAGCTATCACATGGGCAAGAATATGTACTGGCACATCGTCAATCGAGCGAATCTAAATATAATATAAATATAGACACACATTTGCCTGTAATTGATGTTGATCTTAGAGTTTCTCAAAATATGTTGAATTGGATTGATCTAATAAAGGGTGCTTCTCAGATTCACTGTGTTCCTAGCAGCTTTTACTGCTTAGTTGATAGTATAGCGTCTACTCTCGAGGGTAAGTTGTTTTATCATGATATTAGAAAGGGTACCCTTCTAAATCCAAATAACGAGTTTAATAATAACTGTTGGAATGTAATATCTTATGCTTCCAAACTATAACTGTGATAACAACGGGGTTATCTTTCAACAAACCAAGGTTCCAACCAAATATGACAAAACCTATGTTATAGATAGATACGATTCATATGGAGAGTTATCTAACTATATGGGTTATCTTAGACTAGGATATATTGTCGGGGCTTTGGGACGTATACCAGAATCGATTCTTGATGTGGGATATGGAAATGGCGCCTTTCTAAAGGTATGCACGAACATAATATCAGAATGCTACGGAAACGATGTAAGTGGATATAATCTGCCCCCCTCTTGCTCATTCATTTCAGAAATTACTTCAAAACATTTTGATGTTATAACATTTTTTGATTCTCTTGAACACTTTGAGGATATAAGCATTGTAGGTGAGCTGAAGTGTAACTATTTAGTTATTAGCGTACCTTGGTGTCACTATTATAATGACAGTTGGTTTGAGAACTGGAAACACAGACGTCCGAATGAACATCTCTTTCATTTCAATGAAAATTCATTAGTTAAGTTTATGTCGGAACATAAGTTTGATCTTTTGTCTTTTTCACATATAGAGGATACTATCAGAAAAGGTGAGCAAAGAAATATCTTAAGTGCTATTTTTCAAAAGAGAATTAGATGAAAATCATCGCACATAGAGGAAATATATTCGGTCCCAGTAGAGATGAAAACCGCCCCGAACATATTGACAGAGCCATCTCTTTAGGTTATGATGTTGAAGTTGATATTCATGTAGATCAAGAAACTCTTCTTCTGGGTCATGATAGTGGTATCTATAAAGTTGATATGGCTTGGCTTACAGAACGTAAGAATAGGTTGTGGATTCATTGTAAAAATTTTAATGCTTTAAGTTTGTTATCAGCCACAGACTTTAATTATTTTTATCATATTGATGATCCTTATACTATAACAAGCTTAGGTTATATTTGGACATATCCGGGACAGCAATTTACCCAAAACTTTGTATTGGTTATTCCTGAAATAGCAAATATTATTCCTCAAAAAAATATTGAGTGTTGTGCAGTATGCACAGACTATGCACATGATTGGAGGCTGCAGTGAAAGATTTTTTGTTTATTTACTTTTCCCATCTGCCCGGACCAGAGTTTTTTTTTAGAAGCATTGAAAATTGCGGGTATTCATGTGACTTTGTGACTGAAAAATATGTGCATGAATTTGTCCCCAACAATGAATATAAAGTAGTAATATGTTATTTACATGAACATCCTTATGTATCTCATGTGAATAGAATATTGAGACATCCTCATCTATCTAAAACTTTTATGGTACAGCATGATGATAGTGACTTTGAGCATGTTCAAGTATATTATTCTAAAAGACCACAACTTGTTATTCAGCGTGAATTAACAACTGAAAGTAATTCTCCTTTTGATGCTGCACTAGAGCCGATGCATTTTTCATTCCCATCAATTTACAATGTAGAATTACAAAAAAAAGACATCGATATATCATTCATCGGAAGACAAACTAATCCGAGAAGAGAAACCTTCATTAATTATATCATGCATCTTTCAAAAAATGACCTTAGACATTTTAATTGGTTTATTGACAATGGTAACTGCCGAAACCATGGTGAGTTTGTTAGGATAACTAATCAATCTAAAATATGTTTGCACTTCCCTGGGAATTCACAAGATAGTATCAGAATTTGGGAACTAGCTAGCGCAAACACTTGTTTATTGATGCCTCCAAACAACCTATTATCATTGTCTGATAAACATATGCCTCTCAAAAATTATGTTAAGTATAATGAAGATATGCATGACCTTAAGGATATCCTAACATATTATCTAGCAGAAAATAGATATGAGTATGTTGCAAGAATGCTTCGTGATGAATACAATGAATATCACACACCTAAAAGATGTTTTGAAGCATACTATCAACAAATACTAAATCATGCTCCGGTTGAAAAGAAACCCTGCATTCCAGTCGAATGCGATGATATCTATAGAAGGTTTTGGAATGAGGAAGAGGCTTATTGGAAAGATAAAAGATAGGTAGATATGTTAAGATTTTAACATCCATTACTTTGAACTAAATTGGGTTACACAATAAAAACTAACGTTAAAACATATCAAACAGGTGGTATATGAATAAATTGGTTATTTTTGATTTAGATGGTGTTCTGATAGACAGTAAAGAAATTCATTATAGAACACTAAATACTGCGCTTGGGCAGTTTAATCCCTCCTATATCATTGAGAGAGAAGAACATCTAAAATATTATGACGGGCTAACTACTCAGACAAAATTAGATTTACTTTCAGAGCGAAAGCAGTTGCCTAAGGCTCTTCATTCTCAAATATGGGAACTGAAGCAGCATTTAACATCTGAGTCATTTAGCAGCCTGCTATCTGATGTTAAGATAATTGAAATCTGCAAATGGTTGAAAGCGCAGGACTTCAAAATTGCAGTAGCGACTAATAGTATTCGTCAAACAACAAAGATAATATTACTTCGCTTAGGAATCATGGAATATGTAGATGTGTTTGTCACAAATCAAGATGTTTCAAAACCAAAACCTCATCCTGAAATGTATTGGAGATGCATGACTTTGACTGGCTGTATCCCTAAAAATACACTCATAGTTGAGGATAGCCCTGTAGGTAGAGAGGGGGCAAGGAATAGCGGAGCTCATGTATGTGAAGTCAATGATACTAATGATGTAACTTTAGAGCGTATACAGCATTCTCTGAATAAAATTAATAATGTGCAAGATACTGAACCTTGGGTTGACGAAACTCTAAATGTTCTTATTCCCATGGCAGGGCTAGGTAGTAGATTTGTTTCTGCAGGATACTCCTTACCCAAACCCCTTATTGATGTAAAGGGGAAACCTATGATTCAACTAGTTGTAGAGAATCTAAACATAAAAGCAAACTATATTTTTATTATTCAGCGGGAGCATTATGAGAAGTTTAACTTGAAGTACCTTTTCAACATAATGACACCAAATAACCAAGTTATTTTAGTTGATACGATAACAGACGGAGCCGCACGCACCACTTTACTTGCAAAAGGACTCCTAGATAATAATAACCCTCTTCTTATTGCTAACAGTGATCAGTTTGTTGAATGGTCTCCAAAAGATATCATGTATAGGGCTGTAACAGATAAAGTTGATGCAGGTATATTGACTTTCAAATCTTCTCATTCTAAGTGGTCTTATGCTAAACTTAGTAAAAACGGATATGTTGAGAGGGTAGCTGAAAAAGAAGTTATTAGTGATGATGCAACTTGCGGTATTTACTATTGGAAACACGGTAAAGATTATATAAAATATGCAGAGCAAATGATTAGCAAAAACATTCGGGTTAATAATGAGTTTTATGTATGCCCCGTTTTCAATGAGGCTATTGCAGATGAGAAACGTGTAAAAACTTTTCCTGTAACTAAAATGTGGGGACTGGGCACACCCGAAGATCTACAATTCTTTCTAGACAATCACAAATGATAGATATCTGTTATAAAACTACAAAAACAAGAAGATTTTAGAGGCTTAGAAACAAATATTGCATATTGGTGAAATATGGAAAAACAAGATATTATAAGCATTGTGTCAGATTATATTAAAGAAAAACAATCAAACAAAACTTGGATTGCAGGTAAAGATATTGTTAATTATGCTGGTCCTTATTTTGATACTACAGAATATGAAGAAGCACTAGATTCTTTACTTGATGGATGGCTTGCAATGGGTAATAAATCTCTTAGATTTGAGAATTTGTTTCCCAAACATTTTGATAAAAAATATGGTATACTAACTAATTCAGGTTCAAGTGCTAATCTTTTAATGATGTCCTCTCTAACATCAAAAAGAAAATATAATTTACCTAAAGGTACTAAAGTATTAATGCCCGTAGCAGGATTCCCTACTACTCTAAACCCTACTCTACAGGTAGGGTTTGAACCTATATTTCTTGATATAGAAATCGAGACATTAAATCTTGATTTAACAAAGGCAGAAGATTTAATAAAGAAACATGATATAAAGGTTATTACTTTTGCTCATGTATTGGGCAATCCACCTAATATGAATGATGTTATGGATCTAGTTAAAAAGTATAATCTTCTATTGCTTGAGGATTGCTGTGATGCTTTAGGTAGTACATATGAGGGAAAGAAACTAGGGTCTTTTGGTATTATGGCATCTTGTTCTTTTTATCCTGCTCATCATATTACAATGGGAGAGGGTGGATTTGTTGCATGTAAAGATTATGAAACTGAAGTTGTACTCAGATCATTGCGTGAATGGGGAAGAGGTTGTTATTGTGTAGGTGCTAAAGCGAATGCTTTAAAATGTGGAACATGTAATCAAAGGTTTTCTTATTGGGTTCCATCTATGCCAGATCAAATTTTTGATCATAAATACGTATATGATGAAATAGGATATAATTTAAAACCTATAGAAATACAAAGTGCATTTGGATTGGCTCAATTAAAGAAGATTGATAAGATCATTGAATTAAGAAAGAAAAATTATAAACTTCTATTTGATATTTATTCAAAATATGAAGAATTCTTCCATTTACCAAGAGCACAACAAAACAGTGATCCAAGTTGGTTTGCATTTCCTCTTACAATAAGAGACAATGCACCATTTACAAGAACAAAATTTGTTGAATATCTAGAAGATAATCTTATTCAAACGAGACCTTATTTTGCGGGTAATCTATTATTGCAGCCAGCATATAGTCATTTAATGGATACAACCACTGCAAAAACCGAATTCCCTGTTGCAACAAAAGTTATGTGTGATACATTTTTTCATGGAACAAGTCCAGTTCTAACAGAAGAACAAATAGATTATATCGGTGAAAATATTGATTGTTTTTTTAGAAAACTAATATGAAAAAGATAGTTTATGTTACAGGATGTTTAGGTTTTATAGGTTATCATATTACTAAAACATGCCTAGAAAAAGGATGGTTTGTGAGAGGTATTGATTCAGGTACCTATGCGGCTAATTATAATTTTCTTGATGTTTTATATAAATATAAACAGTTTGTTTATGAGAAAAAGGATATTAATGATTTAAATTATCTCTATGAATGCGATTATGTGATTAACACTGCGGCAGAAACACATGTAGATAATAGTATCATGAATAGTGATGTATTTCTAAATAGTAATGTTAATGGTGTTCATCATCTATTAAAATTGATAACACAACAACCTAAATTTAAAATTCCTATATTCTTGCACTTCAGCACTGATGAAGTTTATGGAGATATACATCAAGGTTCACATGTAGAAACTGATCCCTTAAATCCTAGTAATCCATATTCAGCAACAAAAGCAGCTGCTGATATGTTAATCAGTGCTTGGTCCAGAACTTTTAATATCCCTTATGTAATTGTACGTCCAACTAATAATTATGGAATTGGTCAATATACTGAAAAATTCATCCCCCATACCATCAAGTGCTTAGCATTGGGAAAACAAGCACCTTTACATGATAATGGATATCCTCGTAGAACATGGTTACATGCTAGTGATACAGCAGCAGCTATAATTACAATTATTGAAAGCGGAGAAACTAATGAAATTTATAACATCTCTGGCAATTATGAAGAGATGAATCTAGTTGTAGCTCAAAAAATAATTCAATATATGGATCTACCAGGTGATATAAAACAATATCTAGATTTTTCAGTTAATCGTCCAGGTCAAGATGTACGATATTCTATTAATGATAATAAGTTAAAGAAATTGGGTTGGAAACCTGAAGCAAATTTTGACGAAAAACTAAAAGAGTTAATAGATTTTTATAAACACAATTTTGTTTGGTGATCTTATGATAAACTTATTTGGTAATGGCTTTATCGGAAAAGAATATGCAAATAGATATCAAGTATCGATCAATGATAGAGATGATCTAATACCTAGATCTAGTGATATTCTTTATATGATTAGTACAATACATAATTACAATGTATTCACTGATCCACATTTAGATATAAATACAAATTTAAATGTGTTAATAGATGTATTAGAGAATGGAAGAAAAAAATATGGTAGTGATTTTACTATAAACTTTATAAGTTCTTGGTTTGTTTATGGTAATACAGATTTACCTGCTACTGAAAATAGTGAATGTCATCCTCGAGGATTTATTCAATAACTAAAAAAGCAGCGGAAGATCTATTACAATCTTATTGTAATACATTTTCTATTAAGTATAGAATAATGAGACTTTGTAATGTTTTAGGTAAAAATGATAATAAAGTGTCTATACAAAAAAACGCATTCCAATATCTTATTGAAGAATTAAAGAATAATAGAAGTATAGAACTTTATGATTATGGAAGATTTTATCGAGATTATATGGATGTTAGTGATATTGCAAGAGCAATACATATAGTAATCGAAAGAGGAAATTTGAACGAGATTTACAATATTGGAACAGGTGAACCATATCTCTTTAAAGAGTTAATTGATTATGTGATAGATAAAACTAAAAGTACCTCCATAGTGAAACATATTCCACAAAAAGAATTTCATGCCAAGGTACAAGTTAAATCTATGTATATGGATACAACAAAACTTAAATCTTTAGGTTTTGTTCCCTCTAAAACTTTATTTGAAACTATTGATGATTTATTATGACTAATCCACAAGTAACTATCATTACAGCAACAACTTGCTCTCAGTATCTTAAACAGAACTTAGAATCAGTTCAAAATCAAACATATAAAAATATCCAACATCTTATCTTTATAGATGGTAAACATCATGTAACAAAAGCAGATTTTGATCTAGATCTAACGCAAGATGTAATCATTTTACCTTATGCAACAGGTACAGATAATTATAATGGTCATCGAATGTATGCTGCAGGGACTTTTCTTGCAAAGGGTGATTATATTATCTATTTAGATGAGGATAATTGGTTAGAACCTAACCATGTAGAAAGTTTGATTGAATGTACTAAACCTAATACTTGGTCATGTTCTCTTAGAAAGATTACGGATATGGAAGGCAATTTCATCTGTAATGATGATTGTGAGAGTTTGGGTAACTGGGAATCAGTCATTGGTGATTATTTTGTAGATGTTAATTGTTATTTTTTACCTAAGATACTTGCTATTCAGTTAGCACCTTTATGGTATAGAAGAGCGAGGCATCCACAAGAGCAACCAGAGGTAGATCGCCTATTGACATTCATGCTTAGAAATAATAAAATTGAGTGTAATGTAACAGGACTTTATACTGTCAATTATCGTGCAGGTAATAGAGCGGATTCAGTTCAATCCGCCTTCTTTTTAGATGGTAATAAACAAATGAAAGCAAAATATGGCGAAACTTTTCCCTGGAGAAAATATGTTTGAACTTGAAATTGATTACAAATATAATGAAGGAGAACTTTTAAAAGAGATTAAAGACTATATTGATAAAACTTACACTGAGCATTATGCACAAGGTAATATCCAGACCACAGAATTCATTATTGACAATGGACATGGAGTAGGTTTTACTATCGGCAATATTATTAAATATGCTCAAAGATATGGAAAGAAGGAAGGAAAAAATCGTAAAGATATATTGAAAGTTATCCACTATGCTGTTATACTGTTATATGCTCATGATGTTGAACTGAAAAAAGAGAAAGGTACTACACAATGAAATTTAGTAATGAAACTATCCAAATTTTAAAGAATTTTGCTACAATCAATCCAAATATTGTTTTTAAAGAAGGGAATACACTTGCTACTATGAATGCGGCAAAGTCTATTCTAGCAAAAGTTAAAATCGCAGAGACAATTCCTAAAGAATTCTCTATCTATGAACTTAATTCTCTTTTACAGATTCTTTCGTTTTCGGAGAATCAAGAAATTGAATTTGGAGATAAAAGTCTTACAATTAGTAATGATATGGGATCGTTTGAATATTTTTATTGTTCCATTGCAATCGCATCTCCTCCAGATAAAGAAGTAAAACTTGAACCTTTATTTACTTTTACATTAACATCAAAAGATATTCAATCGATTACTAAAGTTGCTGGACTTCTCGCAGCACCAAATCTTTCTATTGTTTCAAAGAATGGAAAGGTTACAATGAAGATTGGTGATAAGAAGGTAGATACATCAAATTCTTTTCATAGAATTATTGGTGAATTTGATCAAGAATTTAGTGCAGATATTGCTACTGAAAATTTAAAACTAATTCCCGACGATTATGAAGTTAAACTTTCAAAGAAACTCGCAAGTGAGTTTACAAGTAAGAATACTAGTATGGTATATTTGATTGCTCTAGAACCTACATCAAAGATGTAATTTGGAGGATTTATTTTATGCATGAAATTCGTGATGAGCAGTTTTTGTGGGTGGAGAAGTATCGTCCAAGAATTCTAAAAGATTGTATTCTTCCTACTGCATTGGTTGATACTTTCTCCAATTTTATTGAGAAGGGTGAGATTCCAAATATGTTGCTCTGTGGTGGAGCGGGTATGGGTAAAACCACAGTTGCAAGAGCACTTTGTGAGGAACTTGAAACAGATTATATTATTATCAATGGTTCAGAAGAATCTGGTATTGATGTTCTACGAACAAAGATTAAACAATTTGCCTCTACAGTTTCATTTTCAGGTAAGACAAAAGTCATTATTTTAGATGAAGCAGACTATTTAAATCCCAATTCCACACAACCCGCACTTAGAGCTTTTATGGAGGAATTTTCACAAAATTGTAGATTTATCTTTACATGTAATTTCAAAAATCGTATCATTCAACCTTTACATTCAAGAACAGCAGTTTTTGAATTTAAACTTACAAAAGATGATAAGCCGAGAATTGCAGCTCAGTTCATGAAACGGTTAAAGTTCATTTTAGATAATGAACAAATTCCGTTTGATCAAAAAGTTCTTGCTTCTCTTTTAATGAAATATTTTCCAGATTATCGAAGAATCATTAATGAATTACAAAGATATTCTGTCTCGGGTAATATAGATGAGGGTATTTTATCCAAGGTAGGAGAGCAGAATACAAAGGAGCTTATTAGTTCTTTGCAAGAAAAAGATTGGAAGAAGATGCGAAGCTGGGTTGTCAATAATATTGATAACGATCCTCAAGGTATTTTTAGAAAACTTTATGATGAGCTTGTTAGTAAAGTGGATAAAGTACCACAACTGGTTCTTATTATTGCTGATTATAGTTATAAATCTGCTTTCTGTGCTGATCAAGAGATCAATTTAGTTGCATGTTTAACCGAGATTATGGCTTCTTGTTCTGTTAAGAGTTCTGTATGACTGAGGAATATAAACTCCCTTCTATATCACCTTTTGATTTTGTGAATAGTATTCATCATTCTAAAGAAGATCTTATGATTGATGAATGGGCCGAGAAACAATACAATCCATTTATTGTTAACAAAGCTTTAAGTTTTGGTGCTGATACTGTTATATGTTGTAATGAAATGAATTCTAGACCACATTTGCCAAAAAAACTTCAATATGATTTTCTTATAAATATAATTAAGCCCAAGAAGCGTTATAATAAATGGCTAAAGGGTGAAAAAGTAGAAGCGATTGAAGTAATAAAAGCATACTATGGGTATAGTACTGAAAAGGCTCATCAGGTTTGCTCTATTCTTTCGCCAGATTGTATTAAACTAATGAAGGAACGACTTAGAAAAGGTGGATTAAAAAATGAATGAAGCAACTAATATTTCATTTAACGTCAAACTACCTGGATATAAGCCTCTAGAGATTAAACTGGCACAGCCTGATGATTTTTTAAAAGTAAAAGAGACTTTATCTAGAATCGGTGTGGCATCAAAGAAAGATAAAACATTATATCAATCAGTTCATATTTTACATAAACAGGGCAGATACTTTTTAGTACATTTTAAGGAACTATTCGCTTTAGATGGAAAATTCTCTGATATCTCAGAGAATGATTTACAAAGAAGAAATACAATAGCAAAATTACTACAAGATTGGGCTTTATTATCTATTACTAATCCCGATGATTATAATGATGTGGCACCATTGGCTCAAATCAAAATTCTTTCATTTAAAGAAAAAAATGAATGGAATTGTGTCCAAAAGTACAATCTTGGTAAAAAAGTAAAACAAAAATAACATTTCTGTGTCATAAATAATAGTACCTATGCCTTCGGGGTAGGTACTTTTTTAAATCTTGCTTATAACAAGGAGAGCATATATGTTTAAAGAAATGAAATTTGAAACAATCTTTCCACGACATTTTGTGGGTTTTGATGATATTCTGAATACAGCAACAAAAATTTCTGAAGAATTTTCAAAAAATTCATCTTATCCTCCATACAATATCAAAAAACTTAATGAAGATACATTTGTAATCGAGATCGCATGTGCTGGATTTTCTTCTCAAGATCTTGAGATTACAGTTATCGAAAATAAGTTAACAGTCAACGGAACCGGTAAACAAGAAGAAGCTAACTTTGTTTATAAAGGTATTGCTAATAGAAACTTCACTCGAGAATTTACATTAGCAGATTATGTTGAGATTGAATCTGCAGATATTGTAAATGGTATTTTAGAAATTAAACTCTTTCGTAAACTCCCCGAAACAAAGAAACGTAGAACAGTTTCAATCGGAAAACAGGAAAATGTAAAAGAATTTTTAACTGAATAATTTCTAGAACCCCCTGCAAAGGGGGGTTTTAAAAAGTTAAATTTGTTCTTGACATTTTTGCTAGATCATATATAATGATAGAGAATTAATTAATCCCTCCTATAGCTCAGCGGTAGAGCAGCTGGTTTATACCCAGTATTAGCGCTAGATAGGCGTGAGGTCGTAGGTTCGAATCCTACTGGGAGGACCAATTTTATAGAAAAAGAAGATGCAAAATCTCATTTTAGCTTTGAATAAAGGAGGATATCCTCATACATGGTTACCATGGCAAGATGCAGTTATTTTAAAATGTAAAGGTTTGATTGCATGGGAATATGGTGATAAAGACTTTATGTTTAGAGGTGGAATTTCTAGAATAACAGGTCTTCAATCAAAAATTGAGATATCATCTATCATTGCACTTAAAACTAATTTTTATTATAAAGGTAGAACTCCTACATTAAGTAATAGAAATCTTTTTAGAAGAGATCTTTATCTGTGTGCTTATTGCGGAAAAAAGTATTCTGATAACAGATTAACAAAAGATCATATTGTTCCGGTTTCAAGAGGTGGACTTAATACTTGGACAAATTGTGTTACTGCATGTACTCGATGCAATTCTTATAAAGATGATATGTTATTAGAAGAATGCAATATGCAATTATTATATATACCATATACTCCTGATAGAGCTGAAGGATTAATATTACAGAATAGAAGTATATTGCATGATCAGATGAAATTTCTTTCAGATTTTTTACCAGATTATTCAAGATCTAAACAAAAAAGTACGTAAAAAATATAAATAATAGTATGATTACTATTATTAAAAATATAGAAAACCCTTTTATGGAATATATAAAAGATGATCCTGTTCGCCCAGAAATTTCAAAAGATTTTAGAGTAAGTAAACATAGATTTGTATGTGTATTGGGTGAAGAAACCCCATCTGCTATAGTATGTGTGAGTTTATTGAATCATGTTCCTGTGACTGTAGAAGAATTAGAGGCGGATGAAGAAGAAACTACAGCAGTATTTTATACTATATGGAGTTATGTACCGGGAGCTGCGAGGAAATTATTATTTGAAACTATAAACTTTATACATGAACAATTTCCATCGGTGAATAGATTTGTAACTTTGAGTCCAAAAACTGAGCTGGCGAAGAGATTTCATTTAAGAAATGGTGCTATTTTATTAAAAGATAATGAGACAACAGTTAATTACGAATATATATAGATATATAGCTCCTAACTCAGAGAAAGCGCTGACCTGGATTTGTAACCCAGTGAGGATCGTGCAAGTCGGTCTGGGAGCACCATTTTAAAGGAATTTAAATGACTAAAAAAGTAGCAGATCTTTTACATGAATCGAGTTTATCTCGTGTAAATTCTCATGTTAAAAACAGAAATATAGGTATGATAACTGCACATAGAGGTGAGAATACTTCTAAAGAAAATCAATCTAATAACAAAGAATTGGAAAATCATATAAAAACAGCAGGTTATGGTTTTATTAAAGTAAAAGGTCGATACATAGAGAACCATGGCACCAAAAATGCAAAAGCAGTAGATGAAGATTCTTTTCTAGTTATCGGTAAGAAAGGTGATGATAAAGGGGAGTTATTGTCTTTTTTGAAAAAACATGGAAAACATTATAATCAAGATTCCATTCTTCATAAATCATCAACAGATTTAAACGCAAAGTTGCATGGAACAAGAAAAGACGGATTTCCAGGATTGAATAAAATTCATGATGTTGGAACATTCCATGCTAATAGAGCAGGAGAATTTCATACTGCAATGAGGGGGCATAGATCTTTTGAATTTAGTGAATCTGTAGAAACATTTAAATTTGTACGTTCACCAACATTTTTTAATAGAGAAGAAACATTATTTTAAACAAGGAGATTAATTGTGTTTTATAAAGTTTTTTACACAAATTTATTTGTTTTGAAAAATTCTGCTGGTACTACAAGAGGACCTTTTATCTTCATTCGTCCAGAATATAAAGATGACATTGGACTATTAGAGCATGAAAAGATTCATGTTAAGCAATGGTGGAAAAATCCTCTTTTTCATGGTATTATGTATCTTTTTAGTGAAAAGTATAGACTTAATTGTGAAGTAGAAGCATATAAAGAACAATTAAAACATTGCCCTGCTAATAGAAGAACTCTTTTTGCAAAGTATCTTGTAAAAGATTATAACTTAAAGATAACACTTGACAAAGCTAAGAAAATTCTGTTATAATAGATTTATCGGGTCTATAGCTTAATGGTAAAGCAGCGGACTCAAGAATTAAAAATAATGCCCTGGTAACTCACCTGGTCGAGAGTAATCCGCTCATAACGGATAAGGCAGAGTTCAAGTCTCTGACGGGGCACCAGTAAAGAAGGTTCAACTGGGTCACTGGTTCAATCCCAAGTGAACCCACCAAAATTTTATTTGAATATATGAATAGTTTATTAAGAAAAGAATTTCAACGTAGTAGAGATTTAGGATCATTATTTAGACGTAAGATTAAAAGAAAGTTATTAAAAATAACAGGATTTATTATAGGATTCTTTTGGAAATAGAATTGTTATAGACGAACGTGCTGTCTAATCAACAGCTAGTGTGACCCGCACGATGAGAAGTAGGATGATACCTACGGGTGGTTTGAGCAAGTGCCTACTCCTAGTAATGGGAATGGAGAATCTGCTCCGGTGAAAACCGCAGTCCAACCTAACTGACGCTGGCAATGCGAAAATCTTTCCCGGTCGTGAAGCGGATGGGGCGTGCGTGATGGGATTGCGACTACGCGGTTTCTGATGCGCTATAGTTACCGCCGCGGGAAAGAAGCACTTATACTCGATAACTCAGAAAACTCTCTGTGGCGTAATCCGGTAGCGTTCTACGTTTGGGACGTAGAGGTCCTGGTTCAAATCCAGGCAGAGAGACCAAAAAGAGGTAAAAATAAATAATTTTTTACAAGCGCGGGTGGTGGAACGGTTTACACATCAGACTTAAAATCTGACGGCTTAAGGCCTTGCGGGTTCGAATCCCGCTCCGCGCACCAAATTTAAAAGGTCAGTATATGGCAACAAAAAATGATATAACTGGCGATGAAATAAAAACAAAAACAGTAACTGATGCATATAGAAACAATTATGATAGAATCTTTCGCAAAAAAGAAACAACATATGAAGAACAAATACTAAAAAACGAGTATCAAGATATATTATCAACAGAAGAGTGTTTAATTAACGATGAAGAAAAATAAAGAAATCTTATGGACTGATGATTATGGGTTCTCTCTTACATTAGAAGAAATGATTGAGGAGATTCAATATTTACGTTTAATGAAAGTAAAATATCACTTTTTACTGTTTAAAAATAAAATTTCAGTACAAGAAATCGCTAACGTAGAAACTCAAATTAAAAACCAACTACATCCAATCATTAAACCTGTACTACCTGTAGAAACTAAGAAACCTGTAATTAAAAGAAAACAAGCATCTAAAAAAATAACAAAAAAGAAGAAAGGATCTTAGTATGAATACTATTGTAATTGCAACTGGTGGATTTGATCCTTTACATTCTGGTCATATAAAATATCTTGAAGCTGCAAGACAACTAGGTGACAGATTAATCATCGGTTTAAATTCTGATGCTTGGTTAACTAGAAAAAAAGGTCGTTCTTTTATGCCGTTTTTAGAACGACAGGCAGTTCTTAAAGGTTTAAGTTGTACCGGTTATGTTATTGGATTTGATGATTCTGATAACTCAGCGAAAAATGTAATTCATATGGTAAGACAATCTTATCCACAAGATAAAATCATTTTTGTAAATGGAGGAGATCGTACAAAAGATAATATTCCGGAAATGGATATACAGGATAATAACTTAGAATTTGTTTTTGGAGTTGGAGGAGAAAACAAACGAAATTCCTCGAGCTGGATTCTAGAAGAATGGAAAAATCCAAAAACATTTAGAGATTGGGGTTATTATCGTGTATTAGATTCTCAGCCAGGAACCAAGACAAAAGAATTAGTAGTGAATCCTCAATGTTCACTATCTATGCAAAGGCATTTTAAACGTAGTGAATATTGGCATATTGTTTCAGGTGTTGGTTGTGTAGATTTAGAGACAGAAAATAATTTTAAATCTGTATATCTTTATCCACATTCTTTTATTAATATTGCGGTGGGGACATGGCATAAACTTCGTAATACATCACAAGATATTCCACTTAAAGTTATAGAAATTCAATTTGGTGAAGATTGTATAGAAGAAGATATAGAAAGAAAAGTTTAAAAATTTCTTGACACCACCGTCAAAATATGTTACTATTTGGATATAATACGGCTGTAGCTCAGTTGGAAAGTAGCACGAGCCTTCTAAGCTCGGGGTCGGGGGTTCGAGTCCCTCCAGCCGTGCCATTATGTGAGGAATTAAAATGAGAATGATTCTTAATAGAAATGATATTAGATGTTTGGTGGAAAAACTGGACAAATATGAAGTAGACAGTTTTACAATCATCAAACATGATACAAGTGGTATAGCTTACACTCTCGATATTGAATTTCCTTATAGAATTAAGGATGAGCTTGTGACTGTGACTACGAATGTTGTAGGAACAAACGAATGGTAGAGATCAATTTTATGTGTTTAGTTCAGCATGTTCATTTCAACACAAATTTAGGTGTTTTTAGAATTAATAGAGATAGAGTATTAGAACATTGGGATACCATACAATGGAGATGGAATAATGCTTTAATGAAGTTTCCAGAATTGAATGTTAATGAGTTTTATGAAAAAGCACTTCCATTATTTAAGACTTGACATTTAAGTAAAATGCTTGTATAATATTAATATATTGAATAAGGAATTGTTATGAACGAACGAATTTTTGAACTGATTCAGACCCAAAATGGGTTTCGCGGTCTACTTTGGACCGAAGAAGATAAGCAAGAGTTCGCCGAGTTGATTGTTCGGGAATGCGCCAAAGTTAATTACAACTCGCCATTTAAGGATGGCGAATTTCACGCCAGGGAACTATTAGAACACTTTGGAGTTGAAGAATGAACAAACGAATTCTTAAACTTGGGTTAGACTCGGGTATGCTGAACTATGTGGAACATGAAACACCACGACACTATTTCTTATCCGGTCATGCTGATGAAGAATGTTTAGAAAAGTTCGCTGAGTTGATTGTTCGGGAATGCGCCAAAATGCTCGACGAGTTTCCAGACTACGGACGCCACAACTACTATAAACACGCATCACTGAAGGTAAAAGAATATTTCGGAGTTGAAGAATGAAATTCAAATACAAAGCCAAGCGTCCCTCTCGTGATCAGTTATGGGGAATGAGCCCAAGTCAGTTCAAGACCTTTCTGAAGAAGCGTGGACATAATATTGGTCGTGATTTCTTCAAGTATGGTTCTGTAAGCCATTATAAAGGGCGGGCATACCGTTTTCGTTGGTGGGGTGCTATTGGTGAGTTTTATGTAGATGTAAGTTGCCCATTGAAAGAGTTTGATCGTTGGGCGAATAGTGTAGATGAAGTTGTAAACTTTTATAATTGGATTGAGAAATGAACGAACGAATTAAAGAACTTGCGTTAGAAGTTTTTAGTTTCAAGTATAAAACTAACCCCAACGAATTGAATCCTGGGCACCACATGGATCATATACACAAGTTCGCCGAGTTGATTGTTCGGGAATGTGGGGTAGCATTAAGCCCTATGTTGCGTGATATGGTCAGTCGTGGTCAGGCTTTTGATTTAATTAAGAAACATTTCGGAGTTGAAGTATGATCAATCGTTATGAATTATTGAATCGTATTACAGAGTATCTTGCCAATGGTGGTTTGTTCAACCCTGAGTTGATGGATCATCAAGAGGTGATGCGTCTGCTAATGGATGTTCGTGATTATTTGAATGATCCGACTATCAATCAGCCAGTGATTCCACAAAATCCTTTCAAATGGGATGGTAGTTGTCCTGTCTGTGGTATTAGTGGTGTCAATGGATATGTGTGTAACAATCCAAAGTGTCCCACGAAAGTGACTTGTTGAAAGGAGAAACATAACAGATGAACGATTTAGTAGATTCTTTGGAAAGTGTATCAAAAACATTTCATGAAATTCACGATGAGATCGAAAAGGAATCAGAACAATATTGGAATTCACTTTCCAAAGAAGATCAGTTAAAAGTCTTTTGTGCAGTAAGTCGAAGAATCTACAAAGCGGAAATAGAAGAACAAAGAAGTTATCGTGGTACATTATATAGTGTTTTTGAATTTGGACCAGAAGCATATGCACAAGCACAAATGGCTGGATATTTGACAATTCATAATTCAATAATGTCCGAAGATCATGATACTCACTTGTTGACTCAATTCTGTAAACAGAATAAAATAGACGATATAGAAACTAAGATAATGGAATTTTGGAAGTTGAATCTATGAAATATTATTCTTATAATGAGTATATAACTGAACCAGGTATTGATGATTATGTAGAAACAAAATCAGAAGAAGATATCAGAAAAGAATATTGGCCTTATTGGTATAACGAGATGTGTAAAAAGTTTGGCAAAGAGCATGTTGATGCTAACTATACTATACAGGACTGCATCGACGATTGGGTTATTGTTAATTGGGCGTGGGAGAGTAATTGATGGGCACTAATTATTATGTGGTGGAAAATCACAGGACGTGGTGGTAATGGATAAAGATCTGATCCTACCCATGGTGATCAACCAGAGTCGCCGAAAGATTGCACGACAGGCTTGTCAGTATTATGAGTTCTCCGAGAGTGAGCTTCTTCGGTTTGTTGAGGAGATTGTAGAGCAGTGTGCCTCAATTGCGGACTCAAATCGTGATCGGTATGTTTTTTTTGCCGAGGCACTCGGAGGTCTTGTTCTCCCCGACACTGGCGATCTGATTCGCCATCATTTTGGTATTCTTTCTGATTTCGGAGTTGAAGAATGAATGATGAAAAAGACTATGATGTGGTCGTTGATGTAATTTGAACAGATGAACGATTTAGTAGATTCTTTGGAAAGTGTATCAAAAACATTTCATGAAATTCACGATGAGAGCGAAATGTTTTGTATTTGTTGTAATAAAAAGTTAGAAAAAGTGTTTGATGAAAATCTACAGCCCAGTGGTGCTGTTCACTTTTCGAGCTTGGGCCATTATGGTTCTACTTATTTTGATCCAATGGATGGATCTACTTTGAATATTTTTGTCTGCGACACATGCCTTGAAAAAAACCAAGACCGACTAATAATGAGAGAAAAATGAACGAACGAATTAGAGAACTTGCTTATCAAGCCGCCAATGGCATGCTATCGTATGATGGTGAAGGAGAATGGCGTTTGAGTGAAAAAGAAACGATAAAGTTTGCCGAGTTGATTTTGAAACAATGTTTATCATACATCGATGATTCGGGCGATATCGATTATGTGAAGTTTATGATCAAACGAGATTTTGGAGCCGAATGATGAAAAAAATAATTCAACTAGAACAAGATGAAAATGGTGATCTGATACTTCCACTAGGCGATGAGATATGCGAAACCTTAGGATGGAATATAGGCGATACTATAGAATGGATTAACAATAACGATGGTTCGTTCTCTTTAAGAAAGAAAAATGAGTCCTAATCTAGATCAAAAGCTGTGTAAAGAATTTCCTGAAATTTTCAAAAATCGCTATGCAGATAAACGCTCTACAGCAATGTGTTGGGGCTTTGATATTGGTGACGGTTGGTATAGTATCATTCGTTTTCTTTGTCAGCAACTAATGCGTGATTATACTCTAGCTAAGCAAGATTATGATCATTATAAACAAATGCTCGAAGTAAAAGATAAATCTGCTTGGCGTGAATGGCATCATCAAAAATATACTCAGGAAAACCTAGAAAAACGCAAACAAGAATTAGATGAGTGTCATATTCCTGTAGCCTTACAAGTTAAAGAAAAGTATGGTGGGCTACGTTTTTATGTTCAATCTGCAACTGATGAACAACATCAAACGATTGCTATTGTAGAAAGTATTAGTTATTCAGTATGTGAACAATGTGGTACAACAAAAGATGTTCATGTGTTCAATATGGGTTGGATGCGTACACTTTGTGTAGAACATGGCAAAGAACTGTATGGAGAACAATCTGTTGCTGATTATATAAACGATTTAGAGGGAGAAAAAAATGAAGAAAGATATTTTTGATCTAGAACAAAGTATAATGCATTGTTGGAATATTGTTGAAGATTTAAAAATGCTCAATGAAGCTGTGTTGGAGCGTGATCTAAGTGTTGATGAAATTTCTAATATTCTTTTAGGTATAGAACGTCTTTATAATTTGAAATTTGAAAAACTTTTTGAAATGTTTGAGGATCATTGTAAAGATTATTGGAATCTTAAAAATAAATGGAATGATCGATTTACTACAACTATAAAAAAAGAAGAAAATGATTGATCCGATTACACCAATAACAATTATTTCAAATTATACAAGAACAACTGATAAAGAAACTGAAATACATAAGTTTATTTCCGTTAATAACAATTCACCTAAACATTTTATTAACTATATTCTCTACAATTCAAAAGGTATAATTGAAGAGAATTATGAAAATAAAATTGACATAAACACATGAAACCGTGGCAAATTAAGATTGCTAATTTCTATTTTAAACTAACAGAAAAATTTACTGTTATAGAATGGATTGTGATATTTGTAACAATATCATATATTACATGGATTATAATTAAATGAAAGTATATATTGGACCTTACAAAGATTATTTTGGTCCCTATCAACTTGCAGATCTTTTACAAAAAGTCGGTGTAAGTGAAGATCGTTGCAATACAGTAGGTGACTGGTTATCCAAAACATGGGTGAATAAAGTCTTTACTTGGATTTATAGTAAGAAGAAAAGAAAAATTAAAATTAATATACACAAATACGATACGTGGGGTATGGATTCTACTCTAGCATTAATTATTCTTCCAATGCTGAAACAATTAAAAGATACTAAACATGGTTCAGGTATCGTTGATCTAGATGATGTTCCAGAAAAAATGCGATTTACTACAACAGAAAACTATGAATGCCAAGAAACATTTGATTTCTACAATGATCCAGATCTATGCAAACAAAATATTCAATGTGATGTTCATGATCGTTGGGATTGGGTTTTAGAAGAGATGATTTGGGCATTTGAACAACTTAATATTGATTGGGCAGATCAATATTGGTTAGTAAAACCTGAATTAGATCTTGAAGATTATCCAGAGGATGAAGGAAAAGAAACTATACCAATTCGTTGGAAGGTAAAAGGTGAATGTGATTGGGAAGGTACAAAAAAGCATCAAGATAGAATCGATAACGGTTTAAGATTGTTCGGAAAATACTATCAGAGCTTGTGGGATTGAAAAATACTTGTAAATCAATGAGTTAGCTGGTGTAAGAAACTGCTTGACAGATAGTTAGATCCATGTATAATAACGGTATACTGTTGATGACAAGGAAAAGTAAATGGGCTGGATTAAAGATGGTAAGCACATTACTGCCAATTATCTGGGTGTAATGGTTTCTGGTGTCATTGAGTCAAGCCGTGTAAAATATGGTGGCAAGGTACAATATACTGTTAACTTAGACAACCCCGTCCAATTACGTTGGAGGAGCGAACCCACAGTGCGTGTTCTCATTGATGAAACTGAAATTACTTCGGAAAATCAATGAGTTAGCTGATGCAAAAAACGCTTGACATTTAGTTAGATTCATGTATAATTAAGTCTGAATCGTTGATGAGGAGTTCTGAATGTACACTGAAAATCAAGAAACGTTGAATAATGTTCTTAAATGTTTTAGCGATTCTGCTAGTAGGTATTACAAATCATATGGGTTTGAGGCAGGATATCTGGAAAGCGTCATTATTCATCTTTTACCTAAGCTGTCTAAGAAGAATCAGAAAGAGTTGATTGAGAGCATGCTCAAGTCTGCTCAAGAAATAGAGCAAAAGTTGGTTGAGAAAATTCTTAAGGGGGCTATCTAATAATGGACTTTTTGATTCGTGCAGAAAAGTATGCAGAGGAACGAGGTGACGATGCGTTCTTCAAGTGGATCTACACTAATCATCGAGAATATAATTCTGTCAAGGATTCAGTCTGGAAAACTTTGAGTTATCTTTACGGTGATTATACTGCCGATATATTGGAGAATCAATAATGATTGAGTTTGATGATCAGACACTGGATTATTTGCAGATTATACATGATGGTCCTGGTGGTGGACCGAGGTCAGCTTATGCATTCTTTTTGGGGAGAATGGATTGGATGACCAATACATCCGATCTAAAAACCTCTGATGTAGAGGACTTTATTATTAATTTTTATTCTGCTTATAATAGGCGGTTTGGTACTCGATATTAATTTAGGAGATATATTATGAAAAAGATTGTAAATGTGACTGAAGTTGCAGGCGAAGGTCTTGTTAAGCTAATGGGTGAGCGTGTAACATTATTCTGTATGAATTATATCTACACAGGCAAACTCGTAGGTGTGAACGATTCTTGTGTTCTATTAGAAGATGCAGCAATCGTTTACGAAACCGGTTCTTTTTCTGAAAAGAATTGGAGAGATGCACAAAAATTACCCAATGACTGGTATGTGCAAATTTCAACTATTGAAAGTTTTGGTATTCTAAAATGATTCGTTCTAGATTACAAAAATACTCTAGGTCTAGGTCTGAGTCTAGGTCTAGGTCTGGGTCTAGGTCTGTGTCTGGGTCTTGGTCTAGGTCTAGGTCTAGGTCTAGGTCTGTGTCTGGGTAAAAATTCTGCTTGACATTTAGTTAGATTTCTGTATAATGACGGTATACTGTTGATGACAAGGAGCTAGACAATGAATATTATGCCCGTAAATATCACTGGCCCATATCGTACTGGCACTATTAGAGGTTATAGTGCAGATGAGATTGAAAATATCTTAGGGTTTCCCCCTAATGTAGAAGATGATCCTGATAAGGTTAGTCATAGTTGGGGGTTTCTTGCTGATGGATTGAACTGTGGAATTTGGTCGTATAAGGGTAGTGAAATGGCAAAAATCTTCAGTACATATGGACCACAATATGTGTTTGATACACTTTTTCCTGAAAGGAGTTAATTCATGGGGCTTATCATTCTTTATACTATCATTATAATTCTTACACTTACATTTCTAGCAACAGGTAACACGAATTATTTTCTTCTTTCGTGCGTTTTTGCAGTCATTGCATTGATTAAGGAAAGGTCGTTGAAAAAGAATGTCGAAAACTAAGCAAAATATCACTGCTATAATTTATGATAAACGTGGTAGAGTGTTGTCAGTAGGCAAAAACCAATACCTTAAGACACATCCAATGCAAGCAAAATATGCTAATGAAGTTGGTCTACATGAAAAGATGTTTCTACATGCAGAGATTCATTCTATAGTACGGTGTAAACAATTACATAGAGCATATAAAATTTTTGTGAGTCGATGGGATAAAAAGGGGAATCCAATGTTAGCTAAACCATGTCTAATCTGTCAGAGTGCGCTTAAAGCTGCTGGTATTAAGATTATAGAGCATACTTAGATTTAAGTATAACCAATACGATTGAGAATATTAATTGCTCGTGTTCTTAATTTGTTAAGAAACTGTTCTTCAGTTAGAACACCTTTTTCTGTATTACATTTTTTACATGTTACTTGAAGATTACCAAACGATGTTGATCCTCCTTGGCTTTCCGGTATAACATGATCCAATTGTATCTCATTGATCTCTAAATCAACTCCACAAAAGACACATCTTTGTCCATCACGCTCTATAACCATTCTACGTAAATTTTTAGTTATACGTTCCTTTTTCATATATAAATTCCACTTGACATAAACAAATTATTTTATTATAATTGTATTTATAGGAGATCATTATGTTAGATCGAGATAAGCTTGAAAAGAAAAGAATGTTGCGTGAAACCAATGCGTATTTAGTTGCTCTTCTTGGAGATAGAAATGTTGAAGAATGGTGGCAAAGAAAAAATTCTCATTTTTTAGGTAAAACACCAGCTGAAGCATGGGAAGAAAATCCTGTGAAGGTTTATCAATATGTTGCATCTGCTGGTGATGGATATTGGTGATATATGTTGATCTATACTAATCAGAGTTCTAAACTTACACGTAAACAGAAACAAAAGCAAAAAGACCGTTGGATTAAATCTCAACAAACTATTGGTGGCACTATCGAAAAAAGGAGATCAAGTTTCACTCCATTGAAAGTACAACCATCTCCTATTATTCGTACAGACGCATCTGTTTATAAATCTTTGCCTTCGATAACATCATCTAACGGTGATACATTTAAAAAACCAATTCCCATCTATACCGGTGATGCTATGATTGGAATTGGTACATTGCATAAAAGTAATGCTGTACCTATTTTTTCAACTGATGAAGCTAAAGAAATTTCTAGAATGCGTAGAGGGTAAATATGTGGGATGAAAGATTTTTGAAATTAGCAAAAGAAATTTCTTCATGGTCTAAAGATCCTTCTACAAAAGTAGGTGCTGTTATTGTAGATTCTAATCGTAGAATTGTTTCAACTGGTTATAACGGATTTCCACGAGCAGTTCATGATCATTCTTCTCGTTATAATAATAGAGAAGAAAAGTTGGAGATTATCATTCATGGAGAGATTAATGCTATTCTTTTTGCACAAAGATCTTTAGAAAATTGTACACTTTATACTTTTCCCTTTATGCCATGTTCAAGATGCGCCTCTATTGTGATACAATCAGGAATAACTCGTGTATGTTCGTTAATCTCTGATTCACCTAGATGGAAAACAAGTTTTGAGTTATCAGAAAAATTATTTAAAGAAGCAAATGTAAACGTTGATTTACTTAATTTACAGGAGTAATAAATGAAAGCTACCTCCACATTTAAACTTTCAAAGACCACTAAGAGGTTATTAGCAACAATGTTGAAGCAAGATAGAAGTATCTATAAATCTTTGGCAATTAGTGCACAACTATCAGAAGAAGACCATGCAAAACGAAAAGTGAGAACTAAAGAAAAAGATTTAGATGTATAGAGCTTTATATGCAAAAATTTTATACTAGTGTAATACAATATGGCAATAAGATCCTCTATCGTGGTATAGATAGAGGTATGCCTTTTATGTATAAAGATTCTTTTTCACCTACTCTCTTCGTTAAAACAAAAAATGTTTCACAATATAAATCTCTCTTTGGAGATATTCTAGAGCCTATCAAGTTTTCAGATATAAATGATACAAAAGAATATATAAAGATGTATTCTGATGTAGATAATTTTCATATCTTCGGTAATACAAATTTTGCATATCAATATATAACTGAGAATTATAAAAATGAGATACAATTTGATATCTCACAAATACGCATCTATTCTATCGATATTGAAACAACAGCAGATAATGGATTTCCAGATGTAGATAATCCTATTGAGAAAGTTATTCTCATTACAGTAAGAGATTATACATCTAAAGAATTAATTACTTTTGGATGTAACCCCTATAAAATTACTCGATCAAACCATAGATATATTCTTTGCAAAGATGAATACACATTACTTTCTAAATTTATCGAATTCTTTGAAACAGCATATCCTGATGTTATCACCGGATGGAACTGCGATATATTTGACATCCCTTATCTTATCAATCGTATTGAAAGATTAAAAGGTGAAGGTGCATCAAAGAAACTGTCACCATGGAATATCATCAAAGACAAATCTTTTACTCGCAATGATAAACGGATAACATCATTTGAATTAGTCGGTATCTCAACTTTAGATTACTTAGATCTATATAAGAAGTTTACTTATACTGCTAGAGAATCATATAAGTTAGATTATATTGCTAAAGTTGAATTGGGAAAACAAAAACTTTCTCATGATGAATATGATACTTTTAAAGAATTTTATACAAAAAATTGGCAAAAATTTACTGATTATAATGTAATTGACGTTGAACTAGTAGATGAATTGGAAGATAAGATGAAACTTATCGAACTAATTATCACTATGGCATATGATGCCAAATGTAATTTTACAGATATCTTTTCTGCAGTCCGTACATGGGATTGTATCCTCTATAATCATTGCTGGAATAAGAATATCGTTGTTCATCAGAGAGATTCTAATCAGAAGGGTAGACAAATTGTTGGTGCATATGTAAAAGAACCTCGTCCAGGAAAATATGATTGGGTTGTATCTTTTGATGCAACATCACTTTATCCATCTATTATTATGCAATATAATATGTCACCAGAAACAATGGTAAATCTTACATATGATACCACTGTTGAAGGAATGTTAGAAGAAAGATATGATACAACAAATCTCATCACAAAAAATATTTGTATGGCAGCAAATGGATATTGTTATGATAACAGCAAACAAGGACTATTTCCTGAGATCGTCCAAAAGTTATTTGATGATAGACAACGCTATAAGAAAGAGATGATTTCAGCACAAAAGAAATATGAAGAAACAAAAGATAAAAAATATCAAAAAGATATTGCTAAATATAACAATTTTCAGATGGCAAGAAAGATTCAACTAAATTCTCTATTTGGAGCTATGGCTAATGAATGGTTTCGTCTTTATGATGATAGAATTGCTGAAGGTATTACTATTACAGGTCAATACATCATTCAACAAGTAGCTAGAGCATTAAATGTTTATCTGAATAAAATCTGTAAAACAGAAGAGCATGATTATGCGTTTTATGGTGATACAGATTCATGTTATATTACATTAGATCCTCTTGTTAAAAAGTTCTTACCTAATCTAACAAAAGAAAAACTTATCAATTCTTTAGATAAGATCTGCGAAGATAAAATAGTACAAGTTATTAATGCAGCATGTGATGAATTGGCTGCATATACAAATGCTTTTGATAAAAAGGTTTATTTTAAGCGTGAGGCTATTAGTGATAGAGGTATCTGGGTAGCAAAGAAACGTTATGCGTTGAATGTTTATGATAATGAGGGTGTAAGATATGAAGAACCCAAATTAAAAGTTATGGGTTTAGAAATTGTTCGTTCATCTACACCAGAGCCTGTACGTGATGCATTAAAAGAAGCAGTGAAGATTGCATTAACAAAAACAGAATCTGATTTACATAAATTTATTGAGGAATTGGAAGTTAATTTTAAGAAGCTTCCCTCAAATGAAATTGCTTTTCCTCGTGGAGTAAATGGATTAGAAAAATATACCGATAGTGCTAAAATTTATAAATTGGCAACTCCTATGCATGTGAGAGGCTCTTTGTTATATAACTTTTATTTAAAGAAGAAACGTTTAGATAAAAAGTATGAACAAATACAAGAGGGAGATAAGATTAAGTTTCTTTATTTGAAAGATCCCAATCCTATTAGTGAAAACTGTATTGCGTTTATGTCAAAACTTCCGGATGAATTAGCATTGTCGGATTATGTAGATTATGATACAATGTTTGAGAAATCTTTTATCGAACCTATTAATACAATTTTACAAGGCTTAGGTTGGAGTGCTAGACCACAAGCTAGTTTAGAATCTCTTTTCGCATAGGAAATGTTATGTCATTACTAGAAAAATTAAAAAAATCATCTACAATTAAAGAATCAGAAATTCTCACTGAATCGAAATTCTTCATTGAAAAGGATTTAATTCCTACACCAATTCCAATTTTAAATGTTGCTTTATCTGGTAGTTTAGATGGAGGATTAGCACCAGGTCTTACTATGTTTGCAGGACCTTCAAAACATTTTAAAAGTGCTTTCTCCTTGATGTTAGCTAAATCTTATCTTACCAAATATGAAGATGCTGTTGTATTGTTTTATGATTCAGAATTTGGCTCTCCACAAACATATTTTAAATCATTTGGTATTGATACAGATAAAGTTTTACATACTCCGATTACAGATATTGAGCAATTAAAACATGATGTAATGTCTCAATTATCTAATATTAATAGAAATGATCGTGTTATAGTTGTAATTGACTCTATCGGTAATCTTGCATCAAAGAAAGAGGTTGAAGATGCTTTAGAAGGTAAATCTGTTGCTGATATGTCTAGAGCAAAACAATTAAAGTCTTTATTTAGAATGGTTACTCCACATCTGACAATTAAAAATATCCCTATGATTGTAGTTAATCATACTTATAAAGAAATTGGTATGTTTCCTAAAGATATTGTAGGTGGAGGAACCGGTGCATATTATGGTAGTGATAACATCTATATTATCGGACGACAACAAGAAAAAGATGGTTCTGAGCTTACAGGTTATAAGTTTATTATCAATGTAGAGAAATCTCGTCATGTGCGAGAAAAATCAAAAATTCCTGTTGAGGTATCATTTGAAGGTGGCATTAGCAAATGGTCAGGATTACTTGATATCGCCCTTGAAGGTGGATTTGTTACTAAACCTAGCAATGGATGGTATCAAAAAGCAGGAGATACTTCCAAATATAGACAAAAAGATACCTATACAAAAGAATTTTGGTCTTCTATTATAGAATCAAATGAATTTAAGCAATATATTGAACAAACCTATAAGATGAGTCAAACTAATATGGTGAACTCTGATTCAGATATTGATGAGGAGTATGAAAATGTTGAATGATGTTTATAGAGTTTGGAATGTAGATTATTCTTTAGAAGAAACTAAAGAAGAAAAAGTTCCACATTGGGGATTTGAAATCTTAAAGGGTAAGTTCAAAGATACAGTAATAGAGATTGAGAATATTGATTATAAGGATGAAAGTTTAGATGTAGGATTTCATTTTCTCAATACTCCTGATACAATATCAACTGAAGAAATGAAAACAAAAGATTTTGATGAATTAATAGAATGTATCATTTCTGATTTTATTGCTAGAGCTATAAAGGACACGGATGACAAGTATTGAACAAACAATTTTATCTAACTTAATTCACAACGAAGATTATATGAGAAAGGTTATCCCCTTTCTCAAGGAGGAATATTTTACAGAATCTACTACAAAGAGTCTTTTCAAGCATATATCAGAATTTATAGAAAAGTATAATACACAGCCATCTAAAGATGCTTTAACTATTGCTTTTCATAATGATAAAACTTTAAATGAGGATACTTATTCTGATCTCATTAATCATCTAGATACATTAACAACAAAAGAATCTAATATAGAATGGTTATTGAACGAAACAGAAAAATATTGTAAAGATAGAGCTGTTTATAATGCTATTGTAAACTCCATTAGTATTATTGATGGTAGAGACAAAGTACATTCTAAAGATGGAATTCCATCTTTGCTTCAAGAAGCATTAAGTGTATGTTTTGATACTTCTGTAGGGCATGATTATTTAGATGATGCTGAAAGTAGATTTGAGTTTTATAATCGTGTAGAGGCAAGAATTCCATTTGATTTACATTATATGAATTTGATCACAAATAATGGTATTCCAAATAAAACTTTAAATATTATTTTATCTGGCACTGGTGGGGGGAAGAGCTTATTTCTATGTCATGTAGCTTCTTCTTATCTAAATCAAGGTAAAAATATTTTATATATTACATTGGAGATGGCAGAAGAAAGAATTGCTGAAAGAATTGATGCAAACTTACTTAATACACAAATTGATCAACTAAAAGATTTACCTAAACATATTTTCATTGATAGAGTAGCAAAGATAACAAATAAAACTAATGGTAAATTAATTATTAAAGAGTATCCAACTGCTTCAGCACATGTTGGTCATTTTAAAACTTTATTAAATGAACTGAAGTTAAAGAGAAACTTTATACCAGATGCCATCTTTATTGATTATCTTAACATCTGTTCTAGTTCACGGTTTAAACCTAGTTCAGGAGCAAACTCTTATATTATTATTAAATCGATTGCTGAAGAATTGAGAGGATTGGCAGTTGAATTTAATGTTCCAATTTGGTCAGCAACACAAACTACAAGATCGGGTTATAGTAATACAGATGTAGAATTAACAGATACATCTGAAAGTTTTGGTTTACCAGCAACTGCAGATTTTATGTTTGCGTTAATTAATACTGAAGATCTGGAAAAACAAAGCCAGGTTATGGTTAAACAACTTAAAAGCAGATATCGTGATCCTTCTAAAAATAAAAGATTTCTTTTGGGTATAGATAGAGCAAAGATGCGATTATATGATCTAGAAGAATCTGCACAAAAAGGTATCACTGATGCGGGCGAGGAAGAATCTTTTAATCTTAATAGAAAATTTGAAAGGAATTATTCAGATATCAAAATATAAATACTCTATGTATACACTTTAAGGAGTGCATTATGCATCTAGGACCAAAAATCTGGAAAAGATTGAATAAGTATTCCGATAAGTTAACAGGCAAATTTACAATTAGCCAATTTAAAGAAAATTTAGAGTTTATTATTAAGCCATTTGGCGCAAAAGTAATTATAGAACTTAGATCACTTTCTAAAAATAAACTGTTTGCTATTGGTGGAGAATATGACTTTTCTACTAATAGACAACCTATAACTATTTTTTTATTTATAAATCAGAATAAACAACAGATATATCTTTCAAAAAAAAGAAAAGAAAGTTTCCTCTTCCAATTGAATCAGACTTTACAGCACGAATTAATACATAAATTTCAGCACGCTAAAAAACAAGAAAAATTTTATACTACACAATATAACTTCTCTAAAGGATCCGCTAAACGCGGATTATCTTCTATGGAATATTTGGCTATTGTTGAAGAGATAGATGCTTATTCCCATGATCTTGCTATGGAGATTATTTATTATTATCCTGAGGATAATTACAAAACTATATTAAATAACTTGAGTAAATATAAGAAGTTATATACATGGAATCTATACTCTACAACATTTAAAGGGGCGAGATGGAATCATATCAAAGCCGTGCTTTTACTTAAAACTTACAAGTGGTTACCTTTAATCAAAGAAAAATTCCTTTAAAATCAATAGATTACAATCTGCTTGACATTTTTTATAGAATCTGTATAATATAGGTGTATACTTAGTGGAAGAATCGTTATGATATCTATGCCGGAGATAGGTTCTGTTGTCAGAGTAGTGACGAAGTTTCCTAATACATATTACTACTCTGATGCAGAATATGAATACAAAACTTTTACTGGGCGTATCATTCGTCCAGAGTCATGGATGCAAGGAGATGAGTTTAATATTGAAACAGGAAATCCGAAGTATCCTAAATCAATTATTAGATTGAAAAATGTATCAGAGATACAATATCTTAGTGGTTCGGCTAGAAAAATAGAAGAATCTGTTACAAGAATTTTCAAAATTACTAGTAAAAGTTCAAAAAAACAATATACGGTTACTGTTGACGGAATGCGGGGTAGATGTGATTGCCTGGGATTTCAGTTCAGAAAAAACTGTAAACATAATGATGCGGTTCTAAAGAAGATTGGAGTGAAAAAATGAAACAACCACAAATCTCAGTAAAACTGAACAATTATTCCGGCAAACCTCTTAAATTTGATAATATCACTTTTAAACAAGCACAAGAACTTTTAGAAAATTTCAGCGGATGGCATCTAATTGTTACAAGCACTAAAATGCAAAAAGAATATAAACGATGAGTCCTGATACATATATGAGTACAACAGCATTGTACTTTTCTTTAGCCTTTTTAGCTACGTTTCTGATAGAAGAACCTACATTTGTAACATATATAGTAAGATTCTTTTTCTTCTTTATGGTATTTTCTTACACCTTTATAACATTATGATCATATATATTCACGGTTATAATAGTACTGGATTAGAAACTTTTGGTAAGATTAAAGAGGGAATTCCTGATAGCATTCCAATGAAATTGATTCAATATGATACTATAGATGCAGATGTATCATATAAACAAATTATGGAGCAACTTACCCCTCATTTAGATGATGATATTCTTATTGTAGGTTCTAGTTTGGGTGGGTTTTGGGCTAATTATTTTGCATGTAAATATGCATATAGAATGGTGCTAATCAACCCAGCCACTCAACCACATATATCACTTAAAAAGTATCAAGAAAATACTGATAGTTTTTTATCATATGAAAAAATTATCAATGAGCGGCTTGAACACTGTTCTAATGTATGTTATAGAACTTTGATTTTAGGTCTGCAGGATGAGGTTTTAGATCCTCGAGAAACTTTAGAGTATTATGAAAGATTTCATCCAAAAATTTATACTTTTGCTCAAGAAAAACACCGTTTCAAAGATTTTAACCCAATAAATAAAATTATTCGTAAAATATACAACACTTATTACTAAGGATAATTAAAATGAATGAGTTTAAATCCTTTCTAGAAGAAAGATTCATCAATCTTCTTCCTCAACATGAAAAAGAAAAGCATGAACATGCTGATCATGTGTGGAATATGCTTCAGACAGCATATAAGCCTTTAGGTGGAATTCATGGTTCGGGATTTGAATCAAAAGAAGATATGGTAAAGAAAATACCGATGTGGAAATTACATAAAGAAGGTGGAAAAGTTCGTTCTGTTCAACTATATAAAGATAAAGAAGGTAGAAAGCGTGTTGCTATAGCTACAGATGGAACAGATGCGGGTAAACGTGGATTAGCATCTATGATGAAAGATGATTTCAAACAAAAAAGATCGTATGGTGAAGTTTCTGGTCCCTCTCTATCTTTTTTAAAAAAACATCTTCCCAATGTCAGAGATTTTGCTATTCCGCGCCATCAAGCAGCTAAATTAGCAAAAGAAGAATTACGCAAACCACCACATGATGATCCCGAGCTTCAGAAACATCCAGAACTAAAACATCATTTTTACCAAAGAAAAATTGGAGGAGAGTGGCATACTAAAGTGATGCTAGGGATACCACACAATCCTATAAGATCTAAATAATTGATTTTAAAGTGTTTTTTTAATGTAAAAAGTTTAAAAAAAAGCTTGACATTTAGTATAGAACATGTATAATATGGTTTTACGATGATAGAAGGATGCGGGAAAATGAATATGGACAAAGTAATTTTTATCACTGCAGTTGTACTTTTTCCCGTTCTTTTTATTCTGTATTGATTGACAGAAGTATAGTAGGGTGTTATAATTGTTTTTTTAACTTGAGAGGTGCATATATTATGAATGCAAAGTATAATTTTGGTGGTGTGTCTAAGCGTCTGGGTAAGTTCAAAGTCCGTGTAGGTCAAGGTGATATGGTAACTCGTATTAAGGCTATGATTAAAGCTGGGCATACGGATATTGAGTTGGTAGAGTTTGATGAAAAGTTCACTAAGGCGCAGATTTGCGAGAAGCTTCTAAAGAATGATAAGTTCAAAGATTACGAAGCTATTATCAATCAAACTTATGATAAGAAGATGGGTCTGACAACTGTTAAGGTTTCGTCAGCCAAACCCACAAAAAACAAGAAGTCTGTTAAGAAGACTCAGCCTGTTTCTAAGAAGGAAAAGGCAGTGAAGCAACCCAAGGTAGTTATTGGATCTAAGCCTAGTAAAGATGAGGAAGATGATCTAATGATTGAAGAAATCAAACAATATGCAGTATAATTTTATGGAGTATCTTGAATGAAAACTCAAAATGAGAAGTTAGTATCGTATTTTAAGACAGGTCGTAAGTTGAATCAAGCCCAAGCCCGAGGTCTTTTTGGAGTGAAGAATCTTCCAGCACGTGTTGCTGAACTACGTGATGCTGGTATGGCAATTTACACTAATACTAGTAAGAAGGGCACCAGTTATCGTCTTGGGCGTCCTAATCAACGTATGGTAAGTTTTGCGTATAGGCTAGCGGGTACTCAATTTTTTGAGTAAACGTAGAGGTAGATAAATTTTTCAGGGCGCTTTGGCGCCCTTTTTTATTGTATAAATATTAAAATAAACCACGGATTACGTAGATGGCTTCTCGCGGTAAAGAAAAATTTGAAAAATATTTCAAAGATAAAGAGATATCTACCTTTGTCAAGGGAAAAGATAAACAACAAGTAAAAATAACTAATGAGAAGGGAATCGTAATTGATACAATATATGCTAATACTCCAATTATTGTTCCCGCGGTAAAAGATTTTTCCCCTAAGTATAAAATTTTATATAAAAAAAATAACATAGAAACTATTGGCTATATCCACGAATCTTTTGTTTCTAAACCTATTGATATCTCAAAGGGTGGGGCGACCGAGTTATTAGGTATTCAGTCCAATACACTAATAACTTTGGGAAAAAAGGATATATTTGAGTATAATGGTATGAAAATACCAGGATATTCGTTTACTACAGCTAGTCAATTAGCTAATTCTATTCTTGCAAATTTAAGAAAAAATCCTAAGGTAAACAGAGATAATTCTGGCATACTTTTAGTGCTTGAAAATTACTTTAAAAGTTCTAATCCTAAAAAAATTACTTGGAACACTGAAGTTTTACCCCCAGAAATAAATGAATTAGGTAAATATTTGGGTGAATTACTCTTAGGATATATCATTCTAAAATCACCTTCTTCATATCCTGTAATTAAAGGCACACCTAAGTATTTTTTTATTCCCGATGAATCCAGTTTTAAAGGTGTTGATACATTTATAAAAACAACTACAGGATTATACCCTATCTCTAATAAATTTGGTGTGGGTGCCAAAGCATCTTTTTTTGGTAATCTTCTTCCTATTGCCTTAGATAAGTATCAATACTTACCCTCAAACTCCACTATAAAAGAAATAGCAGATATTACTAAAAAATTAAACATAACCTCTGCAGATCTTTTAAGAAACAAGGGAGCTAAAAATATAGTTTATGAGTATGGAGTACGAGTTATTTTAGGAATACCTGCAACTAAAGTAAAAAATACATATGATGTGTATACTAATATAAAAACTTCTACGACAGATAAAAATTTAACTAAAGAAAGTAGTACAGTAGTTGATGCTATAAAATCAATAAAAAATTTAGAAACAAATATAAAAATTAATCTTCCAAAATCAATTACTGCATTTTTCAATAGACAAATATCGTCAGAATTAAATTCTGACTCCAAATCTGTAAACTTTATGTTAGATGTTCTTGCTGGTAAAGAATTTTATCAGGCAAATTTAAATATAGATAGATGGAAGGAAGGTGAAATCATATATTCATTAACAAAATCTGGAGATGTTTCTATAAACATTATTGGTAGTAAGTCAGCAATTTCAGATATTGAGTCTAAACAAGGTTTAATAAATTACGAACTTAAGGTAAAATAATGTTATCATTTCAAACTTTTTTAACAGAAGCTGCCACAGAAGAAAAGTTAAAACATCTGGAGCATGCAGAGGATCATCCTATCAATGCGGGGGAGGCAGGATTTAATCATGCGAAAACTACTCTTATGGGTGTGCATGATGCACTGCGAGGTAAAGGATCTAAAGTCTCTATATCAACTAAATATGATGGTTCACCTAGCATTGTTTTCGGATATCATCCAGAGAATAAAAGATTCTTTGTCGCCTCAAAATCAGCTTTCAATAAGAATCCAAAGTTAAATTATACAACAGATGATATAGAAAAGAACCATGGTCATGCACCAGGTTTAGTATCAAAACTTAAATCTGCTCTAACACATCTACCAAAAGTTACTCCACATACTGGTGTTTATCAGGGCGATTTTATGTATTCCAAGAGTGATAATGATGTTAGTTCATCACGAGATTCTTATCATTTTAAACCAAATACTATAACATATTCAGCAAAAAAGAATTCTGAACATGGTCAAGCAATAAAGAATGCAAAGATTGGTGTAGTTGTTCATACTGCTTATCATGGAAATAAATTAGAAGATATGAAAGCAGAATATAATGCTGATACTAGTCATTTTACAAAACATCCAGATGTACATTTAATTAGTCCCAATTATGATTCTAAAAAATCGCATTATTCACCAGAACATCAAAAAGAATTTGAATCTCATATGCGTATGGCGGAAAATGAGCACAAAAAATTAGCAGATTATAGTCATTTACACGGACATATTGATACTGTCAAGACATATATAAATAGTGCAGTGAGAGAAGGAGTAGCTCCCTCTACAAAAGGATATAGATCACATTTAGAAGCGTTTCATAATAAAAAAATTGCAGATGTAAAGACTGAAGCATCTAAAACTGCAAAAAGAAAAATTGCAAACGAAGCACTACAACATGTAGATTCTAATAAGAGTTTATTTGATCATACATTTAAGTTGCATCATCATCTACAAAAAGCCAAAGATATATTAAACAATACCTTATCAGCATCTGAGCAACAATTTCATCATAGTATTTCGGGGCAATTAGCAAAGCCTGAGGGGCATGTAGCAGTGATAAATAATAGACCCACAAAACTAGTTGATAGAGCTGAATTTAGTAGAGCTAATTTTTTAGCAAGACCAAGATGAAAACATTAAGGCAACTAAAAGAAGAAATACATCAGAAATATAGTCATCTACATGTTTTTGATATAGATGATACTTTATTTCATCCTACTGCAAAAGTTAATGTAGTAGATAACGCGGGTAATAAAGTAAAATCTTTATCTAGTAAAGAATATGCTCATCATAGCACTCATAATTTATTAAAATCAACTGAAAAATATGATTTTACAGAATTTAGAAATGCTAAAAAATTTAAACAAGAATCTAATCCGATTCATTCCACGTTAAATCTAGTAAAATCTTTACAAAAATCTCCTCATAATCATATTATTCTTAATACTGCTAGAGTAAATATGGATAATAAGAATACTTTTTTAAATACATTTAAAGCACATGGACTAAATATGAACAAGATTCATATTATACGTGCTGGTAATATAAATGCCCCTGTATCATCAGATATGAAGAAAGCAACAGTTATTAGAGGGTATATAAACAAACATAAATATAAACATGTTCATATGTATGATGATGATACTAAAAACTTAAGTACATTTAAAGATTTAAAACATGATTATCCTAATACCAATTTTTATGCTCATCATGTACAGCATACAGGTGAATTAAAGGATTTTTAATCATCATACGCCACATAGCGAAGTTTACATGGTTGTCAATGATTAATCAATAGAGAAGATAACTTTTTAAAAGTTTATGAGAACGATTAAAGAAAAGTTAATGCTTGTAAAGTTATCACAGGATCTCGGAATGCCTGTTGATTCTGATCTATTGGAAGAAGTAACACGTTATAAAGATATGCAGCGTAATCTTATAGAATCAGTACGTAAGAATTCCGCATTAGATCTTTTTGATTTAAAAAATATAGAAGAAGAACAGATTACTATATCTGAACCAATACAAGAAGAAGTTCGTTATGAAACACCACCACCAGTTATAGTGCCAGAAAAAAGTTTAGTAGATAGAGTCGCACAAGAAATAGAAAAACAAGTTTCTAGAGAACAAGATTCGTTTCAACAACCAGATCCTTTAGTTACGCAACCAAATTTTGATGCTATTACAAAAAAGTTAAAATTTTTAGAACAAGCCATTAGTAAGATTGCAGTTACGGGACCTGGTGGTGGTGCTAGTGATGTAGTAGATCTTACACATAGAGTAGTATCAGTTACATCAAATTCTTATACTATGGGAAGAAAAGATTATTATGTAGGTGTTAATTATAGTGGAGCAGTAAACATTTATTTACCTTCTAAACCAGCACAAGGAAGAAAAGTTGTAGTTAAAGACGAATCAGGTAATTGTGCTAATGGAGTAAATCGTTGGATTACAGTACGTGGAAGTAATAGTGATTTAATTGATGGTAAAAATGCTGCTAATATAGCAATAAACTATGGCTCCTTAACTTTTGTGAACAAAAACGGATGGAGAATTATCTAAGTGTCTCACTTATTTTCAGATCGAGTTGGCTTTATACGCAGTACTGTAGATGCGTTTAATAGATTAAAAACTTCAGAACCTTTTACCCTTTTTGAAAATCAAATGAGATTTAATGAGGGGTATAAATTTAGTACAGCAAATTCTATAGGTACATATACAGAACATAAACCAAATGAAAGTGTTTTGGATATGGTTGTTGATGCAAATTCTGGTTCATATGTCTATAGAGAATCAAAAAGAGTTTTTTCTTATCAACCTGGAAAATCTCTAGGTATTATGTTAACTTTTGTTTTTGCACCTGCAAAAACAAATTTACGGCAACGTGTAGGTTATTTTGGCAATAAAAATGGTATTTATCTAGAACAAAATGGATCTGATATTAAATTAGTTTTAAGATCAAATGTTACAGGAACAGTTGTTAATCAAGAAGTTTTGCAAAGTGATTGGATAGATGATCCTTTTGATGGAACCGGAGCTTCAGGAAGAATATTAGATGTAAGTAAGGCTAATATTTTTTGGATTGATATTGAATGGTTAGGTGTAGGAGATGTAAGATGTGGTTTTATAGTACATGGCGAACCCATAACAGCACATACATTTCACAATGATAATGTAAATACTACCACATATATGACTACTGCATGTTTACCTGTAAGATATGAGATAGAAAATACAGGAAGTACTATAAGTTCTAGTACTATGAAACAAATTTGTACTACAGTTATATCAGATGGAGGATTTCAGGGAAGAAGTTTAAATACTAGAGTGGGGCATGATTTAACACCTTTATATGATTTAACGTTAGCTAATACATGGTATCCAGTACTAAGTATACGATTGAAAAGTACTAGATTAGAGGCTATTGTTTTACCAAATTTTGTCGATCTTTATTCACCTACAAATAATGCCATTTTTAAATATCAGGTAAGATTAAATGGTACGCTTACAGGTAATACTTTTTTACCTGTAAGTGACGATAGTTCTGTAGAATATACTCTCACCTCAACCGAAATTTCTGATGGACGAATACTAGAATCTGGTTATTTTTCAGCTGGAAAATCTGGTTCTATTACTATTGGTGTACAGGAAGATTTTAATTTTCAACTTGGTAGAACATTAGCAAATGTTAGTGATATTGTAACAGTTTGTGTAATGACCGACACTGCAGGTGCGGATATTGGTGCTATTATTGGTTGGAATGAAATAATTTGATAAATAATATATAACTTTATTTTTTACGGGAAAATAATGAAATTTAGAGATTTTATTGTAGAGGGAAGCGAAAAAACAACAGTTTTCGCCTTTGGGCGTATGAATCCAGGACCTACAACTGGTCATCAAAAATTGATTAATACTGTAATATCTCTTGCCAAAGAACATAAAGCAGATCATCTGATCGTTATGTCTCATTCCCAAGATCCGAAGAAAAATCCTTTAAGTCCAGAGCAGAAATTAAAACATGCTAAAAGATTTTTTCCAAAAGTTAACTTTAGAACATCCTCTAAGCAATCTCCATCATATCTAACTCATGCTGCAGAGTTACATAAAAGTGGTACAAAACATTTGATTATGGTTGGTGGATCTGATAGAGTAGAAGAATTCCATAAAACATTACACAAATATAATGGAGAAGGTGAGGGTAAACTTTTTAATTTTAAATCAATTAAAGTTGTTTCCTCCGGAGAAAGAGATCCTGATGCTGAAGGTGCTGAAGGTATGTCAGCATCTAAGATGCGTGCTCATGCTGCAGCAAATAACTTTAAAGAATTTCGTAAAGGTGTTCCCTCTCATATATCAGATTCACATGCAAAAGAACTTTTTCATGATACACAAGAAGGTATGAAATCTGCGTCTAAAACAGTTAGAGAACAATATTACAATAAAGAAATTTATAATGTTGGAGATATAGTTTTTGTTGAACAGAATGAAGTTATGATAATTTCTTGTAATAGTAATTATGTCACTGTTGAAACTTTAGATGGTAGTATAGAAAAAAGATGGTTAACTGATATACAGGAAGAAGCACCTATTATTGAGAAGAAATCTTCAATTGTTATGGCAACACCTCGTCCTTATAATGAATCATTTACATTTAAAACAAAAAAAGGAAGAGAAATACCCCGTTTATTAATGTCTCCAGCACAGATTGCTGAAATGGCAAAAAATGCAGAATCTTTAAATCAAATTTCTTTTTTAGATTATGAGACAAAAAATTTTGATATTGAACCTAAAGCAAAAGAATTGTTTGATAAATTAATAGATGCTTTAGGACCTGTTGACATTAATATCAATGATGTAAGTAGAAATAAACAGATACAGAATTATATAGGAGCAATGGCTGACCCATCTCATGTTCGTAGACAACATTTTAGGAATTATACTGAATTATGATATTACAACAATCATACATGAAAACTACTGTTAGTTTCTAGGGGCTAGTTTTAAATGAACAACGAAAAAGAAATACAAGCTGAGATTTTAAAACGTGCTATTATAGCTACAGATGCATATTTAGGTATGTATAAAGACGCTTTGCGTACAAAGATTATTACTCAACAACAAGTCCATGATTTTACTGTAAAATTATCTATTGCCATGGAGGCATTAAAACATCTTAAAGATTTACAGAATCATAATGCTTATATAGAATCTATAATATCTGATATGGCTAAATTTTTACCATATCATGGAGATTCTTTCTTTTTTGATGAACCCTATACACATATTCCTGCTTCTTTTCCTGATGGTAGTGTAGATGAGGGATTAAAAGATCCTGAAGATAATCCATGTTGGAATGGATATAAACCTGTAGGTGTAAAGAAAAAGAATGGTAAAACTGTTCCAAATTGTGTTCCGGTTAAAGAAGAAGAAGAACTTGATATTGATGATATAATTGATGATTTAGAATGGGATGATATTTCCGATACTTATGAAGAAGAGCAATTAGAAGAAGAGATTTTAGACGAAAAAATTTCTGCTGCTTCTAGATTACGTAAAAGAATGCATTTTAAAAGAACAACACCAAAGAGACAATTGGGAGCCTCTATAAAATTAAGTAGACCTTCCACTATGTCGCAATTACAGAATAGAGCTAAAGTTGCTGCAAGAAGATTGTTAATGAAACGATTTCTTTATGGAAGAAATAAAGCGCAATTATCAGCACAAGAAAAAGATTCGTTAGAAGCACGTATAAAAGCTATGAAAAATATACGTACTATACTTGCACAAAGATTGATACCAAAGATTCGTTCTCTTGAAAGTAAACGCTTAAAATCAAAGAGATGATAAATAATAAATCAATAAATAGATAAACAGGATGAAAACTTTTAAAACCTTTAAAAATGACTTCTATATTGCAGAATCTGATGTAGATTCTGTGGAGGAAAGTTTTATTATTTGTGATGATATAGAATATGAAACTTGGGGTGATGATTTAGTTGAAGAAGCTGAAGTGCAGGGTAAAAAAGTAAAATTAGGCAAGCCTTTTTTAACACCATCTGGACCTAAGAAACGTGCTGTTTATGTAAAAAATGATAAGGGAAATGTTGTAAAAGTTAATTTTGGTGATCCAAATATGGAAATTAAGCGTGATAGTCCTGAGCGTCGTAAAAATTATAGAGCAAGACATAATTGCGATAATCCGGGTCCCCGCTGGAAAGCGAACTACTGGAGCTGTCGTTACTGGTCATCAACACCTGTTAGTAAATTAGATTAAGAGGAAAAATATGCGTACTCTAGTAGAAACAGCAGCAGATATACTTAATGGTAAACTGGATGAAGCAAAGAAACCACTTCATCCAAATCAACAAAAACTTGACATCCACGAACCTGAAAAAGATGAGTTAACAGCAAAAGACTTTGAGATGCTACGTAAAGGTAAGACCGTAGCGACTGTCAAAGAAGAACTAAAAGGCGATATTCATCCAGATGCAGACGAGGTATTAAAACATATTGAACCAGAACACCGTCGTAAATATTTGCCGTGGTTAAAGAAAGGTACATACAAAATTGACAGCAAGCGGAGTAGTTATGCTGATCGTAGTGCTATATTAAGAGCAGCAGAAAGAGCAGGTCATACCGTGAAAGATGTGACGGAAGGTGTTATTGAAGAAACTATTATTAAAGAAGATTCGTTTGAAGTTACTTTACCAAAAAAGTTAGAATATTCTGATTATGTAAAAGCATATCTAACACTTGAAGGAGTAACTTCATTTTCTGAATTATCAGAAGAGCAATTACATCTTGCTTTAGAGACAATAGAAGTTGCATATGAAAATAGAGTAGAAGATTTAGTTATTGAAGCATTATCATGGGAAGAAATTGGTAAATTAGCTAATAGAAAAGATGTAACAGATCTCAAAACTAAAATTGTAAATGGAAAGCCGCATGTCAGTTATGTAATGACTGATAAAAATGGTATGAAGCGCCGCTATTTGCATCATGGTAACATTAGAAGAGTTGAAAATATTGGTCAGACCGTTAAACCTGACTCAACCGACGAAGATTAATAGGAGAAAATAAATGTCAGGATGGGGTAAACTAGATAGTAAACAAATAACAGCTAATGTTATAGTTACTAATGGCAGCGCTACAGTTTCAAATTCCTTAGGAAATACTACAATCTTCTTAAGTGAAGTAGACCCTGGCGATTATTTTGTTGCCGGTGCTGTAACAAGTAACTCTAATGTTAAGTATTATGTTTTAACTGTTGATTCAGATACTTCTTTAACTCTAGATAGAGTTTATGAAGGCTCTACATCTAATGTAAAAGCAAATGTTCAACAAGGTCCTAAAGCAATTAATAACACAGGTTCAACCTCTGATTCCGGCATGTATACAATTCAAAATGTATATGGAGTCGATTATGTTGAAGTCGGTGTTACAGCAAATAAAGCAAATGGCTTTAGTCAACCCGGTTGGACATATCATACAACATATGTTGATGGATATGGTCAAACACGAGTTAAGACAGAAGTTCTTGTAGCTGCATCTAAATACTTTAATCGTAATGTTTCAACAGGTTCTCTTGAAACAGATGCTAATGATGATACAGTAATTCCTAACTCATAATGGCTGATTCTAAATTATCTGAATTAACATCGACTACAACTGTTGGCGAGACTGATCTATTTTATATAGTTCAGTCTAACGCCAGCAAACGTATTACTGGTGGCAATCTAATTGCAAGTTTAACACAAATAAGTAGTGCACCAGCAAATGCTAAAGGTGTTGTAGGTGATGTGGTTGGTATGATTGCTTTTGATAGCACATATTTCTATGTCTGTACAGCAACATATTCTAATGGAACTGCCAATATTTGGAAGAGAGCTAGTATAACAGAATGGTAATTGATGGTATTCGACTTAACTAATGATAATTTCTTATTATACGCTATAAAATGTTATGATGCTTCTTCATTTAAAAGCATACATGAATTTTATGATGATTTAAAAAGAATAAAATATCTAAAAAGATTATTTAATAGATATAGTACAGCAAATGATCTTAAAGAACGATTAATATTAAACCATATAATCGTTCTTTATAATCTTTTTGGAGCAGAAGCAACAGTTAAAATGTTATTTTTTAAAATAGATCAAAAATATTGGTCATATCTTAAAACATTTCTTGTTTATCTTAACATGATGCCTTCAAATGTATTTCTTTATAATGATATAAAAGATACAGATATACCCATAGATTATAATATAGCAAAAATATTAAGGACTCTATAATGCCAACTTCAAGATTTGCAGATAATATTGTTGCATATAGAATTTTACGTATGCTCGTAACTCCTTTTAATGAAACAACTGCATATAAATTGGGTATTATAGATGAAAAAGGTAAAATTTTAAAAAAATCTTCTCAACTAAAAACATCCGAAGAAAAAGATGCTTATACATTCTTACATAGAATAGTATTTAGGTTAAAACGAATAATTGAAAAATTACCAACAGAAAATAAAAAATTTGCTTCCTATGCAGCTGCCTATGCATTAGTTAGAGAATGTATACAAACTGAAAAAGAACCTTTAAATTTAGAATCAATCTTTTTAGAAACTCTTACTCTAGAACACGACACAACAATCGTTGAAGAATTTTTTACAGGAAAGAAAATAATACCTTTTCATTTATTTTATGAAGAAGATGGCGGTGCTCCAGCAAATACAGCTACCGTTACTCCTGGTATTGCAGGTATAGGTAGAACTTCTGATGATATTGCTGTCCCCCCTCTAAACAAACTAACACGTAAATCTAGATTGTTTCGTAGAAAAAAACTTCTACAAAGAAATTCATTGTAAAATTTACTATAATATGTTAACATGGTTTAAAAGGAGTAAACCATGTCTCTATACATTGATCTAAAATATATAAACTTTGTTAGTACACGTTTAGAATTCTTTAAACGTAAAAACGATTATCTATTTAACTTTAGATGCCCTATCTGCGGAGATTCCTCTAAAAAGAAAACAAAAACTAGAGGTTATTTCTATAAAGTTAAAAATGATATGTTTATGAAATGCCATAATTGTGCAATTTCAGTACACTTTGGTACTTTTTTAAAGATGATTGATGGTTCATTATATTCACAATATTCCTTTGAGCGTTATGCAGATGGTGTAGCTGCAAATAAACCACATAAAAAAGAACCTAAATTAGTCTTTACAGAATCTAAAATAACTGAAAAAAAACCTGATACTTCATTAGATTCTATTCTTGATAGAATCGATACTTTATCTGAGGATCATATTGCAGTAAAGTTTTGTAAAAAACGAATGATTCCAGAACATCAATACAAAAGACTTTATTTTATTGATGATATAAAGAAGATTGAACAATTATCAGATAAAGTAAAAGATAAGATAACATCTAATGAACCTAGAATAGTTTTACCTTTCTTTGATGATAAATTACAATTAATTGGTGTTACATGTAGAGCATTGGGTAATGAAAAACTTCGTTATCTAACTATTGATATAAAAGATGATATTCCAATGATATTTGGTTTAGAATCTGTTAATTCTAACAAACATATATACGTTACAGAAGGTCCTATTGATAGTTTATTTTTACCTAATGCAATTGCAGTAACTGGAACATCATTTAATAAATTAGATTCATTAAATATTTCTAAAGATAATATGACGATCATTGTGGATAATCAACCTAGAAATAAAGATGTTTGCAAGGTTATTGAAAAACTTATCGAAAAAAATTATAATGTAGTTATTTGGAATCAAACTTTAAAAGAAAAAGATATCAATGAAATGGTATTGTCAGGTAAATCATCTGCATCTATTCTTAAGATGATTAAAGAAAGAACTTTTAGAGGATTAGAAGCTAGAGCTAATTTTATTGTTTGGAAAAGGTGTTAATATATGAACTCGTGGATTGGTGTAGATTTAGATGGAACTCTTGCATATTATAATGGATGGAAAAATGGAGATATTGGACAACCTATTAAGCCAATGCAAGAGAAAGTAATTAAATGGTTAAAGGAAGGTAAAGATGTTAGAATCTTTACTGCTAGAGTAAGTGAAATTAATACACAAGGTGTACAACGTTCTATAGAACCTATTAGAAAAAAAATTGAAGAATGGTGTTTAAACCATTTAGGCAAAGTATTACCTATTACAAATATTAAAGATTATGGAATGGTAGAATTGTGGGATGACCGAGCAGTACAAGTAATACCAAATACTGGAATGACAATTGAGGAGTTTATTAAAAATGCAAGTTAGACTTATTTCTTATTCACAACCAAATTTAGATCCAGAAACACATGAAGATAACACCTTTTTACAATTTATTAAATCACCACAAGACTTAGTTGCTTTTTGTGCCCGTGTATCCAATCCACAAAATCAACATAATACAGAGACATCTGATAAACTACTTAAATATTTGGTCAAAAACAAACATTGGAGTCCATTTGAACTTGTCTCCGCTTGTTTAGAGATTACAACGACAAGAGATATTGCTAGACAAATTCTTAGACATAGAAGTTTTTCATTTCAAGAATTTAGTCAACGATATGCCGATCCAGTTAAAGAACTTTCATTTGTACTTAGAGATCCACGTCTACAAGATACAAAAAATAGACAAAATAGTATAGAAGTTCAGAATGAATACTTACAGAGGGAATGGGAATATCAACAATATAGAGTATTAGAGGCAGCAAAAGAAGCATATAAAAGAGCTATTTCTAAAGGTATTGCTAAAGAACAAGCAAGAGCAGTTTTACCAGAAGGATTGATTGAATCAAAACTATATATGAATGGAACTTTACGCTCATGGATTCATTATATTGAGCTTCGATCTGGCAATGGTACACAAAAAGAGCATAGAGAGATCGCGGTTGAATGTGCAAAAGTTCTTTCAAAAGTATTTCCAATTATTAAGGAGTTTGCATGAATACATTTAATGATGTAAAAATTTTTATGGAGGCAGCAGATCATCAAGTAAAGAGAGAAATAGATGGAGCTTTTACACATCAATCATTACTTTATATGGATCTAGTTAAAGAAGAATATTATGAATTAGTAAAGGCAGTGAAAGATTTTGATATTGTAGAGACAGCAGATGCCTGTGCTGATTTAATTTGGGTTATTGAAGGTCTTTGTCATTCTTTAGGTATTCCTCTACAACAAGTATGGAAGGAAGTTGCAAGATCTAATCTTTCAAAAGTTAGTTCATCAGGTAAAATTCTTAAACGTGAGGATGGTAAAATTCTTAAACCAGATACATATTCTCCTCCAAATATTAAAGCAGTTCTTAAACTAAAATAATAAAATGTCTATAAAAATAATAGAATTGATAAAAGCTGAAAAACTTCTAGAGCAAGTTGTAAAAACTTATGTCAACACTGGTTTAAAATATGGATGGAAATCTTCTAACGGTAAAAGTTATGACTATGGACATTGGAACAAGCAGATATTAAAATCAAATAAGAATCTAGTATTAGATTTCACATGTTCTCCATATATAAAAAAGAACCCATTAATTGATTCTATATGGCAAAGTATTTTACCTAATATAGAAGAAAGAGCTTTGTTGAGATGTTATATTAATGGTTATACATATGGTACAGATGCTTATTTTCATACTGATGATAATTGGATTGCTGAAAAATATGGTGATAATACAAGATCTGAGACTATAATAGTTTATATTAATCCTGAATGGCATTATGATTGGGGTGGAGAAACTGTTATCTTAAATGAAGCTGCTACTGATATCGTAGCATCGATATTACCAAAATTAGGTAGAGTATTAATTTTTGATTCAAATAGATTACATTCTGCTCGACCAGTTACAAGAGCTTGTCCTGTTCTAAGATCTGTTTTAGTGTTTAAAACAATATCAAAAGATTATATAGATCCACAAGTAGCATATGTACAAAATCTGACACAAAAATTTAATCATAGTAGTAAAACTTTCTTTGAACACTTATATAATACAGCAATTATTTTAGAGAAAAATAAATTTGAGCGAGATGTTTATATTGCGGGATTATTTCATTCTATCTATGGTACAGAATATTATACTTATGAAGGATTAAAACCGTCTAGAGATGATATTAAGAAACAGATAGGTGAATATTCTGAATTTTTAGTTAACGAATTTTGTAATCTAAAAGGTAGATTTCTATCTTTAATGCAAAACACAAAAAATTACAATGATAAAGTTCTAAGTGATTTATTAAAAATAGAATGGGCTAATCTTTGTGAACAAAACAGAAATGCTATGTTAGATAACAAAATTCTTCAAATAGAAGAAAAAATTTTTAAATAGGGAAGTTACATGCAAACAGATATTGTTCACGGTATCAAAGTAGATTATACTAGAGATAAGTTATTTGATGAGTTAGGTATTAAGAGACTTAAAGAAAGTTATATGCGTGATGATGAAGAATCGCCACAGGAAAGATTTGCTTTTGTATCATCTAAATTTGGATCAAATGAAGAACACGCACAAAGGCTTTATGAATATTCAAGTAAACATTGGCTTAGTTATAGTACACCGATTTTAGCTTTTGGTAGAACGAAACGAGGTCTACCTATTTCATGTTTTTTACCTTATTTGCATGATAGTGCAGATGGATTAGTAGAATGTCTCTCTGAAGTGAATTGGTTATCTATGTTAGGAGGTGGAATTGGAATTGGTATTGGTATTCGTAGTTCTGATGACAAGTCTGTTGGTGTTATGCCTCATCTCAAAACTTATGATGCAAGTTGCTTGGCTTATCGTCAAGGCAGGACTCGTAGGGGTAGCTATGCTGCTTACCTTGATATTTCTCATCCCGATATTCTTCTTTTTGTAGAGATGAGAAAATCTACAGGTGATCAAAATATGCGTTGCTTAAATCTTCATCATGGTATTAATATCACGGATGATTTTATGGAGATTATTGAAAAATGTATGTTAGATTCTACTGCAGATGATACATGGGAACTTAAAGATCCACATAATGGAGAAGTGAGAGATAAAGTATCTGCAAAAGAATTATGGCAAAGAATTTTAGAGATGCGTATGCATACTGGAGAACCATATCTTCACTTTATCGATAGAAGTAATGAAAAAATGCCAGGATTTCAAAAAGCACTTGGTTTGAAAATTAGGCAATCAAATCTTTGTAGTGAAATTATTCTTCCAACAGATAAAGATAGAACTGCAGTATGTTGTCTTTCTTCAGTCAATTTAGAATATTATGATGATTGGAAGTCTGATAAACTATTTCTTAAAGATATTGCTGAGATGTTAGATAATGTATTGCAATACTTTATTGATAATGCACCTCGTAGTATACAGAGAGCAAAATATTCTGCTAATCGTGAAAGAAGTATTGGAGTTGGTGCATTAGGTTTTCATGCCTATCTGCAGAAAAAAGGTTTACCGTGGGAATCCGCTTTATCAGTATCAGCAAATAAAGCGATGTTTAAACACATTAGAAAGCGTTTAGATAAAGCAAATATTGAATTGGGTGAAGAAAGAGGCGAAGCACCCGATGCTAAAGGAACTGGCTTAAGATTTTCGCATGTTATGGCAATTGCACCAAATGCATCAAGTTCTATCATTATGGGGAATACTAGTCCTTCAATCGAACCATATCGTGCAAATGCTTATAGACAAGATACTCTTTCAGGGGCTCATCTAAATAAAAATAAATTTTTAGATAAAGTTCTTAGATCTAAAGATTTAACTGATGAAAAGATTACCGAGATTTGGTCATCTATTATCGCAAATGATGGATCGGTACAACATTTGGATTGTTTAGATGATTATGAAAAAGATATCTTTAAAACATCTATGGAGTTAGATCAACGATGGATTGTCCAACATGCTGCTGATAGAACAGATTATATTGATCAATCTCAATCATTAAATCTCTTCTTTCGTCCAAATGCTAATGTGAAATATATTCATGCAGTACATTTTCAAGCATGGAAACAAGGATTAAAAACTCTTTATTATTGTCGTTCTGAAAAGATTGGAAAGGCAGATAAAGTTTCAAAACAAATTGAAAGACAGGTTATTGAAGAATTAGATCTTAAAGCTCTAGCACAAGATGAAGAAATTTGTTTAGCATGTGAAGGATAAATTAAATGGAATCTACATTATTGGTTGTAATAAGTCTTATTATTATCGCATTGATTTTTGATTTTACAAATGGTTTTCATGATGCTGCAAATTCTATAGCAACAATTGTTGCTACTAAGACATTGACTCCTATACAGGCAGTTGCAATGGCAGCATTTTGTAACTTTATAATTATGTTTTTTATTACTTTTAAAGTTGCTGCAACAATAGGAAAAGGTATAGTAATTCCACAAGCAGTTACATTATATGTAGTATTTGGTTGTCTTATGGGTGCTATTACATGGAATCTTATTACATGGTGGCTAGGACTTCCAACATCTAGTAGCCATGCGTTAATAGGTGGATTGATTGGTGCAAGTATTGCAAGTGGAGGAATTGATGTAATATATACAAACAATATTATAAAAATTGTTTCTTTTATTGTTGCAGCACCAATTATTGGATTTGTATTAGGAGCATCATTAAATACAATTATAAGAAATATATTTCCAATTGAAACGGATCGACAAAATAAATGGTTTAAACGTTTACAAATAGTTTCAAGTGCATGCTATTCGATGGGTCATGGAGCAAATGATGCACAAAAAACAGCGGGTATAATTTTTCTTATTATGGTTGCAGGTGGTTATTTACAAGCAACAGAAACAATTCCTTATTGGGCAGTATTAATTTGTTTTATTGTAATGGGATTAGGAACTCTTGCGGGGGGATGGAGAATTGTGCAAACTTTAGGATTTAAGTTAACACAATTAAGCTCACGACAAGGTTGTGCAGCAGAAACAGGTGGAAGTATGATGTTATTTGGTGCGAGTGCAATGGGTATACCTGTAAGTACAACTCATACTATTACGGGTGCTATTTTAGGTGTAGGTGCAAGTCAACCAGATCCTAAAGTAAAATGGAAAAAAGCAGGTGAAATTTTAATTGCATGGTTATTGACTATTCCTTGTTCTGCTTTATTAGCTTATGCTTTTTGGATTTTAAGTACACATATATGATAGATGAAGATGTAGAATCATGGTTTAAATATCCACAGTATAGAAATTGGTTTAATAAATTATTTGTAGCAGATTTTTTTGGTTATAAATGTGGACCAGCATCTGTTCCTATACCTGAAGATGGTTATTATATAACTAGACCAACTTATAATCTTAAGGGTATGGGTGCTGGTGCAAAAATATGTTATTATAACAAAGACGATATACCACATTTACCTGCAGGTCATTTTTGGTGTGAAGTATTTACAGGAGGACACTATTCTGTAGATTATGTAAAACGTGGTGAAATATTAGAACAGTTAGTATGTTTTCAAGGTTATAATAATTGTAATGACTTATCTTATTTTTTGAAATGGGAAAGAATAGATAAACAATTTGCTTTACCTACAGTTTTATTCAATTTAGATGTAGAGAGATTAAATATTGAGATTATAGGTGATAAAGTTATTGAAGTACATTTGCGAGGGGGATTTGATCATATGCTTGACTATACTGAACTTTATCCTGTTTTTGAGAATACAACAAATGTTTTGGTACCGGATGATTGTACGTGGATAGAGGGTGAAGAAGATGGTAATGGGGAGATTACAAATAAAAGACTGGGGTATTATGTAAAGTAATGGGTACAATAATTTTTCTTAAAGAAGTTTATGAAACAAAAAAGCAACAAGAACGAGAATTAGAATATTATAAGGAACAGATGAGTATACTACAACAAAAAATGGATTTAGTTCGCCATGAAATTATTCTAACTGATACTATAATACATATTATAGAAGAAGAAATAATAAAACACTAAAAGGAATTAGATAATGGAGAAAAAACTTCTCATTACAGAAGATGATCAAGAAAACATGTTAGCAGAATTTATTGCATCATGTGAAAAGGACGGTTTAACAGAGGAAGAATATAAAGAAGTGTTTAATACACTTAAAAAAGTAGCGGAGCATGTGAGAGAGAAAAATGGTTAAAAAGAAATTAAAATTAACAGATGAAAGAGACTATTTTAGACCTTTTAGTTATGAATGGGCATATTCTTCTTGGTTAGCACATGAGCAAGCACATTGGTTATTTGGTGAAGTACCGATGATTGAAGATGTTAAAGATTGGAAAAATAAATTATCTGATTCTGAAAAATTATTTCTTACTCATATATTTAGATTTTTTACTCAAGGAGATATTGATGTAGCTGGTGGTTATATTAAGAACTATCTGCCATATTTTCCTCAACCTGAAATACGTATGATGTTATCTGGATTTGCTGCAAGAGAGGCAGTACATATTGCAGCATATAGTCATCTTATTGAAACTTTAGGTATGCCAGATTCTATGTATAATGAATTTTTAGAATATGCGGCAATGAAGGATAAGCATGAATATTTTACGAATCTTTCTAATAACAATGGTACTAAGGATTCGGTTGCAACAAATATTGCAGCTTTTTCTGCCTTTACTGAAGGTATGCAATTATTTTCTTCTTTTATTATGTTGCTTAATTTTCCTAGACATGGTAAAATGAAAGGTATGGGTCAAATTATAAGCTGGAGTATTGTAGATGAAACTATGCATGCTGAATCTATGATAAAATTATTTAGAACTTATATTGAAGAAAATCGTGAATTATGGAATGATGAATTAAAAGGAAAGATATATACTATAGCTACAAAGATGGTGGATCTAGAAGATAAATTTATTGATTTGGCTTTTGGTATAGATAATATGCAGAATTTAATTTCAGATGATGTTAAAACCTATATCCGTTATATCGCTGATCGTAGATTAATTTCTCTTGGAATGAAAGGTATTTTTAAAGTAAAAAAGAATCCTCTACCGTGGGTTGAGGAAATTATCAATGCGCCTATTCATACAAATTTCTTTGAAAATCGTGCAACCGATTATGCAAAAGGTGCGCTTTCAGGATCTTGGGATGAAGTTTGGGCTTAATAATAGAATGTTAGAAGGAAAAATGCAAAAAAAGCTACCATTTTTGGTGTTTTTTATTATTTTTTTATCATTCTCTGTTTATGCACAACCAATTATAACTGAATCGACTTCAACAAGCACCGTAAAATCTGATTCTGTAACAACTTTAAAATCTCCTCCTCCATCTGCAATTAGTCCAACAATTAATAATACTAATTCGGACTTATGCACAACAGGAGTTGCTGGAGCTGTTCAAACTCAAATATTAGGACTTTCTGGTGGTATGACAATTCGAGATTTGAATTGTGAAAGATTAAAATTATCAAAAACATTATATGATATGGGAATGAAAGTTGCTGCAGTGTCAACACTTTGTCAAGATCATCGTGTTTTTGATGCTATGATTATGGCAGGAACACCCTGTCCTTATGATGGTATGATAGGTTCTGAAGCAAAAGCTGCATGGCAATCTAATCCAGAAAGAATACCTAAACAAGAAACTAAAAAATTAGAAGGGATGAGCGATGAACAAAAAACTTGGATGGGTGGGGGTCTTATTAGCATTTTGTTCCTTTTATTCTTACTCTGAGACAACATATAATCAAAGTTCAAATGCTGCTGCAACCGGTCAGCAATGGACTATGACGAATGTTATACCGCAAAATACAGGTCTTTCTGTAACCGGTATTATATATACTTATAATGTAACAAAAAATCCAGCGGATGCATTTACTGTTTCAATACAAAATAAGAATGCATCAGGGACGGGGTTTGTTTTTAGAAGCACCGATGATTGGTCAGGTCTTCCTGGAAATACTATTGCTAAATCTGTTCCAGTTGACAATATTCCTTTTAAAGCATGGGGTGATGGTGAAATTGCCACAACTGGTTTTGGAACTGTAAAAAATCCAGTTATTATATATAATTATAAGATTGATACATGTGCAGCTACTCCAGTAATAGATAGATCTTGTCCAAATTATATTCCACCAACAATTGACACTCCTTCAATAGCAACAGATACTGCTACAGAAGAATATATTAAAGAAGTAATGGCAAATAAAACAAAATTAGAAACTGAAGAAGAAAAGAAACAAAAAGAATTGAAAAAGGCTGCAGAAGAAAAGAAGAAGAAAATTGAACAAATTGCTAATAAAGCAATACAAAATACTTTATTAACGGCAAATGCTGTAGCTCAAGCAGATGCCTTTTTTGCTATGAATAATATTAAAGGATTTGAAAGTTATAGTGTCAGTATGCCTGGTGGCACATACAAAGATGCAGTTAGACTTCAAGATGCAAAACTTCCAGATAATGTTAAAGCGTTAAGAGGAAACTTAACACAACAAAATTTACATAAAAAAATGGTAGAAGAGCAGTATAAACGTTTTAATAACAACTAATTCTCGGAGAATTTTATGCATAAAAAGATTTTAGGTTTTGTAGGATTAATGATTGCTCTTACAATTACTGCTACTGCTTCTGAGGTTCCAATTATTGGAACTGTAGCAAGTAAATGTATTATAACAACAGATACAACGGGTATTTATGGTAACCCAACTATTGATAAATTAAGTACAGCTCCTGCAGATGGTGGTGTTATGCCTGTTATTCGGTATGATGTATTTGCAGCAAATGCATATAAAGCAGTTATCAGCACTCCAATATCGTTTTCTACTTCTCCAACTTTAAGTGATACTGTTGATTGGGTAGGAGATACGAGTGTTAGCCGTGTTTCTGTAGCTGGTATGTCTGCATATGATACCAATAAACGTGTTTATAATAATACAACTGAATTTGATTTAACCTTTGCAGGTTCAACATGGTTTAAATCATCTTCAACTGCAACATATGGTGTAGGAAAAGCACTCCCAGGTGGTACTTATCGTGCTGTTGTTGTGGCTGAATGTATAGCATTGTGATATAAATGTTTCGTTATGTCGTGATATTCTTTATTATGTTAAGTGGGTGGGCGCATGCTCATCAATTTACACCAACATATCCTAGATTTAGTTTTTCTTTTGTATCTGGTATATCCAGTACAAAAATGGAATTGTTGAATATGCGTAAAGATGTTAATTATTATGAAATAACAGTTTACGATAAAAATTGGAATAAGATACTTTTTATGTCTAGTCCAAGTGGAATTATTTATATTCCATACTTGAGACGAAAAACTATTGAGATATTTGTGAATTCATCTAATGTTGATAAAGTTACTTATATATGTAGTGAATCAAAAATAATGGTAACTGAAAATACTGTGACTGTAATAGCATCTAAAATATGCTCAAGGAAAAGATGAAATATGAAAAGAATTTTCGTTATTCTTATGTTATCTGCTAATGCATATGCGGTCGATTCTTTAAATTTGTCTATACCTATGTCACCTGGGCAATATCAAAATGACCATATTAGAGCAGATAATATGGAATGTTCTATGGCAATTGGTTCAGGTACCAATATAGAATTTGGTGTTTTAGGTATTGCAAATAATAATAACAATACAACCGTTATTGGATCAAACGTAAATGCAAATACAGGTAAACAGGTTGGTGTTTATGGTAGAATAATAATACCAATTGGAGCACCAAAAACTCGTCTCGATTGTAATTTATTTTATCAATTAGAATTAACGAAACGACGAATAGAGGTGATGAGACTTAATCAAGAATTAGAAAATTTAAGAAGAATGCAGTTTGAAAACAAAGGTAAATAAAGATGGAAAAAGGTAAGGACGTTGATGCAAAAATAGAAGAGCTGGAAGCAGCTAAAGAAAAATACATGAGCGAAAATACTGTGATTTCTATCGGAGGATATTCTTTTACACCTGCAAAAATCATGATTGCAGGTACTCTTGTTTCAACTGTTCTTGGTGGTTTATATGGTGCGTTTGAAGTATATAAAGATTATCAAGGTATGAAAAAAGCTATTACAGAATATGTTGCCCCAGATCTTGGAGAAATTAATAAAAAACTTGAAGTGTTAAATAAAGAAATGGATGCAACTAAAGAAACTGTAAATCAAGCAACCGGATACACAAACAATATTAAAAATGATTTAAAAAGTGATATCCGAAGGCTTGAAGGAGTAGTCGATTCCGTTGAACGTAGCTCTAAACAAAGCCAACGAGAGACAGATATAAGCGTCAAAGAGGTTCAAACAGAACTTCGAGCAACTCGCAAAGAACTAGATAATGCAATTAAAGAATCTAATGCTAATGTTGCTAAAAAAATACAAGAAGCATTGAACAATCCTCTAGCTAAATAAAATGATAGGAATGACCTATAATCAAATTCGTATGGAGATATGCAAGGAATGCGACAGATTCAATCCTATGCTTAAAATTTGCAAAGAATGTGGTTGCTTTATGCCTGGCAAAGTTTTAATGAAAAGTGTTCGCTGTCCAATTAACAAATGGATAGAAATATCCTCTATAAAAGAAAAAAGAAATTGTTGCAAATAGGAGTTAATATTGGCAAATAAAGGTTACGAATGTTTCGATTGTGAAGCAGTATTTAAAATAAGACATGATCTAGATGATCATTATTATAAAGTACTGTATTGTGCTTTTTGTGGCTCTGAATTAACAGATGAACAAGAATTCGATTATAATGAGGAAGATGATTCATAAATAAACCAAAAGAGGTTATTTATGGATTGGCTATATAATGGACAAGTTTTTACAACTCCTAACTCAGATGATATAGGTTTTGTATATCTTATTACCTGTATACCTACCGGTAAAAAATATATCGGCAAAAAATTATTTTGGACTAAAAAATATAAACAAATAAAAGGTAAAAGAAAAAAAATCATAGTTCAATCTGATTGGAAAAAATATTGGTCATCATCAGATGAACTTAAAACAGATGTAGCAAAGTTAGGTGAAAATAGTTTTAGACGTACAATTTTATATCTATGTAAATCTAAAGGTGAGGCAAATTATCTCGAGGCAAGAGAGCAATTTGTACAGGGAGTTCTAGAATATCCCGATCTCTGGTACAACGGATGGATCATTGTCAAGGTTTCTTCATCACATATTAAACGCCTACATATTCATCTATGACAGTTGACTACAAAAAATCCGTTTCTTTTATGCCTAGATTTATTACAAGAGACGGATTTCTTGTACTTTGGCAATATGGACCTGATTATTTTCGTATCGAAAATAACAAGATAGTTACTCATGTTCTGATCCATCATACCTTTGAAGAAGCTATTATGATATTTAATACTGTAAAATCAATGAGTTAGCGAACCCAAAGAAAATGCTTGACAGATAGTTAGATTCATGTATAATGTAGGTATATTGTTGATGACAAGGAGTTTGAAATGGCATACGTTAGTCAAGATCTTAAAGCAAAGTTGGCTCCCCAGATTAAAGCAATCTGCAAGAAATACGGAGTTAAGGCTTCGCTTGCAGTTCGCAATCATAGAACCCTGTGCCTAAACATTAAGAGTGGCAAGGTGGATTTCGTTGAATCGTTTAACCGACTAGGCGAAGAAGAACTACGCCCTTCATACAACCAGTTCCGACCAGTGACTAATGGTTGTATTGATGTGAACCCGTACCATTACAAAAGTCATTTTGATGGCAAGGCACTCAAGTTCCTTAGTGAAGTTATTCCTGCCATGAATAACGGAAACCATGATAATAGCGACATCCAAACCGACTACTTTGATGTAGGCTGGTATATCGATGTTAACATCGGTAAATGGAACAAACCTTACTCATTGATTTCTAAGTAGTTTTTCTTAGTAAAAATGCTTGACAGATAGTTAGATTCCTCTATAATTAAGTCTGAATCGTTGATAACAAGGAGCTTTTGATGGGTTACTTTCCCCATTTCATTATGGCTAAAGGTAATACGGTTTTGTGGCAACGGGGACATTATTTCTATGAGATCACAGAACGAGCACAACCATTCAATCGCATAAAAACTATTATGGATTCTTGTGAAACAGCAGTGAAAGAATTTAAACAGATTATTGGAGAAGCATATGTCCCGAATGTCTGAAATTGCAATTACAATTGAAGATATGCTATATGATGGTTATAGTGCAACAGAAATTCAAGAAAAACTTTTTGTTCCATTAGAATGGATTGAAGAAGTAAAAGAGTTTATGTCCAGAGAACAAGAAGAAGCAATTACCTTCTTACTCGATTCAGAAGCAGAAGCAAATGAATTGAAAATTACTGAGATGGAATCAGAACTATGATTATTACAAAAGAAGAATTATTGACTGCACTAAAAGCAGGTCAAGTTTGCTTGACATTTGAGAAAAAAGATCATACAATTCGAGTTATGAATTGCACTCTACAGGAAGATAAAGTTATCGCATATGAGAAGAAAACTTCTCGTGTGCGAAAGGTCAATGATGAAGTCGTTCCTGTGTTTGATATTGATAAACAAGAATGGCGTAGTGTGCGTCTAGAATCTATCCAACAAGTGGAGATTGTATGACCAAAGTAGTGATTTCTGCCAGTACAGAGCCTGAGGCAACAACTATAAATAGTTCTATGGAGAACTATAAAATAGAATTGACTAAAGCTCTGAATTGGTATTCTTTGGAAAAAGATCGTAAAGATGCTAAGAAATATCTGCATCAATATGTGTCTAAGTCAAATATTGATGCACCGTATCTTGCACAAATTTCTGATTCCGAGATCACTCCTACTTTTGGTTGGTTAGCACGTATCGCAACTCGAGGAGGCGTTCTAACAGCTAAAGATACAGAACGGATTCTTGTTTATATTAAATCTTTGCAGAAGAAAATTATTACAAAGCAAGCAACAACATCTACACCTCGTATTTCTATTCAAGAAGCAACTGTTAACAAGATTAATGAATATCTGGGTGAACTAGAAGTTATTATTGATGCCTTATACAAGGGAAAGATTAAATCTTTCGATCTGCTTTCTGATCTTAAAGCAAAACAATTACCAAAGCAATGCAATACTCAGATCGAAGTATGGGTAAAAGAAAAGATTACTGAATTTGTTCATGTATATGAATCTAAGGATGAGGCATATACTATTGAAAGAAAGACATTAGTTAATCTTATTAAAGTGCTAGGTACATTTATTCCTTCTGTTCAATCGTACTGTGATTTTAAGAAGGCGAATAGAAAACCTCGTCAACGTAAGGCAAAGCCTGCTGCTACTCAAGTCAAAAATCTTAAATATAAAAAGAGTGATGAGGAATTGAAAATTAATTCGATAACTGTTACTGATATTGTGGGTGCTATGCAGGTTTGGGTATTCAATACTAAGACAAGGAAACTTGCAGTATATAAAACTGAAAGTGCTTCTGGTATTCAAGTAAAGGGTAGTACTCTTCAAAACTATGAACCAGAACTTTCTTCACAGAAAACTCTACGTAAACCAGAAACACAACTAAAAGATCTTGTCAATGCAGGCAAGGTTCAACTAAGAAAGTTTATGGATAATATTAAAGCGAAAGCTCAACCGGTACGCGGTAGAATGAATGCCGATACACTAATAGTGAGGATAGCATGATAGTAGTAGACTATAGCCAAACAGCAATTTCTAATTTAATGATGGAGATTAAAGGAAGGACAGATGTAGATATTAATGTTCCTTTAGTTCGACATATGATTTTAAATTCGATCCGTGGTTATAAGCAAAAATTTTATGAAGAATATGGTGATATAGTTATCGCCTGTGATAGTAGAAGTTATTGGCGTAGAGGGGTGTTTGCATATTATAAGGCGCATAGGCGCCGTGATAGAGAATCATCAGGGTTTGATTGGAAATCTATTTTTGAAACTTTGAGCTTGGTTAGAGAAGAACTAGATAAATTCTTTCCCTATACAGTAATGAATGTTGAAGGTGCAGAGGCAGATGATGTTATTGCTGTTTTAGCAGAGTGGAGCCAAACCAATGATCTAAAGGAAACACTAATTGATAGTGAGCCAAAACCATTTTTAATTATCTCCGGAGATCATGATTTTTATCAATTGCAAAAATTTTCTAATGTAAAACAATATAATCCTATTCAGAAGAAGATGTTTAGATCTTCTCTAACACCACAAGAATATTTATTTGAACATATTGTAAAAGGTGATACCGGAGATGGTATTCCTAATGTACTATCATCAGATGATTCTGTTTTTGCTGGTAGCAGACAAAAGCCTATTACAATGAAGCGGATTAATACATGGAGAAATGAACTACCCTTAGATGATACTTTTCAACGTAATTTCTCACGTAATAGAACATTAGTAGATTTTGAAAAAATTCCTGAGGGTATTAAGGACAGTATTATAAATACATTTGTCAATCAACCCAAAAAAGATAGAAGCCAGCTTGTAAATTTCTTTATGAAGAATAGAATGAAGCAGCTTTTAGAATGTGTACAGGAGTTTTAAATGAGACTATTACTACCAGAAATTTTTGAGAAAGTTGAAACTGCTAAAAGTGAAGAAGAACGTATCAAAATTCTTCTAACTAATGATAGCCCAGTACTGCAAACAGTGCTAGGAATCTGCTTTAATCCAGACACAAAGATGCGCTTGCCTGAAGGTAAACCACCATTTAAAGTAGATAAAGATACTCCAATGGGATATAGCCCCACCAATCTTTACAAAGAAGCACGTAAATTTTACATCTGGTTAAATCCCTCAAATCTTTCTAAAGTTAAACTAGAATCTTTATTTATTGAGATGTTAGAAAGTGTACATTGGAAAGAAGCCGATATCCTCTGTGCAATGAAAGATAAACAACTATCAACATTGTATAAAACAATGACTGAAGATCTAGTTCGTAAAACATATCCCAATCTATTGCCTAAAATAGAAAAGAAACCAGAAGAACAGATTGTTGAAACAATTCAACCTGTAAAACGTGGACGTGGCCGTCCTAAAAAAGTTAATACTTAATTATGGAGATTTATATGAGCAAATTTCTTTCTAATCCAGCAGATAAAAATGTAATCAAGAACGCATTACGTGAGATCTCGGGTTCACTAACACGGATTGAGGCAGAACGAGATCTCATTAAAGAAACTATTGCTAATGTAGCTGAAAAGTATGAAATTCCTAAGAAAACTTTTCGACGAATGGCAAAGGTTTATCATAAGCAGAATTATACTCAGGAACAAGAAGAACATCAGGAGTTCGAGCTACTATACGAAAATATTCTCACTACCGGGACTACAGCAGAATGAAATGGGATACTCGATACATAGTAGAAGTCGAACTACATGATTCTCTCAATCGTGCTCAGAAATCTCGCATCATCGGCGTATGGAGAACTCCAGAATCTGTACCAGTAGAAAAGATTCGAGCAGTTAATCGACATATGCATCCCGGCAAACAGATCGAGATTCGAATCCATCCCTATACAGATCTATTCTAGTAACTCTTTGATTCTTAAGCATTTTTTCAATACCTCCACAGAACCAAAAAGTACTGGTAAATCAATGAGTTAAGTAATTTTTGGGCGCTAGAGGGAGGTTTCAGAATTTCCCCTGACCCTCGGAACGTCAGAATTCTAATAGATAGGTATATCATAACTCATTGATTTTTAATGAGAAAAAAGTACTGGTAAATCAATGAGTTAGCTTTGCAAAAAGTTCTTGACATCTAGAGTAGAACCATGTATAATGGTTTACATGCTGAAGAGAAAACGTAGACAAGATCGAAAGCACGCAGTGTACAAGATCACCAATATACTGTCTCAAGAATTTTATATTGGTATTACTGTATGCCAGGGTGCAGCAGTGAAGCGTAGTTTAAAAGTACGCTGGCAAAAGCATGTTCATCGTGCATTGAATGAGAATCTTGATTGGAATTTGTGCAACGCAATACGCTTTTGGGGAGTGGAATGCTTCACTATAGACTTAGTTGAAGTTGTGCGCGGACGTAAGCCAGCGCATTCTCGTGAGCGCGAATTGATACGTGAACTCGATCCTCACTTAAATACTGCTTGACATCTAGAGTAAAACCTGTATAATAGTAGCATAAGTTGATGACACGGAGAAAGTAATGAGTAAGAAACATTATCAAGAATTGGCATATCAGATAAGTCTTATGTTGAATCCTGATTGTAGATTGAATGCAGCAGTTGCGGTTGCTAATGCTTGTGCTCAGTTTAATCCTCGGTTCGATTATGATAAGTTTTATGTAGCCTGCGGAGTGTCTAAGTGAAAGAATATACCGTTTACTTTTATGTTGGTTTAGATGGTAAAGATATGGAAGCAGTATATGAGTGTGAAAGTGCAGACGAAGCAGAGGATCGTTTCCGTTCTGACTTTGGGTTCGATATGGTATATCTAGATATGATCTGTCGTACTGATAAGGCTTGACATTTAGTTCAGTTACTGTCATAGGATTAGAGATGAACAAAGAACTTCTGAAGTTGATTAAGGCAGCGAAGGCTCCGAAACAAGTCCTGAAGGAGGAATGGTTTCAGGAATTTTGTGAGAACTTCGCCTTTGTAATTCTGGCTGAGGCAGAAGCTGAATGCGAGAAAGAATATCAAGTCGCTCTTGCTCAAAAAGAAGTTAAAAATTACGCAATCAATTAGGAAAGAATATGGCTAAGACTTTTAAACTCCGAGATCCGTATGCTCGTGAACTGTTGACAAGTGGAAAGTATAAGCAACGAGTAGTTTCTCTCAAAAAAGTTTATAAGCGTAAATATCGCAATCAAAAGGAAGCTCTAAATGAACTGCAATGATATTTTGGAAGCACTTGCAGCAACATCTTCTCGTCTAGAGAAGGAGGCGATTCTACGGAAGAATCGTGACGATGCTGATCTAAAGAAAGTATTTTTTCTTGCTCTTAATCCGATGATTAATTTTTATATTCGGAAGATTCCGGAATATACTTCTCAATCACTCGTGACATTGAATTGGGCTTTGACGGAGCTGAATCGATTTTCTAGTCGTGAGTTGACAGGTAATGCTGCAATCTCACATCTGCAACTTGTACTTAGTTCATTGAAGGAGAGTGATGCTTGTGTCATTGAAAAAATCATTAAACGAGATCTCCGCTGCGGAGTATCAGAGGCAACAGCAAACAAGATTTGGAAGAATCTCATTCCAGAATACCCAGTTATGCTGGCTTCCGGATTCGACCAGAAGGCAGTTGATAAAATCAAATTCCCAGCCGTTGTCCAACACAAGTTGGATGGCATGCGCTTTAACGCAATCGTCAAAGACGGAAAAGTAGAATTTCGTTCACGTAATGGTAAACCCATCGATCTTCTTGGCGAACTAGAGGAAGATTTTCTACAACTATTTCAGTTGCAAGCGGGTAAAGGTGTAGTATATGATGGTGAATTGTTGGTAAAAGATGCAGCAGGGATTCTTGATCGTAAAACTGGTAATGGTATTCTGAATAAAGCAGTGAAAGGTACTATCTCCAAAAAAGAAGCCATGTTGGTTTGTGCAACACTTTGGGATATTATTCCTTTAGACGATTTTAAGAAAGAAAAATCTTCCTTTACCTATAAAAAACGGTTTTATCTAGCTCTTAAAGACGCAAAATTCACTCCACGAGTTGGACTTGTTACTTCACATGAAGTAAATTCTTTAGATGAAGCTCAAGAAATTTTTCAATCCTACCTAGAGCGAGGTGAAGAAGGTATCATTCTTAAAGATCTAAATGCACCTTGGGAAGCTAAACGTGCAAAGCATCAAGTGAAATTTAAGGGTGAACTAGAGTGCGATCTAAAGTGCGTAGAGTGGGAAAAAGGTACCGGCAAGAATGCTAATCGTCTAGGTAATCTTGTACTAGAATCTGCAGATGGAAAGATTCGAGTATCCGTTGGTACTGGATTTACTGATGCAGATCGTGATTCAATCAAGCGTAAAAATGTAGTCGGTAAAATCGTAGCTATTAAATATAATGCTCGGATTCAGGATAAGAATGGCGGACCAGAGTCATTGTTTCTTCCTGTGTTTCTAGAGATTCGGGAAGATAAAACAGTGGCTGATTCATCGGAAAACATTAAATGAAGATTGGGCTTGTGTCAGATTTACATTTAGAATTTGGAGATCTAGATCTTCCGAATAAAGAAAATATTGACACACTTATTCTCGGTGGTGATATTTGTATTGCTGGAAAGATGTCTCAGTTCGAAGAATTCTTCCGACGTATTGCAGCAGAGTTTCCAGATATCATCTATATCATGGGCAACCATGAGCATTATAATGGTAAATTTGATAAAACAGAAAATATTCTACGTGAATCACTAGCAAAGTTTTCCAACATCCACATACTCGAAAAGCAGATTAAAAAGATAGATGATGTAGTGTTTATGGGTGGTACATTGTGGACAGATTATAATAATAAAGATTCTATTACAATGTGGCAGTGTCGGCAATCAATGAATGATTACCAAATTATTAGAGTTGCCAAAGAAAACTATCGCCGCCTTCTTCCAGAGGATACATTACTAGAGCATCAAAGGACAATTGATTTTTTGAAGAAGTCTCTATCTGAGCATCAAAGTGACAAAGTAGTTGTGGTTGGTCATCATGCACCATCTACACTTAGTGTAAAACCTCAGTATGCTGATCAACATTTGATTAATGGTGCCTATTGTTCTGATCTTAGTGAATTGATTCTTGACAATCCACAAATTAAACTTTGGACTCATGGTCATACTCATGCACCGTTTGATTATATGATTGGAGGGACTAGGGTTGTCTGTAATCCTCGAGGATACTGGCAATATGAAGTATTTGAACTGGGATATACATATCAATTATTGGAGGTATAGAAATGAGAGTGATTAATAATGATTTTATTGAAACTATGAAACCCTGTAGAAAGAAACCGATTGTAGTTCATGCAGTACAAATGAGTGAAGATTTTGTTGTAAATACTCTAGAGGGTTTAATGAAAGGTTCTGCGGGTGATTATTTGATTAAAGGTGTGAGGGGTGAATTTTATTCATGTGAGAAAAGTATTTTTGAAGAAACCTATGCATGGATTGGAGAAGAAAATTTTTAATGAAAAAGTTATTGAATGGGTCAGTACTATATTTTTGATTTTGGGTGTAATATTGACAAGTTATAATATTTTTCCTGCCAATATCTGGGTTGCTTTTTTAGGTAATACTGGTTGGATAATTATTGGTATAATATGGAAAAAGGCTAGTCTTGTTATTGTAAGTATCTTTTTAGGTGTGATATACTTATCGGGGTTGTTTAATTATTATGTATTATGAATGCAAAAATATATAAACTTAAAGAAAAACCATATACCTTTAAGTTATCTCTTTTTACAGATAAAGAAATAGAATTAACTTTAAAAGCAGTTAATATGTTTTCATCTATTAAGGGTAAAGTAACGAAACGAAGTCTACCTTTTGTAGAACCTTTACATGTTATTAATTGTCTCAATATGGCGAGAATAAATTTTGCTTTCTTCTCTGTTGAAGAACAAGATATGTGCAAAAAAATTTTAGAAACTGTAGAGCGGACATGAATATATTTTATTTAAGTAAAGATCATGAAGAATGTGCTAGAATGCATCTAGATAAACATGTAGTGAAGATGATTTTAGAATATGCACAACTGCTATCTACTGCTCATCGTGTTTTAGATGGGCAACAAATAATTGAAGAAAGAAATAATAGAAAAGTCAAGATATGGAAATTAGAAGATCAGCTATTAGATTCTTCTTTATACAAAGCTACACATATTAATCATCCATCTGCTATATGGGTAAGGCAATCAGTGAACAATTATAATTGGTTAATAGATTTGTTGTGTGCAGTATGTAAAGAATATACTTTTCGCTATGAAAAGATTCATAAAGTAGAGAGATCTGGATTATTGAATACTCTTACAATTAATATTCCGAGAAATATTTCTGATAAAGAATTTATTGAGCCTCCACCTGCGATGCCTGATAAATATAAAGTATATGGTAATTCTATTGCATCATATAGAAATTATTATATAGGTGCCAAGAATGGGTTTGCGAAATGGAAGAATCGTTCAAAGCCTATTTGGTTTAATCAACTAACTACAATATAATTATGCCACTTTACGATTACAGATGCAGTACATGTGATAATTCTTTTACACGTATTAGTAATATTTCTACTCGGGATGATCCTGAGAATGAATCTTGTGAGAAATGTGAACAAAAGACAATCAAGAGACAGATTGGAGCTCCTGCTTTAGGCGATTCAGTTCGTTTAGGGTTAAGAACTCATGATGATGGATTTAGGGAGGTATTATCAAAAATAGCTGAAAAAGTTCCAAAGAGTAATATGCGAGATAAACTATCACGATGATTTCTCTTTCCACCCTTTGCAGTTAAACAACATAAGGATAGGCTGATTCAGCCTATCCTTTTTTACTTTCGAGGGCTGTAATGACAAAAAGAGCAGAGAAACTAGAAAAAAAACCAAGATTAACATTAGCTCACAATAGATTAACAGTAACAATTGATAGTTTAAAAATTATCAATCCTCTTACTACAAATCAAAAGAAATTTTTTGAGTATTATAAAAATCAAGAAAAAGCTATAATGTTACATGGAGTAGCGGGAACAGGAAAAACATATATAGCGTTATATAAAGCCCTTGAAGAAGTACTAGATAAAGGTAACTCATTTAAAAAAGTAATTATTGTTAGATCTGCAGTACAGGCGAGAGAGATAGGTCATTTACCCGGTGATGAATCAGAAAAAGTTGAGGTATACAAAAGACCATATATAGATATATGTACTGATTTATTCAATCGCAAAGATGCATTCCAACGATTACAAGAACAAAATATAGCAGAATTTATTATTACTTCTTTTATTAGAGGAGTTACATTAGATAATAGTATTATTATTGTTGATGAAGCACAAAATCTAAACGATTCTGAATTTAATACAATCATGACTCGTGTAGGTAAAAATTCTAAAATAATTTTTTGTGGAGACTTTAGACAGACAGATCTTTGTAAGAAAAGTGATCTTTCAGGTTTGAAGAAATTCTTAGCTATAGCTAAATTAATATCTTCATTTAAGATGATAGAGTTTTCTGTTGATGAAATAGTTAGATCTGATTTAGTGAAAGAATATATATTAGCTAGATTACAATATGAGGAAAAACAAACTTAATTATGCAACATTTTAATCATGTAAATAACTTGAATCTGCCGTTATTGAATCAAATTAATACGGATACAGGTAGATTTTATGAAACGATAGAGGGAGAAAAATTTCCCTCTATCACTACAGTATTAAGTCTTTATAATCAAAAGTACATCACTGAATGGAAGTCTAGAGTGGGTGAAGAATATGCTAATAAGATAGCATCACAGGCAGCTAAAAGAGGAACTATATTACATGAAAATGTAGAACATTATTTAAGTAATCGCACTGTACCATTTGTATCATTTAGACAACAAGAATTATTTAACAGTATACAGCCATTGTTAGATGATATAAATAATATACATTGTTTAGAGCAACGTTTATTTTCTAGACATTTAAAAGTTGCGGGTACTGTTGACTGTATTGCAGAACATGAGAATAGATTAAGTGTAATCGATTTTAAAACATCGTCAAAAACTAAAGAAAAATCTAATATAGAAAACTATTTCATGCAATGTTCTGCATATGCTATTATGTATGAAGAAATGACTGGAATACCTATACAGAAAATTGTTATCATTATAGCGGTTGAAGATGATATTCCACAGATCTTTATTGAGAAACGTGATAATTTTGTAAAAAGTTTATTATATTATCGAAATCTTTATAGAGAAGAGAAAAATGTTTGAATGGTTTTTGTTAAATAACATATCCTATTTAGTTCATATATTGTTTATAATAGGATTAGTTGGATCTATAATAATTAAATTTGTAAAAAGATTTTCTTATATTGCAAAATTTGCAGCACCATTATTTTACATTTTATTTCTTGCTGGAGTATATCTAGAGGGAAATTTAAATGGTACTTCCAATTATCTTAAAGCAGTAGCCGCTTTCAACGAAAAGATAAAGGAAGCAGAGGGAAAATCAAAGGAAGTTAATGAAAGAATAAAAACAGTATATGTTGATAGAGTACAAATTATTAAAGAAAAAGGTAAAGATAATGTTAAATATATTGAGAAGGTTGTTACTAAATATGATAACATGTGTACTTTGTCTAATGCTGCTATCGGGGTGCATAACAGCGCCAGTCAAAATGAAGTGGCCCGAAGTACCACAGGAACTGATGAAGGTGCCTCCGATGTTAAAATCAGTGAACTCCTCAAAACAATCAACGACAACTACTCCATCTATTACCAAACCAGAGAACAAGTAATTGCTTGGCAAACCTGGTATAACGAACAAAAGAAAATTTTTGAAAGTGTGAAATAATGGATATATTTTTCATTCAACTTTTTTTTATATGTTTAATGGAAGATAAAAAATCTTGTAATTTTTATATGTCTAAGATAAAAACAAACCAGGAAATAGAATGTGTAATTCAATTGAAGGAAAATCACAAAATGTTGGAAAGTATGGGGGCTAAATTTATAAAAGGAACTTGTATTGGACCCATTGAAATGGCAGAAATATGATTTTTAATAACTTTGTATTTGCGAGGATCGTAACATGAGATATAAAATTCTATTATTATTAAGTTTTATTTTTCTTAGTGGATGTTCAGTAGTTCAACCAATTGTAGATAGATTTACTATTGCACCATTTGATGCAAATGAATACGCATTAGTAAATAGTTTAAGAACAACCGCTATTCAAGCAAAACCAAATTGTAATACGGAAAAAGATCCATTAATGATCATCTATAATTATGTGGATTCTCTCTATAATACCTCATTACTTTTAAAAAATTATAGCCAACATATTCCTAAAAATGATCAAACTATAAAACCTGTAAATTTAGTATTTAAAATGTCAACAGATTTGAGAGATAGATATTTAAAGGAACAAAAAGTTAGTAAAACTTATTGTGAATTAAAAATTCAATCAATCATTGATGCATCTGAATCAATTCAAAAAGCAATAGGGAAGAGACCACGACCATGACTATACAACAATTAGCAGAACAAGCAGCACAAATAGTTAAAGAATACGAAGCAGGTAATATTTCTGCAGATGAATATAAAGAATTAGTTGCTAATATGAAATTATTAGAAACTATTAATGAACAAACTTCAGATCTTGAAGATAATATTCACTATAGAAATGTTATTCTAACTGCAATAAATATTGCAACTGCTTTAGCATAAGGTACAATCATGGCTGAATTTACATTTGAATTTACAAAACAAAAATTAGCACAATGTATTCCAGGTAATCCATATGTACAAAATTGGTTTGATGCTCTCAATCAATTGTTACCGGAATATGAAATTAATACTCCACATAGAGTAGCAGCTTTTGTTGCTCAATGTGCTCATGAAAGTGCTAATTTTAAATTTCTTAAAGAAAATCTTAATTATAGAGCAGAAACATTAACAAGACTTTGGCCTCGTTTATTTCCACCGGATGTTGCAAGAGATTATGCATCAAGACCCAATAAACAAGAAGCTATAGCAAATCGTGCATATGCTGATAGAATGGGTAATGGAGATGAAGCAAGTGGAGATGGTTATCGTTTTTGTGGGCGGGGATTGATTCAATTAACTGGCAAAAGCAATTACTCATGGTTTGCTGCCTCTTTAGGAATTTCTGTTGAAGAGGCAGCAGAATATTTACAAACATTTGAGGGTGCTGCACAATCCGCTTGCTGGTTCTGGGAAACAAATAATCTAAATCAATGGGCAGATGCAGGTGATATTCTTACTCTAACAAAACGAATTAATGGTGGAACTATTGGTTTAGATGATAGAATTAAACATTATAAACATGCTTTACATGTCTTTGATTCAAATGCTGAACATACAAGTACAGCAACAGAAACTGTTCTTGAAACTGTACAATTAGGTTCTTCTGGTCCAACAGTTCAAAAATTACAACAAGCATTGGGCATTGATGCAGATGGTAGTTTTGGACGTGGTACACAGAAAGCGTTAATTAACTGGCAACTTGCAAATGGATTAACTGCGGATGGTATTGCGGGACCCGTTACATTACAAAAATTATTCGCTAAAACTGATACATAAAAGGATAGTATCGTGAATAATATAAACCAGAGTAATGATGATGATCGTGCAGACGTAGAAGTCTCAAGCCCATGGTTTAAAATGAAACTTGAAGATATAGATTGGAAAACAATCATTGTTGTTGCTATGATTTTATCAACTATTGTTTATTTAGTAAAAGGTTAATATGATAAAATTAATAATAATTTATGCTTTGGTATCACTGTTGCTATCAGGCTGTGAAGAAAGATATAGATATCCTTGTCAAGACCCCAATAATTGGGAAACTAAAGAATGTAAAAAACCATTTTGCAGTGGAAATGGAACTTGTCCAGAAGATATTTCTCATTATTTAAAGGATACGGATAAGGAAAAACAAAAACAGCAGCTCCAACAACAGCAACAGCAACCTCAAAAAAATGTTAAAGGAGGGTGTAAATGATTAAAACTTTATTAGGTGAAAAATATACAACTGAAGAACTAAATGCTCGTTTAAAATTCTTTATTGGTATCATATTGGGTCTCACACTTTTTGGTATTGTATTCGTTGTTTTATATAGTTTAATCTTTGTTACACAACCAATGAATGGAATGAGTCCCGTAGATAATAAATTTTTTGAATTAATTATTCCAATTGCAACATTCTTAACTGGTACCCTGTCAGGTATTATGTTAGCGGGTGATGATAAAGATTTAAGAGCAAAGGCAATGGATGCAGCAACAAAACCACCACCATCAGCACCCACTCCTGCTCCTATTAAACCTTCAATACCAATGGCACCTATCAGTCCAATTGGAGTAAGTACACCATCTAATCCTCTTTCAACACCTGCAACTGCTGCTGCAACTGCTGCAGTTGTTGCTGCAGCACCAATAGTTGCTTCCGTTATGGATTCTACTTCACAGAGTGCTCCTGTGTTAACAGGGTTTGGTGGAAAACCAGCACCCGTTCAACCTCCACAACCAGAAATATAGGAGAAAGTTATTATGCATAGAATTATTTCTTTATTAGTTATTGCTTTATTATCATTTAATGTATATGGAGGTGAAGATAAAACTCCAAAAAAGCCTGAGACTAAAAAAGTATGTGTCGATGAAAGACAAAAAAATGGACAAGTAAAACAAGTTTGTAAAACAATAAAAACACATAAAAAACTTGAAGGAACTGCTATTCCAGGTAAAAAATAAAGTTTATTAATTCATTGACAATTTATAACAGATTTATTATAATAAATAAAAAGCTAGGTTCAGTACTGTGGGAAGTGCAGATCGACAAGACTAGGACAAGGTTCGAATCCAAAATCTAGCTTATTGCTGTATGAAGCAAAGAGAAAAGTGTTTTGGACGCGGGTTCGATTCCCGCCCGGTCCACCAGAAAGAATTCTTCACCCTGTATAGAGACAGACAAGTGCTATAGACTATACTAAAGAGTTCTTTCTAATGGGCCGGACCTGGTTTCGACAGGGCAAAGAGTATTGGAGTGGACAGCACGATAGGCGACTGCCGTAAGCAGAGCAAAATTAATAGAAGCAAACGATGCATTCTATACTGAAGAATACGCTCTAGCAGCTTAATTCTTCTGGGTTTTGCTAGTTGAACCTGGAAACAGAATCAACTAGCATTTTATTAAGGAATAAATATTATGAGAATAGGTTTCACCTGTGGCACTTTTGACCTTTTTCACTCGGGTCATGTAACTATGTTACGTGAGGCAAAGATGGTATGTGATCATCTAATTGTTGGAATACAAACAGATCCAACAATAGATAGACCTGATAAGAATTCACCCGTTCAATCTATTATTGAACGTCAAATTCAAGTCAGCTCATGTAAATATGTAGATGAGATTATAGTTTATACAACAGAAAATGAACTTTTTACTATCTTGAAAACTTTACCTATTGATGTAAGAATTGTTGGTGAGGAATATAGAGATAAAGATTTTACAGGAAAAGATTTAATTACTGTTCACTATAACAAAAGAGCTCACTCATATAGTTCAACCGATTTAAGAACCCGAGTGTATTGTAAAGAAAAGGAAAAACGCGATAAAAGCGTTATTAAAATGGAAAATTAATATGCCAAGTGTATATTTAACAGCTAAATTGGCTGCTGCTGCAGGTGGTCTTCTAGGTGGATTAACCATGATGACTTTTATTAAACCTAAAACAATTCTTGATGCAACTATACGTGGTGGAATTTCAACTGGTTCAGGTATTATCTTTTCAACCCCCTTACTACAGATAATGGAACTATCTATTGATTGGGAATACCAATTATTCTTTGGATTTATTATCGGGTTCTTATCTTGGAGTATTCTTTCTCTAGTAGCTAATGTTTTTATTAAAGCAGAAAAAAATAATGAAGATATTATAGAATTGGCTAAAAAAGTTAAAAAATAATTTTTTGTTATGTGTTTGTCTATTTGATAAAGGAATAGTCTATGTATAAATTTACTAGATTTTTACTAATATTCTTCTTCAGTGTTATATTTGTGATTTCGTTTGATAATTATATTGATTATAAGTTTAAAGTTCTTACATCTAAATCTCAAGAAACTGGTATCACTATGAAAGAACGTGAGCGGCAATTACTTTGTTTGACAAAGAATATCTATTATGAGGCGGGGAATGAATCTTTTGAAGGAAAAGTTGCAGTTGCTCAAGTTACATTAAATAGAGCAGAATCAGAAAATTTCCCTAATGATATTTGTAAAGTAGTTTATCAAAAAAATTCTGTTCTATGTCAATTTTCATGGTGGTGTGAAACTAATACTAAAATTAGACCTATTCATGCAGGAACTTATAAAGAATCCGAAGCTGTAGCTAAAAAAGTATTACTTGAAGGATTTCGTCTAGAAAGTCTCAATGAGGCATTATTCTATCATGCCGATTATGTCAATCCAAAATGGAAGAAACAAAGAATTACTAAAATCGGTAGACATATCTTTTATAAAGGATAAACGCATGAATTATTATGTTCTTTGCAATGCAAAGAAATATCTTGATGAGTATGTTAACACTAAACTAAAACCTAATACAGCAGAAACAATTAGTTGGTTTGGTCTACTTCTTCTTATAACAGCACCAATTCCTTCCTTTCTAGCAGTAATCAATGGATTAACCGACAAATTACCATCTATTGATATTGTACTTATAATTTGGTTCACTTTATTATTATTCTTTTTGCGTTCAATCATATTGAAAGATTTTGTAAGTATTGTTACAATAGGGTTAGGATTTATGATTAATGCTACTATAATGGCTTTTATTTTATTCAATTAAAAAAATATGGATACTATCAATTTAGAAGAAAAATTTAAAACTCCAAACGATTTCTCTTTACATATAGAAGAAAAAGTTAATAAAGGTGAGCTCTCTTATATGGAAGCAATAATTGAATATTGCGAAGATGCTGATTTTGATATAGAATCAGTAAAACCTTTGATCAATACATCTTTACGGGAGAAGATAAGAAATGAAGCAATTGAGAAGAATCTATTACGTAAAATGGGTAGATTAGCTTTATGACAACAATGGAACCTTTTCAAGCATGGAAATGTTACCTAGCACTTAAATTACACTTTACAACAGTAGATTATGATATCGTAAAAAATAAAGGTAGAGTTAAAGCAACTAAAGATTCTTTTGAAAAACGTAAAGATACATATATTTTTAAAAAGTTAACTAAATTATATAAAGATGAAGAAATTATCAATTTCCTTGTTTCTAATTTTATATCTGGAGATCGTTGGGGTGGAGTATTTGATTCCCAATCTAAAGAACGATATATATTTTGGAAAACCAAAATAGATTCTCTTTCATATATCTTTAAAAAAGATATAGAGCATATTATTGAAGGATTAAATCTAAATACATTTGATGAAAGTAAAATTTTTCAAGTTACTTGTTTAGAACATCCATATATAATTAGAGAATATATGGCAAATAATGTTACATTAGAAACTTTAGTCATATTAGATAAAATATTTAATTTTTGTGAAAAATTTGATAAAGATATTAAAGAAAAGATTATTTGGTCAGATATCTCAATATTGATTAGAAAGTATAAACCATTTTTAAAAATAAATAGAGAAAAATACAATGGAATCATTAGAGGATACTACTGATCTACTTACAGAGAAGATTGTTGTAATAGAAAAAAATATTGAATCTGCAGGTAGAAATATTATAGAATTACAAGATACACTCTTATCTTTATCTGCTGAATTAAAAGAAACACAAAAATTTCTTATTAAATTAGCACAAAACCAAGCAATAATTTCTACACAGGTAGCACAATGGCCTTATGTTGCAGTTCCTACACAAAAGAAACAACCTAAAAACAGAAAAAATGATCAATCAGAGTAAAGGAGGATATATTTTATAATGAGTCATACTAAATCATATGCACAAGATTGGGATAAAGAAAAGAAGATTAAAAATCCCAAAAAGAGCAAGCGTTTTATTGACAAATATAGAAAAGCCATTTATAATGGTGATTCAAATGCTTTTGATGAATATCTAGAGCATGAAGTTGTACAAAATAAAACAAAACTACGTTAATACAGCGTTATACATCTAAATACGATTTTAAATAAGGAGAATATTATGGCTTTTACATCTCTATCTGAACTTAAGAAGGCTCGTGGTGGTTTTGAAAATCTAATGAAGGAAGTAGAAAAGATCTCAAAACCAGAAGGTGGTAAATCAGAAGATAATCGCTTTTGGCAACCTGTAGTAGATAAAGTGGGTAATGGTTATGCAGTAATTCGTTTTCTTCCTCCCTCTAAAGGTGAAGATATCCCCTGGGTTCGTATCTGGTCTCATGGATTTCAAGGTCCTACAGGCAAATGGTATATCGAAAATTCTCTAACTACTCTTGGAAAAAATGATCCTGTTAGCGAATATAATACCGAACTTTGGAACTCAGGTAAAGAATCTGATAAAGAAATTGCACGTAAACAAAAACGCAAACTAACATATATTGCTAATATTCTAATCGTTAAAGATCCAGCAAATCCCGATAATGAAGGACAAGTTAAACTCTTCAAATTCGGTAAAAAGATCTTTGATAAGATTAAAGATATTACAGATCCACAATTTGAAGATGAAGATCCTATTAATCCTTTCGATTTTTGGAAGGGGGCTAACTTTAAACTAAAGATTCGTAAAGTTGAAGGTTATCGTAATTATGATAAATCAGAATTCGATTCTTCATCCGAAATTGCTGATTCAGATGAAGAAATTTCAAATATTTGGGAAAAACAATATTCTTTACAAGAGTTTTTAGAAGATAAGAATTTTAAATCATATGATGAGTTAAAGAAGAAACTTAATATGGTATTGGCAGGTGGTGCAATTCCAGCGAAAAGTGCTGCTGAAGAGGATCTTGATGATATGGTCACAGAAACTGTATCTAAACCTCAAGTAGCTAAAAAACAAGTTAAACGTGAAGAAATCGATATCGATGATGATGAAGATTCAATGAGTTATTTCGCTAAACTAGCAAACGAGGAATAATAAGGAACAAAAATGTTATTAAAGAAGTATTGTTCTTTACTACTTTTAACTCTTTTTTCTTTTAATATATTTGCAGCTGAAAAAATTAAAGATATTCCCGTAACAGTTGCAGAAGGAAGAGAAGAGGCGAAAAAAGGAGAACAGAAAAAGAAACAAGAACTAAAAGATTCTAAAAAGTATGTAAAGAAGTAAAAGAAAAGGGGACTAAGTCCCCTTTTCTAATATGATGAGATTTTATCTATATATTTTGAAAATGATGACTCTGTTCTAACTTGTGCTTTTATAGGAATAATACTTTGTGTATTATTGGTCATATTGTTATTATTAATAATTGGTTGTACTGTTGTAGATGATTGTAATGATCTTAATAGATCAGTATTATCTATTGAGGCATTATTTAGTTCAGTACTTAAACTAGGTATATCTACTCCAGGTTTACCCGCATAAAATCTTTCGGTTGCATTGTTAGTCATTTCATATATAGATTTTTCTATATTTGTTTGTGGTTGTATTTGATCTTGAGCTGCAGCCGCAAAAGGTAATATTGTAGCACCAGCTGCAGTTCCTCCAGCAATTACAGGTGAGAGTATTCTTTTTGGAAATGAAAAAATATCCGCAGATTTTGGTATTATTTTTTCACTACCTGCTTTGGGTACAAGATTCGTTAAAGAAGTAATTCCTTTTTTTATCATCTCTTTACCAAAAGTACCAGCTGCAAGAACTCCTCTACCCATTGCTCCTACTGTTCCTAAACCTGGTAATATAAGAGAACCATATTTTATTGTATTTAGAACATTTCTTTCTCTTTCTGTAATTTCTCTAATTGGTTGATTGGGTTTTCTTTGTCGTGGTTTGGCAGAAAAATATGGCTTATCTTCTATTTCTGGAACTTCAGGAGTAGTAACTTTTGGTGTTATAGTTTCAGGATAAGGTCCTATTTCTGGAACTTGTGGAGTAGTAACTTCAGGAGTAGTAACTTTTGGTGTTATAGTTTCAGGATAAAGTCCTATTTCTGGAACTTGTTGAGTAGTAACTTCAGGAGTAGTAACTTTTGGTGTTATAGTTTCAGGATAAGGTCCTATTTCTGGAACTTGTGGTGTAGTAACTTTTGGTGTTATAGTTTCAGGATAAGGTCCTATTTCTGGAACTTGTGGAGTAGTAACTTCTGGTAAAACTCCTGGTAAAACTCCTGGTAAAACTCCTGGTAAAACTCCTGGTAAAACTCCTGGTAAAACTCCTGGTAAAACTCCTGGTAAAACTCCTGGAATTGTATTAGGAATTCTTTGTTGTTGTCTTTGTTGTTGTCTTTGTTGTTGTCTTTGTTGTTGTCTTTGTTGTTGTCTGCGAGAACCACGAGGAGTTCTTCTAAAGTCAAAATCGTTACACGAGCAATAATCCTTAATACAACAATCTTTGAGTAAATCTTCTATTCTATATAAATAATCTTCGATATTTTTAAAGCTCTTATTAGTTTTTTGTTGTAAATAAAAAGAATCGGAAGAAACACGTAACAAAGAGTTTAAAGAAGTTTCTAAAGGTGAAAACATAAGTTTTCTACCTTCTTCTATTTTTGTTTCAGAATCTTTCTTTTGTTTATCTTGCAAAGCACCAGATTTGAAAGAAACTTTTCCTGTTAATGCATCTAAAACACCTAATCCAATTTCTTTCATCACACCAACAATTTTATTAGAAGTTCCAAATGTAGGTTCATTAGAAGCAACTTTAATATTTGTTTTTGGCAATAATGTAGCGCCAATTTTATCGGTATTAAAACTTTTAGCGGAATCATCAAAGAGAGGTTCTAATGTACCTTTTCCTTTAGGTAAACCATAATTAGGTTTTAAAAGTGCGGGAATTTCTTTTTTCATTTCTTAATCTTTTGAAATATAAAAATCTGATACATTATACTTCCTTATTTAGTGGATTTTAACTTTTCATTTTCCTCACGTATATATGCAATAAGCAATGCAACATAGATATCACGTTCCCACGGTATCATATTATCTAATTCTTTTAAACTATACTTATGATGTTGCATCAATCCAAAATTTGTTTTATAGTATTCCTCTAGCGTGTGGTTCGCTAGAGTTAGACGAAAAAATTTTGCAAACCCTCCAAAACAGTATAGTTGTGTGTATTACATTTAGAACAAACAACATCTATTTCTTGTTTCAATTTTGGCATAGTTTCAAAAAATTCTTCAACTTTTTCAAATTGCTCTTTAGTCATACTATATATAAATTCTTCTAATTCCTTTTTATTATCATGTGTAATTTCATAATAATCTTCTTTGGTGTAAATAGATTTTACACATGATATAATTAGATCAAAAATTTTACTCTGATCATTTGTTATGAATATATTCATAGTATCATCAAATTTAGGATAACGCATCTCTAAACCTATATCAGAGGTAATTGAGATTTTAGTGGTATGATTCTTATCTTTTACTATATTCAATTTCGTAATATCCATCGCATAATCAATTTTATTACCACAGTCGCAATTGATAATTAATTCCACTATCTCACCTAAAGATTTAGCTCGTATATTAAGAAATAAGTATTCTAAATCTACACTCGGCAATTCAGAAATTTTTAACTTATTAAATGTACATACATCTACTATCTCACTTATAATTCTTATGGAATCTGAATCCTCAGAGTCTTTTAAAATAAGTAAAGTTTTATGCTCCTTGACTAAAAATGGTCTATATAATACTTTTTTACTCGTTGAAGGTAATGTTAATTCAAATGTTGGAACATCCAATTTCGGTAATGACATAATATCTCCATATTAATAAGTTTTTTATTTTGATTTAGCTACTCCAGTTACAGCACCAGCGGGAGTTTCAGCAAATGTTCTGTTGGTGGGTTGGTTAAATTCCATTGGTTGATCTTGTTCTACTTTAAAACTTGCTAGACTTTGTCTAGGACCTAAAATTGACGGTGTTTCACCATAAGTATTATTGATATAACTTGAATTCCAATATCTATAAGCAAATGTTACTGTAAGCCTATGGAATCCCTGCAGTGAATTGTTTATCTCTTGTTGTGCAATTGCTACAGGAAAAGCATCTATTAGAGTCATTTTATAAACACCAACTTCCTGTTCATCCAATTGAATTAGTTCAATAGGTTTAGCATAATCATTAAAATAACCAACTTCAAAAGAGCCCGGCTTTATTACAGATGATAACCATATCTCAAATAATGCACGAATATTCATATCTCTATCAACAAAAAATGTTAAAGGTATATTACCACCATATTCTACACTTGTTCCTCGTTGATATATAGGTCCTTGAATTTTAGTTTGTCTTGTACTAACAGCAATAGGTGCTAATGCTGTACTCTCACAAAATAAAGATGAAAGTTTGATAATATCATCCCATCCAGGTATATTTAAAGATGGTAAAATTACCTCAAATCTATTAGAACGAGATAAACCTCTAGTACGTATTTCTGATCTGAAATTATCTATCGTGAAATTAGCCATTTAAACTTTACCTAAAGAATCTTTCCAAACTTTATTCTTAGATGCTTTCATGAAACTTTCTGTTGGTAATAAAGCAGCATGCATCCAACTTTCATAGGGAATCTCTAAAAATCTACTCTTTACATGCGAACTCAAGTACTTTTTTATACAAGGTGCAAAATATTTATTCATCTCATTTGAATTTAAAACTCCAAATGTATAAGCCAATTTTTTCTTCTCTAGATCTGTGGACATCTCAATATTCGTCAATACTCCCATCAATTTAAACCGTATTACTGGTGGAAGATAATGTAAATTATATCCAATAAAACCCTGGGAAGTTTTTCTATATGGATATACTAATGGAACAGTATCATAATAGGGTAAAGAATCTTTGAATTTAGGATCATAAAAGTAAAGATATAATCTTCCGGGTCGTAAAGTTTTTGTTAAATAATCTTCCTGGCGCATTAAACTTTGTATAGATAGAGATCTTGCTGCTGAAAGATTATTTATCTGAGTTCTAAACCATTTAATTGAATTATCAACTTGTTCTGGCTTAATTCTTAAATCATCAAATGGATTTTTTTCCATTATACGTTTAATTCCTTTTCTGTTAGAACTAAAAATTTATACCCTCGTTTATGACAAAAATCTTCAGCTGCTTTCCATTTCGCTTGATTTATACCATAAGTATAAACCTCTTCAATAAATTTTTTTGTTATTCTTTGTGGTTTCTTTGGTTCTTCTGTAAATTTTTTAGGCTTAACTTCAATTAGATATTTTTTTATATTACCTTGTTTATCTTCTATCTTAATATAGAAATCTACAAAATATCTATGAACTTTATTATCAACAGGAGATATATATGGTATTACAGCTATTTCTGAACCCCATTCTCTAACTGCTTTGGTATTATCACACCAATTCATTAATTTAAGTTCCCACGAGCTTCTATAAATAATATTGGTTATATCACCACGATATTTCTGTGGATTTTTAATCTTATATTTACCTCTATATGTTTCTTTTGTATACATTTACAATATAAATATTTAATCATCAATCATTATTTATTACTCTTATGGCAATACTAGACAAATATAAAACCTCCGATTACTTAGGCAAATATGCTGATATAGAAAATAGAAATCCAACAGAGATTTCTACTGGTTCTAAAGGGGTTTATAATATAGATCAATATGTATATCCAGAAGATCTTTCTACAAAACCAGATCTACAACATTATGTCGCTTTTTATATTAATGTAAGAGAAAAAACAAAATTTGCACCTGAGCAAAAAGTAGATGTTGATGTTAATGCCGGTAAAAATATTGTCGATCCTACAGATCAAACACAAGCCGCTGCCATAGGAGGAGGATTGTCTGTCGGATTAGCTGCAGCATCAGCAACAAGTAGAGCATTAGGGGGAGTTGATGTAGCCAAAATAGCATCTGCATTAAAAAATGCAGGTTCTATTAGAAGTAGAGCAGGAATTTTAGCAGCAGCAGGATTACCCGCTCTTGTGGGTGGAGCAGCTGGTGCAGCAACATATTATGCTATTAATAAAATTACAAATATGGGAACAATTGTCAAGATTGACACTCCAAGAAGAATACAAGATGCTATTCTTTTACATGTAGAAAAGCCACCATCTGTTAAGTATTCTATGAAATATACTGATTTAGATTTAGGTATATTGGCTGGATTAGCAGGTGGTTCTTCAGCAATTGAAACACAATTTAGTACTAGAGCAACAGAGGCGGGTATAGGAGCAGGTCTTGCTCTAGCTAGTTTACCTAAAGCTGCCATTGCAGCTAAAATTTTAGGACAAGCTAGTCCTATGCAATTAATTGGTTCAGCCGCAAAAATAGCAACTAATCCATTCACTGCAGTTACTTTTGAAACAATTAATCAAAGAACTTTTAATTTTTCTTATACATTTTTGCCTAGATCTGAAAAAGAAGTTACTCAAGTAAAGAATATAATAGATTTATTTAAATTCCATATGCATCCAGAATTATCTTCGGGTTCAATGTTTTACATTTATCCTTCAGAATTTGATATAGTATATTACTATAAAGGTAAAGAAAATGAATTTGTAAATAAGATCTCTACATGTGCTCTTACTGATATGGATGTTAAATATGGAGGAGAATATTTTTCAACGTTTGTTAATGGTGCACCCGCAGAAATTTCTATGACTTTATCATTCAAGGAATTAGAACTATTGACCAAAGAACGTATCGTGAAGGGATATTAATATGGCGTATTTTAACAGATTTCCTTTAACTCCATATTTTTCAAATAATAATATAGATTATTCTATTGTAACTGATATTACAAGAAGATTAGCAGTTAGAGATGAGATAAAACAATTATATACAGTTTATGATGAATATGATGTCTCTGATGATGAAACACCAGAAATTGTTTCATTTAATTTATATGGAACTACATAATATCATTGGATAATTTTATTACTTAACGATATTATAGATCCTCGTTATGATTGGGTCTTGTCGGAATCTAATTTACGAAAATATGTAGAGGCTAAATATGGTTCTGATGATGCTAATGTCTTTGCTACTCATCATTATAAAATATCAAATGATGATGATACTATAGTGGATCCTACACAGGTAACGAATGTTCCTGTACCCTCAAGTAATTTAAAATTTAGTTCTGATGTAAGCACTTTATTTACCTTTGCTGCTAATGGAAGATCTACAATATTTTTATCAGAACCCGAAAAATCTTTTGTAAACTATTTAAGAACAGAAACAACATCTCCTCTTCCATATCCATTATATCGAGGAGATATTACTCCACATTCTGTAGCTTCACAAATTAGCTCAGCGGATTCACTTGATATGCTCAGGTTTGAAGTTGGATCCACCAGTTTATTAGTTGAAAAGCCCGATCATATTACTTATTATATCATTAAAGATTTGGTTGAAACAGGTAATGCAACTTTAATTAACAATTACTTAATAGAATCAGCAACCCCCGTTAATAATTTATATGCTTCTTATTCCTATGTCTCAGATAGTAATTTATATTATTTTCCAAAAATCGGCACACTTTCAAGTAATTCTTTAAGCCAAGCTATATTATCTGTTTCCGCCAGCTCCAATGTTACAGGATTATATGGGTTTTTACGTGAGTATGTACAAACATATTATTTAAAGGGTGATATAACAGGTTCAACATATTTAAGTGGAAATGTTAATATCGCAAATACTGATGCTAATATTTCGTATCTTTCATTCACAAATAATATGACAGATTCTCATATACATTGGGGAAATTTACAAGCATTACTTACAGATATTAGTACAAATTCAACTATTAGTGGATTTGTATCTCCTATATATGAACAAGGAGAAACTACTCCTTATGCTAATGCTGTAGAGGTTACAAATATGGATTATGAGATAGAACAAAATGAAAAGAAGCGTAGAATTAAAGTATTGAGAAAAGAATATTTACCTTCATTTATAGCAGAGTTTGAGAAAAAAATAAATGGCTGAATTTAACTCTTTAGATTATGCTGGACAGGTTGAGATAGAGGAACTGAGATTAGTTTCTGTTTCCTCTTTAGTTGTTGATCTAGAATCTTATTTAGTTGAAATTAGTATCTATGAAGATATATTCAGTAATTTTCTTCATGGACAAATCTTATTATCAGATTCTTTTAATTTAATATCTAAAGCGCCGTTGATAGGAGAAGAATATTTAATTGTAAAATTTAGAACTCCTTCATTAGATATGGCGATTAGTAAAACATTTAAAGTATATTCTATAACTGATAGAAAAACTGTTAGAGATAATAATACACAATTATATGTATTGCATTTTTGTTCATTAGAAGCTATTGTTGATATTGCAAACCCTCTATATAAGCCCTTTGAAGGTAAAATAACAGATGTTATCGAAAATATTTTTAAGGAGTTTTTAGAATTACCAAGAACATATACATTTACAAATAATTCTCTACAGCCTTCAGCTGAAGGAACTCCATTAAACATATTAAATAATGTATCAAACAAAGTAAAATTTATTAGCCCTGGATGGACTTCAGCTAAATGTATAAATTGGTTAGCGTCTAAAGCAATACCCGAAAAAGGTAAAGCATGCGATTATCTTTTTTGGGAATCTACTCAAGCATTCTATTTTGGAAATATAGAAAAGATTTATTCTGATACCATCGAATCAGGACTAAATAAAGGTGTATATATCTATTATCCTCCCAATGTTGGACCTAGAAATAATGTAATCGATAATTTTTTTGCAGTAGAAGAATTTGAAGTAATAAAAACTGTAGATAATTTGAAAAATTATGATAATGGATATCTAGCAAATCGTCTCTATACATTAGACATTTATAATAAAAAATATGAAGTAACGGATTTTGATTATGTAAATCATTTCTATGACTATGACCATACGAATAGATTGGGGCAACATGTACCATTATTTACATTTGATACAATAAGAAATCCAGCAACATATAATAGGTTTTATCCTGTAAATAAAAAAATGTATACAGGTATGAGTGAGAATGTTGATGAAAGAATTAAAGATATACATGGAAATAGAACATCTAGATTGCATGAACTTAATAATTTTATCATTCAACTTACAGTACCGGGAAGAACAGATCTAGAAGCAGGATCAATGATTACATTCATTTATCCTGATGTTGTTGATCATTCTTCATCTAGTGACGAGTATATTGATAAACGTTATTCAGGTAATTATATAATTACAGCAATTAACCATAAAATAAATTTAAAATCACATAAGATGATTATGGAACTTTCTAAAGATTCACTGGAAATAGAAAATGCTGATCAACAATAAATTTAATTGGTGGATAGGTGTAGTAGAAGATCGAGATGATCCTGAAAAATTAGGTAGAGTTCGTGTACGTATTATTGGAATTCATTCTGATGATAAACAAATTCTTCCTACAGCGCAATTACCTTGGTCTTATATTTTACAATCACCAACCTCTGCCGGTATATCTGGTATAGGAACATCACCTTTAGGATTATTACCAGGATCATGGTGTATAGGATTCTTTCTAGATTCTGATGATATGCAACAACCTATTGTAATGGGTAGTATAGGAGGAATTCCACAACAAAGTGAAAAATGTGCTGAAGAAAATATACAAAAAACACAAAATCCACCCAATGTATTAACAACTGAGGATGGTTCTCCTGTTTTAGATTCACAAGGTAATCCTGTACTTACTTCACCTGAACCAACTGATAACGCAGCTATAAGTAGTACTTTACCTCCATTAACCGAAGAACAAATACAAAAATTAATGGATGCGATTGCAGCTAAAGAATCTAGTTCTATACCAGGAGGTAAACAAAATTACTCCGCTGTAAATCAATATAATTATATCGGTAAATATCAATTTGGTGCTCAGGCTTTAGAAACTTTAGGTTATTTAAAAGCAGGATCATCTAAAACATTCGGCAATAATGCTTTAAATGACCCATCGAATTGGACGGGTAAAGATGGTATAAATTCAAAAGAATCATTCTTTAATTCTCCACAAGTTCAAGAAAGTATAATGTTTCAAAACTTAAAGTTTAATTACGGAGTTTTGAACAACAAGAACGCGATTACAACAAATGATAGCCCTGAAAGAATAGCTGGTTTATTAGCATCAGCACATCTTCTTGGAGCAGGAGGGGCTATTGACTTAGCCAATGGAAAAGACGGACAAGATGGTAATAAAACAAGTGGAAGTTCATATTATAATATGGGTGCTTCTGCTGTTGGACCATATGTTCCACCTGTAGTTTCAAATAGAGCATTAATACCCGCAGATAAAAATCCCTCGGGTATTTTAAATACAAGTGGTTCTTTAATAACTAAAGCATTTTCTGATCCAAATAATCAATATCCCAAATGTGATTATACAAGTAAAACTTTGCCGGATACAAATAAATTAGCAGTTGGAGATACATCAGATACTGCAGTTGAAGAAAAATTAAACTCTATTAATCAAATTCAAACTGCAAAAGGACAAACTTGGGAAGAGCCTCCACCCGCATATGCTGCAGTATATCCGTATAATCAAACATTTGAAACAGAGGCTGGGCATTTAGTAGAATTTGATAGTACTCCTGGACAAGAACGTATTCATCTTTATCATAAAGCAGGAACATATTTAGAAATTGATGTTAATGGAACTATGGTTCGTAAAGTTACAGGTGATAATTATGAACTTGTTGAAAACAATAATTATCTCTATGTTAGAGGTGGTTATACATTAACTATTGAAGGTGCTACACAAGTTTTTATAAAAAATGATGTAGATTTACAAGTATTAGGTAAAACAAATGCGATATTTAAAGATGATGTAAAAATTGATGTTGGCGGAAATATGGATCTAAATGTTCGCGGAGATCTAAAAATTCAAAGTAAATCATTAACTATGAATATCGATAATGAATATGAATCCAATGCAAAAACATTTAAATTAAGTGCCAAATCTAGTTATGAGTTACATTCAGGTAGAACATCTATAGATGGTGGAGCTATTAGACTTAATGATGGTGCAGGATTAATGGGTATTGTTTTTTCTGCTGTTACTGCAGGTATTGCATTATCTGGAGGATGGGAAACTCTTACGGGTGAATTAGGTGAACTCGGTGTAGAAGCTGCCGATATGACAGAAGTTTTGGATGATATAAGTGAAGAAATGACTGTAGAATGGGCGGGATTTGCCGATGGAGCATCAGATTTTTCTTTCGATGGGTTAATAGATAAAGTTGGTACAAATTTAGAATCTACATTTACACAAATGTTAACTCCAAAAAATCTATTAGGAGTTGGCGTTAATTTATTAAATGGTAATTTTAAGGGTGCTTTAGGTTCTGTTATTGGTCCTGCTTTAAATTCTGTAGTAAAAACAGTTGGAGATGAAGCATTCAATTTTTTAAAAGAAAATATATCTCTTGGAGATATTAAACCGTTATTTACTAGTGCAATTGAAGAAGGAACTTTAGATATATCTGGATTTTCAGAAAGTATAGGTGAAGCGTTTGATGAAGATTCTTTATCCGATGAGGTATTAGAAAGATTAGAAGAAGAAGATTTTATTAATAAGATTGATAACATTTATATGTCTGATTGGGAAGAAAGTTTACAAAATCAAGGTATTACTGCAGAAGAAGTAGGAATAGATTTAAAAAATACTAGTTTACGAGATTTATTAAAGAATAACAATATACCTTTAAGTACTTTTACAAATGCATTTAAAAATTTCTTAATGCCAAAACCCGCTACATTGAGAGGTGTTGGAGGATTACCACCTAAAACAGTTAATAGACCAGAAATTTCTAGTTTACCATTTACATTAGATGCAGGTGAACCAGGAGCTATAGCTATACATAATGAACAGATTGCATCAGGAGAAATAATAGAATCTATACCAATAGAGAATGGTGAAGCTGTAGTATCTGAACCATATGAAAATATTATTCTTTGTGATTGTAGTGAATTTGCAAGTTTAAATGAATTACCCGATACTGCAATACTTTCTAGATATTATACTTTGGGTGATCTTTCTTCTAGATCAAAAGTTGTTAAAGAAAAAGTTGTAGCACAAAGAGGGCTTTCTGTTAGTGAGATAGTATGTAATCTCAAACAATTAGCAGTAAATTGTTTAGATAAAATTTTAGATCTTTATCCTGATATGGTTGTAATAGATGCTTTTAGACTAGATACAGCGGAAAGAATATCAACAGATCATGGTGCGGGCATGGCAGCTGATATACAATTTACAAATGCAAATCCTAATGATTATTTTATCATAATACAAAATATAGCAAAAAATGTACCCCATAAACAATTATTACTTGAATATGGAGGAGGTGCAAAATATCCATGGATTCATATTGCATTTGATGTTTCTGGACAAAAAGCACCATTAACTTATGCAACAATTAGAAATCATCAAATTTATGCAAAAGATAAATTTGTGAATTTAGTATAAAGGAGAAACTATGCCAAGTATATGTGTAAATTTATCATCTGAGGGTGCGGGATTACAGGCATATCTAACACCTTTAGAAGCATTAATTGCGAATGCTGTAGAAGATTTTGGACAAAATTGCTCAATTTTATCATCACTTGACTCTTTTTTAGAAGATCTAGGTATTAAATCTACTGTAGAGTCTACATTTAAATATGTTATGAAGGCAGCATCTGATCTTTTTAATGGAATAAATAATATAATTAGTACATTAGTTTCTATATATGACGAGGGATTGGCTTTACTTTTAGATGCTATAGATGAAATGTATAACATCATAAATGATGCTTTTACTACTTTATCAGATATAATTAATTCAGCAGCATCTGCTTTAAAGACAGCATTAAATACATTTACTGGTGCTCTTTGTAAAACTTTAAGTGGTTCTGTTTCTGATATTCCAACAAGTATTATAGAGGGTAATGCAGGAGTACAATTTGCCAATTATATGATAGATCAAGCGGCAATTATGACTACTAATGCAATTATTGGTAATATATTAAGAAATCAAAATGTAAGTAATTTTTTATCTTCAGCAAATGCAGTTAGATCTAGTATTTTAAATATGCGAAGATTGCCTAATGTTTCTGCTTATGTTTGCATTGAATCATGAAAGTAGCTAGATTAGGAGATATTGCTTTTGGTATTTGTTATTGCCATATAGTACCTATAACAGTTAAGGGTACTATTATATCAGCATCAACAGATACTTATGCTAATAGTCGAGGTGTAGCTAGATTAGGTGATATTGTTTTTACATCCTGTGGACATTTTGGTACTATTATAACAGCATCGACAAAAACATATGCTAATAGTAGAGGTATAGCTAGATTAGGAGATGTTACTGCAGGTTGTTTTGTAGGAACAATAATAACAGCATCAAATGATGTAGATGCAGGATAAATATTTACATGGCTACTATAAATAGAAAAGTACGTACATTTACAGATCTAAATCTTACTTTTGATAAACATCCCCTAACCGCAGATGTTTTAACAAGAGTAGATGACGATGCTGTAAAAAATTCTATTAAAAACTTGGTTCTTACTAAAAACTTTGAACGACCTTTTCATCCAGAAATCGGATCACAGGTCACTAATTTATTATTTGAAAATTTTACACCAATTACTGTTGAATTAGTTAAGAAAACTATTATAACCGTTATCTCTACATATGAACCCAGAGCTAGATTAATCGATGTTAGAGTAGCAGAAACTAATGATCCTAACGAGATAGCTATTACTATAGAATTTATGACTATAAATACTACAAGACCTATAACAGTAACAACTTTCTTATATAGAGTTAGATAAGATATGGCAAATAGCTTAAGAGTAACAGAATTAGATTTTGATCAGATCAAAAATAATCTAAAAACATATCTACAAGGTCAATCAACTTTCTCAGATTATGACTTTGAAGGATCTGGACTTTCTATTCTTTTAGATGTCTTAGCATATAATACTCATTACAATGCATTCTATTTAAATATGGCATTAAATGAGTTATTTTTAGACACTGCAGTGAAGAGAGAATCTGTTGTATCTCTCGCCAAAATGCTTAACTATACACCAAGATCTATACGTGCAGCTTCCGCTTTAATAAATCTAACTGTAAATAATGTAGGAGCAGCTCCCACTTCACTTATTATTAATCGTTATACACCATTTACTTCATCTATTAATAATACTACATTTACTTTTTATAATATAGAACCTCAAACAATTGAACCTAATGGAGGTGTGTATTCATTAGAAAATCTTGAGATATTTGAAGGTACTTATATAGTAAATAAATTTACCGTTGGCTCAAATCCTGGTCCTAGCGAAAAATTTGAAATTCCTAATGCAAATGTAGATACAACTACTATTCTTGTAACTGTTCAAGATAATCCTACAAGCACAACTAGAACTATATACAATTTATTCGCCGGAGATATTACACAGGTTACAGAAGATAGCAAAATCTTTTTTCTAGATCAAAATATTAATGGATTATATGAAATATATTTTGGTGATGGCGTTTTAGGAACTAAATTAATTACCGGAAAACAAGTAACTATAGAATATTTGACAACCTCTGGTCCAGATGCTAATGTATCTGATAAGATTACTCAATCTTTTACCTTAGGTGGAGCTATTTATGATGGAACTATTGGTTATACAAATGTTTCTGTTACAACAGCAACAAAATCTACAGATGGACAAAATCCCGAAACAATCGATGAAATTAGATTTAATGCTCCAAAAGCTGCTACAGCACAAAATAGATTAGTTTCAAAATACGATTATGAGTCTTTCTTAGTCAAAAATTATAATTACATTGATGCAGTATCAGTTTGGGGTGGAGAAGATAATGATCCACCAGTTTATGGAAAAGTATATATCTCTATAGTACCTAAACCCTCACAATTCTTAACAACAACAAGAAAAAATAGTATAATAGAAACTATTAGAGAGAAAAGAGCATTAGCTATAACACCAACTTTCATCGATCCAGATATCTTTTATCTTAATATTGTTTCTGCAATTAAATATAATCCAAATATTACAAATGAAGGTTCTTCTGATATCACGACCGCAGTAAATACCTCTATACAGAATTATTTTACACAAAATTTAGGAAATTTTAAACAAGATTTTGCTCTCTCAAAACTATTAGCAGCTATAGATGTCGCAAGAGATTCTATTATAGGAAATATTACAGAGATTACAGTACAGAAGAAATTACAGCCCGCTTTAGGTATTGGAATTTCTAATAAGATAAAACTATCTAATAAGATTGAAGAACATAGTTTTTCCTCTACACAATTTTATTATTCTTATTTAGGTACTATATATGCTGCTAGAATAAAAGATATTCCAGATGAAGCTACAGTTAGTTTATCTGGTACTTATCGTAGATCTGGTGCTATTATTACATGTACATTTGAACAAGAACATGGATTAACTGAAGGTGAAAATATTAGTTTAAATTTCTCCGGTTCTTCTATTGACGGAATTTACTCCATCAATACAGTAGAATCTTTAAGAAAATTCACTGTAATATCTGAACACACAGGTAATGATATTGGAACAGTGTCTATTCAATCAGAAGATAGAGGTAGATTACTTGTTTATAGTGTTTCTGATAATGCAACATTAAATAATAATATTGGATTTATATCATATGAATCAGGGTTAATACAATTAACAAGTTTAACTATAACAGGTTATCCTGCTGATCAGACTACATTAAATTTATATTTTAAATTAACAAAAGATTCACAAGATATTATTGTTGCAAGAAATCAAATTATTGAATTAGATACTGAAACCGCAAATAATACTACAAATAGATTGGCAGGTATTACTTTAAGTACACAGGCAATTCCTAAGTAATGGATACAACTTTAATTAAAAAATTATCACATCAGGTAATTAATCAATTACCTGAATTCTTGCGTGTAGATTTATCTGATCCTACATCAAGTAGTGATTACCAAACTTTTATTGCCTTTCTTCAAGCATATTATGAATTCTTAGAACAAGATGGTGAAGCACAATATGCAATTCAAAATGCTAGAGCATATGCTGATATAGATGATACTATAGATACGTTTGTAGATAAATTTTTACAAGAATTTGCATATGATTTACCCAAAACAATTTTTTCAGATCAAAATCCTGGCGATTATGATACATTGTTTTCTGATATAGATCAAACTGAAAGTAAACGTGCTTTAGCTAAAAAAATTGGTCAAATATATGCAACTAAAGGTTCAGAAGCTGCTATAAGATTATTGTTTAGATTATTATTTGATGATGAGATAACTTTTTATTATCCAAAAGAAGATATGTTAAGAGCTTCTGATGGAAGATGGATTACCAGAAAAACTATTAAAATTTATGCACCAGGTAATAGTGTAGATTTATCTACATATAGTGCAAATTTAATTACTGGATTAACTTCTAGTGCATCTGCTGTTGTGGATTCTGTTTCAAGATTAGGTTATGAAATACCTAATAAAGATGTTTATGAATTAACATTAGAGCAAGATACTATTAATGGTACATTTTCTGGTGGAGAAACGATTAAATTTGAATATGGTAATTTGATTACCGGTAATTTAGATATTACTGGTGAAGCTGTTGTACTAAATGTAATTACTGGTTTTGATATAGTAGATTCAGGTTATGGATATAATGTTGGTACTGCAGTTTCTGTAAGTGGAACAACAGGTAATTCATTTTCTGGTTCTATTGGTGCTATAGGTGATGGGGGTAAAATAAAAAGAATTTCTATATCAAACTTTGGAGCTGATTATTCAACAGCAACTGCATCTATAACTCTTCCAACTACAATACAGGATGGTAAATATTCTTTAGAATCTAATGTAATTACAGCAACTTTAATTGATTCGTCTGGTAATGTAGCAAATCATGGTTTAGCTGCAAATGATACTATTAATGTGACTTTTACATCAAATTTATCTAGTTCATATGATGGATTGTATACTGTAATATCAGCACCATCAACAAAGAGATTTAGATTTGCTTTATCTAATTCAAATGTAATAGTAGGTAATCTTTCGTTAAATAGTATACAGGGTAATATAACACCTATTATTGGTACACTGTGTAATTATGAAGGTTATTATACAGGAAAAGAAGGTCAACTAGATGAAAAAATAAAGGTACAGGATAGTTATTATTATCAAGATTATTCTTATGTAATTCGCACTACTCAATCATCTATATACTGGAAAGATTTAGTTAAAAAGATTTTACATCCCGCAGGTATGGAACTTTTTGGTGAAGTATACGTTGAATTTACTCCCGATGTTACAGAGGCTGCTTATTCTGGAGTAATGAATGTTTATGATTCGATTATATTTTTAATAAAACAAATAACAGAATCTGCTTTTGTTAGAATTCCAACTACAGCATCAACTGTTGTTGAAATTTCGTCATATGCTAGATTATCAAGAGATTTTAGATATAGAATTGGACCATCATATGAAACATTAGAAAGATTTAAATACGATTATGATGATTTAAGAATTTATGATATAGAGTATTTGACAATTGAAGATATAAAAGAAAGTACACCTTCATTAATTCCTCCACCAATTTATATATCGATAGAAGAAGTTTAATTATATAAATATTACAAATAGTTTTGGAGATTTTAGATGGCTGCTATAATTACAAAAGATATGAGGCTTCACAATGCAAGACAATTTGTGGAGGCTGTATCAGAACCCGCAAATACTAAATTATATGTATTTGTAGGAAAACCAGAAGAATGGGCAACTGAAAGTGCACCAGATACTCCTATAGATACTTATCGTTCTCAGGTAGATGTTTGGGATAATATGATCGCTCTTAAGAAAGTTACGGATAGCGATATTACACATGTTATTCCAAGGAATTCTTGGACCTCAGGTACAGTTTATTCACAATATAATGACTCAATTACTGCATCTAATTTATTTGCATCAAATTTTGTTGTTATGAATTCTAGTTATTTTGTTTATAAATGTTTAAATAATGCAAATGCTTCCTTAGCTTCAACAACAGAACCCACAGGTACAGGATTAACAGGTAACAATCTTGTTTATACTGCTGATGGCTATACATGGAAGTATATGTATACAATTGATACAGGTAATGTTCTAAAATTTTCAACACCAACATTTATTCCAGTTTTATCAGATTCTACAGTTACAACAAATGCCGCAAATACTAAAGGTATCTATGCTTATAATATAGTATCTGCCAATGTAGATAATGGATCACTTGCAGATAATACTGTTATAACTATTGTAGGTGATGGTAGTGGAGCAACTGCCAATATTCGTGTTACATCCGGTAATATTTGGAAAGTTAATGTATTAAATCCTGGTTCAGGTTATACTGTTGCCAATATTACTACAGATATTGGTAATGCAGTAATTGAACCAATTATTGCACCAGTAGATGGGCATGGTTATGATGCTATTGATGAAGTCGGTGGTGTATATTCAATGATTAATGTTCGTTTAGAGCAAACTGATACTGATATACCTGCAAATACAAAATTTAGACAAGTTGGAGTAATCAAAGATCCTTATAATTATGGTACAACTACAATTGCAACTGCTTCAACATTAAGAAACTATGGTAATTTACTACTAACATCAGCTGATGCTGAATCAGCTAGTATTCTTCCAGGTGTAGTTTTAAAGGATACTACTACAGGTGCAAATGCAATTGTTGTAAATTATGCGGGTTCAGATGTAATCAATTACATTAGAACAAGAACAGCATCATCTAATATTCAAGCAAATTTTGCTACCATTAAGGATGGAGATACAATTCAGATAAGTGGCACAAGTTTGGGTACAATATCAGCAAATGCTACTGCTACAGTGGCACAAAATTCTGGTGAAATTTTATATGTTGATAATAGAAATGTAATTTCACGTTCTACTGATCAAGTAGAATCGTTATATATTGTTCTAGAATTTTAAAAGAGATATAAATGACAGTTAACTTTAATGTAGAGCCCTATTACGACGATTACGATGAAACTAAGGGGTTTCATCGTGTTTTGTTTAAACCAGGTGTAGCTGTACAAGCAAGAGAATTAACGCAGTTACAAACAATTTTACAGAAACAAATTGAAAGATTTGGTAGACACTTCTTTAAAGAAGGTTCTATGGTCATACCAGGACAACTTTCAATTGATACCAATGTCAATGCTGTAAAACTTGAAGCTACCAGTGTTAATTTACCTTCTGTATTTAGTGAAAAAGGCATTATTGTAACAGGTTCTTCATCTGGTGTTAAAGCTACTGTTCTTAAAGGAATAAATGCAGAGGGTTCTGATTCACCAACTATAATAGTAAAATTTATAAGATCGGGTACAGAATTTCTTACATTTGATGATGGAGAAGAATTAACAATCTCCGGTTCTAGTTCTACATTAACTACAATTTCCTCTGATGCCATAACTAATAGTTCTATAGCATCTATTGATACCGGAGTTTATTATATTGCAAATAACTTTGTACAAGTTCTTGCACAAACTATAGTTTTAGAAAAATATTCTAGTCTTCCTTCATATAGAGTAGGTTTAGCATTATCTGAAAATTTTATTACTGAAGAAGATGATTCTTCATTAGTAGATAATGCTCAAGGTTCTTATAACGAAACTGCTCCAGGAGCACATCGTTATAAGATTAGTTTAACATTAGATAAACTTTCTCTTACATCTACATTAGATCAAGATTTTATAGAATTATCTAGAATTGAGAATGGATTAATTAAAAATTTAGTTAATAGAACAGAATATTCTGTTTTAGAAAAAACACTTGCACGTAGAACATATGATGAATCAGGAAATTATACAGTAAGACCTTTTGCAATTCAAATAAAAGAGCATAGAAATAATAATCGTGGAGTATGGACTTCAGGTAAAGGTAATATTTTAGTTGGCGATAATATTGTTTATAATGGTAATACTTATATTGCTTTTGATGATCCAGGGGCTACATATACAGCAGGTTCCACAGCACCTACACATACTTATGGTTCAGCATCTGATGGATCTATTGAATGGTTATATACAGAAACTCCTACATATAATCAAGGACTTTATAGTGCAGATGCAGGTGGAGATGAAAGTAAATTAGTAGTAGCACTTGAACCCGGTAAAGCATATGTTGAAGGTTATGAAATAGAAAAAATAGCTACTCAATATCTCACGGTTTCAAAAGCAAGATCTTATAATTCAGTTACTAATGATATTGTTCCTACAACTGTAGGTAATTATGTTAGAGTTTCTAATGTATTTGCAAATGCAACTGCAACATTAGGTATTACAGAATTTGGTACTGTAAATCTTTATGATGCATTTACAGTAACTAGAGGTGCAGTGACAGCAAATGTTGTTGGTACAACAAGAGTTAGAGATTTATATTACGATTCGGGTAATCCTTCTGCAACATCTGGAGTATTTAAATTATCAATATTTGATATAAAAATGAATTCTGGTAAGTCTTTTACTAGAAATGTAAAACAATTAGGTAATGTTGCTACTGGAGTAGCATTTACTGCTGATATAGAACCAGAATTAGTACAACTTTCTGGAACTATTACAGCATCAGCAGCTACTACTGTAACAGGCTCTGGTACAAAATTTACTACAGAATTAGTTGTTGGTGATTGGATATATTTTAACAATCCAACAACCGATAAACGTAAAGTTATATCAATTACAAATGATTATAGTTTAACTGTAGATCTTTCAGTTACTATAACAAATTCTATTCCTTATAGAATTCAGACATCTATTTATGAACCTCAACTACAACCATTAATTTTTGAATTACCTTATGTTTCAATTAAAGAAACAAGTTCACCCTCTTATACAGTAACTAAAGTTGTTGAAGGAACATCATCGGGTAGTGGAGGATTAACTATTACGGGTGATACTTATAATGCATCTGCACTTTCTACAGATTATGTGGTTATTAATAGAGATACTGGTGCAATTGAAAATCCAACTATTGGTACAACTTCAGGTTCTGTTACTCTTTCTGGATTAACAGCTTCAGATAATTTCACTATTATATTGCCTATTGTTAAAACTTTAACAGCAAAAGATAAGACACCAACTATAGGGTCTTTAACTATAACAAATGCTAATACATATCAACAAAATTCTATTTTATTAAATGAAGCAGATGTTTATAGAATTGATAGTGTAAAGATGTCTGGTAATACAATAGATATCACTGATTGGTTTACTTTAGACAATGGGCAACGCTTAACTCATTATGATGTTTCTAGATTGATTAGAAAACCAAGTTATCCTATTCCATCAGGAAATATCACGGTATCATTTAGATATTTTGAACATGGTGCTGGAGATTATTTCTCAGCTAATTCTTATATTAATATTCAAGATATTGATGTTCCAATATTTTATGGTGAAGGATATTCATTAAAACTTACTGATGTTTTAGATTTTAGACCAAGAAAAGCAGACAATAATTTAAACTTTTCAACATCAGGGGGAGCATCTTTAACACAGATTCCAAGAAGAGGGTTTCAAACAAATTTTAGTTATGATTATTATTTAGGTAGAAAAGATAAACTTGCATTAAGTCCAGCAGGTGATTTTTTTGTTGTATCAGGAGCACCCGCAATAACTGCACCTGAGCCAAATGACCCTGATTTAGGGATGACTTTATATAAATTAAGTTTAACCCCATATACAGCATCTACTTCTACACCAGATGTAATTATTACTCCTGTTGATAATAAACGTTATACAATGCGTGATATCGGTACATTGGAAAAACGTTTAAATCAAGTCGAATATTATACTGCTTTAAATTTACTTGAACAAGAAACTAAATCTTTAACTATATTAGATGCAGATGGTTTATATAGATTTAAAAATGGATTTATTGTAGATAATTTTGAAGGACATGGAGTAGGTGACGTATATTCACCTGATTATAGATGTGCTGTTGATATGCAGAATAATCAGTTACGTCCTCTTTTCTACATGGATAATATTAATTTAGTGGAAAAGAATAATACTGATGTTGCTAGAATATCATCTAAATATCAAGTTACTGGAGATTTAGTAACTTTACGTTATTCTCATACACCATTAATAGAACAACCTTATGCATCACAAACTGAGAATGTTAATCCTTTTTCAGTTGCATATTTTACTGGTAGATTTACATTAACACCATCATCAGATGAATGGTTTGAAACTACAACTACACCAGATTTAATTGTAAATGATGAAGGTAATTTTGATGCAATAAAATCAGTTGTAGATAATTCTTTAGGTACAGTTTGGAATTCTTGGGAAACACAATGGGTTGGTTCTCCACAAGTTGAGACTATTAATCTCGGAACACAACAAATAAATGCTAATGATAATATTTCAACTATTTTACAGCGTGAGACAACACAAATAGGACAATCTAGAACAGGAGTACGCACTTCTGTTGTATCTAAAATAGACACAAGAAGTTTAGGTGATAGAGTAGTTTCTGTAGCAGCAATACCTTATATACGTGCTCGTGATGTTATGTTCTTAACACGAGGTATGAAACCAAATTCTAATATCTATGGTTTCTTTGATAATATACCTGTTTCAACGTATATTACGCCTGCAACAAAAGCAACATTAACTTCTGTATCTGGTACATTTGATTATCAAACAAATGCTGAAACTTATGATACTGCTGCCGCTAGAAATAGAAGAAGAACCAATAATGATTCAGAGCCTGCATTTAATAAAGGTGATGTAGTTTATATTTCTTCAAATTCATATACAATAGAAACATCAAATGGTTCTGCAGTTGTAGCTTTTGTAGAAAATAGTAGTGCTGGTAATATATTACATTTGGTCAATATACAGGGAGAATTAAAAGCTAATAATCCTATTACTGGTTCTATTTCTGGTGCAACTGCAACATTAGTTTCAGATGTAACTGCTGAAACACAGGGCAATCAATTAGTAACAAATATCAATGGTGATATTGCTGGTATATTTAGTATACCAAATTCCGAAGAATTAAGATTCCGTACAGGTACAAGAGATTTTACTCTATCTGATTCTCCTACAAATTCAATAACACGTTCAACGAGAGGCAGAACAACTTATACTGCATCTGGAACATTAGAAACACGACAAGGAACTATTCTTTCAACAAGAGTAGCAGAGATTGCACAGGAATATATTTCAGGGCAACAAACTATAACTCAAACAAATGAGAAAGTATTTTCTAATAGAAACACTACAAATATTATAGAAAATGAACTAATTAGAGAAGTTCCTGTATATGTAGAAGTACCCATATTTGTGGGTATAGAAGAACCGGATGAAGATGGAGGTGATGATGGTGGTGATGATGAACCATTAGCACAAACATTCTTAGTAGATCAACGAGGAGGTTGTTTCTTAACTAAGGTTGATTTATTCTTCTCTAATAAAGATGATGTATTACCGGTAAAACTTGAAGTTAGAGATGTTGTAAATGGCTATCCAGGAAAACGTGTTCTACCTTTTGGAAGAGTATTCAAAACTCCTGAACAAGTTGCTACTTCTGAAGATGGAAGTGTTGCCACTACATTTACTTTTGATAGTCCTATTTACTTACAGAATGGAGTAGAATATTGTATAGTTGTATTAACAGATTCATTTAATTATAGAATGTGGATTTCACAAGTTGGTGAAACAATGGTTGGAACTGATAGAATTATTTCGGCACAACCAGCTTTAGGATCATTATTTAAATCTCAAAATGCATCTACATGGACTGCAGATCAATTAAAGATTTGAAATTTACATTGTATAGAGCAGTGTTTGATACTGCAAATTCTGATGCAACAATATCATTTGTAAATGAAAAAGTTCCTTCAGTAACGTTACAAAGAAATCCATTATTATTTTATAATGGATCTAATGTAATTACAGTCGTCCATACTGATCATGGTTTTGTAGATGGATCATCTGTAACGTTAACAGGATTTAGTACACAAAGTGGAATTCATACAACAGATGTAAACAAATCTCATACTGTAGGTAATGTAGAGGTTAATTCTTATAGTATTACTTTAGCAAATACAGCTACAACTACATCATTTGTAGGTGGAAGCTCTATTAGAGCAACTAATAGTAAAAAATATAGTATAATACAACCAATTATACAATATCAAACTTTCTCTGATACTGTTATTAATTTTACAGGTAAAACAACAAATTCTTCAGATACGACTATGGGTACTGCAGTTTCTCTTGTACCTAATAGAAATAATTATTACACAACAGAAAAAATTATTCTTTCGGATGAGAATCAAAATTCACCATCGGTTGCAGATAAATCATTAGAAATTTCTGCAATATTTTCATCATCAAATGATAGTGTATCGCCAGTTATTGACTTTAATAGAAACTCTGTAATTGTAGTTAAAAATTCCATTAATGATGTAACTGCTTCTAGTATTAATTTTGCACATACTTATAGAAATGTAGTTGATGGAAATACCACGATATCATTTAGTGGAAATACAATTAGTACTACAAATGGTATTACAGCAAACTTATTAGGAACTATTGATTCGGGTAAATCGGTTGTAATTACGGGTGCTGGTAATCCTTCAAATAATGTTGAAGTTATAATATCATCAGTTGTTAATGAAAATGGTTCTGCCAATATTACAACATATTCTTCATTTGTTACAGAGGGAACAGGTAATTCTATTACTTTAGTAGTAAAAGATAATTTTGTTGATGAAAGAGCACCAAAGAATGGTAGTGCAGCTGCAAAGTATGTAACTAGACAACTAAATTTAAAAAATCCTTCAAAATTCTTAAAAGTTATGTTCTCAGCATCAGTTCCTTCGCAAGGTGATATTGATGTTTATTATCGTTCTGGTACTGATACTTTATCATCTGAAAATTGGAAACAAATGACTCCTCTTTCATCAATTGTAAAGACACAGGATCAAACATATTTTACAGATGTTGAATATGAAGAAGATGATATTGCAGCATTCACTATAGTTGCAATTAAGATTGTATTTAGAAGCACATCATCAGCATGGATTCCATTAGTTAAAGATTTGAGAATTATTGCATGTCCATAAAAGTTAAAAATGAACCTGGTCTAATTAGAGATGATTTTTCTAAAGGCATAATTAGCACTGATTCAGGTGAATATAAAAAATACCTTTTACAACGTGAACAACTTCGCCGTACTAGAGAGCAAAACTTTAGTACGGCAAGTGAAATTTCAGATATAAAACAAGAACTAAAAGAATTAAAAGATTTAGTTTTTAGTTTAATAACAATAATAAATAATAAGACAAAATAACGGGTAGGGAAAAATGTCTATATTTGTAGAAAGAACAGACACATTTGAACAATGGCGAGTTAAAACTAACTCTATAGGAAATTCTAGTAACGTATTTTTAGGTGAATGCGCGGGTGCTAATTCTTCTGGTAATTATAATAATTTTATTGGTTATCTAGCTGGATCTTGTAATACCACAGGTTCTAATAATAACTTTTTTGGTTATCGGGCTGGATATAATAATTGTACAGGTAGTTGTAATAACTTTTTTGGTACTGCTGCTGGATGTTCTGTATCCACGGGTACAGATAATACAATTATAGGATCTTATTCTGGAACTGCAGGATTAACAAATACAATCTATATTAAAGGTGGAACAAGTACACTTCAAGTTACAAGCGGTGGATTAGAAGTTAATGGTTCTCTTACTGCTACATCCGTAGGTACTTTCACGGGTGCAGTTTCCAATGCTAATTTGTTAAGTAGTATTTTAGATGTTGATGGTACTAGTTCTGGATTAGATGCTGATTTATTAGATGGTCAACAAGGTAGCTACTATTTACCTGCAGGATCATATACAGCAGCAGATGTACTGAGTAAGTTAATAACAGTTGATGGAGCTGGTACTAATCTAGATGCTG